CGAATTGCCGTTATTCGAATGGAGCATGATGGTACAGACGACCGGATTCGAACCGGCGATCTTCGCAGTGAAAATGCGACGGCTTTCCGCTTGCCTACGTCTGCATATCTAGTCGTGAGTTGGTGGGCCTGCTGAGAATCGAACTCAGACCGCGTGCTTAAGAGGCACATGCTCAAACCGTAGAGCTACAGGCCCATGGCGCGAACGACGGGTGACGATCCCGCGACCTTCTCCTCGACAGGGAGATACTCTACCGTTGAGTTACGTTCGCATGTTTTTCTATTTTATCTTCAAGATATTTTTTCAGATCCGCGAGTTTTTTAGCGGACTTCTTTCCGGTGACTTGACGCATGGAATTGCATAGTCTATGTGCCAACTGTAAATTCTTTATATCTGTCCTACCTCCATCCGCTATACGGTGGATATGATCCATGCTTATTTCCGCATGCGAATTACTCTTCTCATCTAGGAATATCCTGAGACCGCATATCGCACACATCGGTTTTCCATTTGCTACGGCAATCAATCGCAACCGAATTCGCATCCGATCCGAGACGACTCCCATATCACTAATTACTGCCCATGCGATTTCAAGAGGCGTCGCTTTAGGATTTCCCCTGAGTTCCTCTTCAATTGATTTGCTTATACGATCCAATAGCGCGCTATTCGGATACCATACTTCAGCCTGCTCTCTAAGGTGTTTAGGCGTTAGTCCTGCGCTTACATCAAAATCGCTGATCATATACGGATTATAGCAAATAACGAGATTGGCGGGGAGGGCGTAGATTTGAACTCGCACGGCCCTTTCGAGCCTTGGCAGTTTTCAAGACTGCTGGGTTAACCAGGTTTCCCTACCTCCCCATATTTTCGAGACGGCGCTCGGAATCGAACCGAGTCGTAAAGGCTTTGCAGGCCCCCGCGTTCCCATTTCACCACACCGTCATTTATTTCAAAGCGTTCGGGCGGAGTTGAACCGCCATCAACAATTTCGAAGACTGTCGCCTTGTCCGTTAGGCCACGAACGCATGGAGCTTCCGATCGGGATCGAACCGATGAACCTTCTCGTTACGAATGAGACGCTCTACCAAACTGAGCTACGGAAGCATGAAGCAATTATATCGTGAAAGATGGAGCACCCGGCGGTAATCAAAACCGCGCCCTCTGAATACCAATCAGGAATTCTATCACTAAACTACGGGTGCATGACTCCGGGCCAGAGACTCGAACTCCGATAGATGGTACCAAAAACCATCGGCTTACCATTAGCCGAACCCGGAATGAGCGCGGAGGGAGATTTGAACTCCCGTCGTTCGAGGTAGAAGCTCGATGCCTGAATCCACTAGGCTACCCGCGCGAATTGGCTCCCGAGCAGTGATTCGAACACCGATAAGAACCTTCAGAGGGTTCCGTCCTACCGTTAGACGACTCGGGATTATGAAGCGCGGAGCTATTGTGATTCGCACTCCACGCAAGGGACATGAACGGCAACGCCATGTTCACACATTTCTATCTTCTCCTTGATGATGAACCCCCGCTCGGAATTGAACCGAGTATCTTCCCTCTAGGAAAGGGATGCGTTATCCGTTTCGCTACGGGGGTAAAGATTGGGGTCGGTGGTGGGACTCGAACCCACGATAAGGTGATTAAAAGTCACCGATTTTGGCCGCTAAACTACACCGACAAGTGAGACCGTTTTGCACTGCACTCGACGCGCCTTATGCAGCCATGTATACATCCGCGCCACGGTCCCTACGACGGCGGATAAATGGTCGAAGAGCGGAGAATTGAACTCCGATCAAATGCTCCCAAAGCACCCGTGTTACCGTTACACCACTCCTCGATGATTGGAGCCGACGATCGGGCTCGAACCGATCACATCCGCATTACAAGGGCGGTACTCTACCACATGAGCTACGTCGGCGTAAAAGAAATGGTCGAGATGACAGGAATCGAACCTGCGGCCTCCGGCTCCCGAAGTCGGCGTTCTACCAAGCTGAACTACATCTCGATAGTGAAAAGCAACGTGTTGACATCTTTGTTAATTGCGTGAGAAAATTAACACATGGAAATTCCATTTATTATTACGGACGCATTACGTGAAAATTTCAATCGTGCATATATCGTCGTAGGAGAATGCTGGATTTGGCGGAGAGCAACATCCAATGGATATGGTCGAATAAAAATTCAGGGGAGACTCTATCAAGCAACCCGAGTTTCTTTGGCCCTACATAGGGGAAGATGGATTGATCCATCACTTTTTGTATGCCATACGTGTGATAATCCTTCTTGCGTGAATCCGCTTCATCTTTTTAGCGGAACGCCAAGCGCAAACATGATAGATTGTCGCGATAAAGGAAGACTTTTTTATACTAGAGGCATGAAGATGCCAGATGCATCTATCGCTTGTGGTGAGAACCATAAATCCTCGAAACTCACGGAGAAGCAAGTTTTAGAGATGTTTGAAAAACGTGCAGCAGGTGTAAGAGTTGGTGTAATCGCGAGATATTACAATGTTACGCCGCATCACGCTTCTCAAGTATTATGCGGACGAGTTTGGCAACGCGCAATGGAAAGAGCGAGAGAGCGGAATTGAACCGCCGACCTTTTCCTTATGAGGGAAACTATCTGCCAACTGATATACTCTCGCATAGTCTCCCAGGCATGATTCGAACATGCGCCGATCTTCTTATGAGGAAGGCACTCTACCACTGAGTTACTGGGAGTGGAATATGAGCGGAGTTGGATTCGAACCAACGCGGTTTCCAATGGGGTTACAGCCCATCCGTTTCAACCTCTCACGCATCCGCTCATGTATTTTGTCAAATGGGGAAGACTGGACTCGAACCAGCAAGAGACCTACCTCCTCAAGGTAGCGCATATACCGTTCTGCTACATCCCCATATCTCGGTGAGAGGATTCGAACCTCCCGAAGACGCAGGGCCTAAACCTGCCGCATGTACCGCTCTGCTACACCGAGAAGATTATGCTCCACCTCCGACTCGAACGGAGAACACGCGGGACTTGAATCCGCTGCATCTACCAATTGTGCTAGTGGAGCATGCTTCCTAATTTCATCATATCCTCGATAGGATCGGGCATCCCTTGTACGAACTATTCTCGCATGTACGAAATCTCCATCGTTTCGGTCATGGTTCTTCTTCTCATGTATGGGATCGGGAATTATTACTTTCTCGTAAAAACAAACAACATATTAAAAGATACGATTAAGACGGGGGAAGATATACTCAAATCAAACGATGATCTTATTACGCATTTGGCATTATTGGAAGAGACCATTTCTGCGAACAAGCAAACAATTTCTTCTCAACAAGAAATTATTTCCCTTAAAGAAGACACGTTTCGTCTCTTAGACGCGCTACTTGAGGAGCGAGGCCGTATCGTCAATGCCCTTCATTTTCAAATCGGCCTTAAAGACGAAATTATTGAGGAGATTGGGAAACAACTTCAAGAAGTGAAGAATCAGTTTGGGGTTATCTAGAATAATGTGCGCGACAAGCCTCGAACTTGCAAGCCCATCGTTTTAAGCGACGGAGGTATACCGATTCCCTTCACGCGCACGAAGATTGGCTCCTCGCCAGTGACTCGAACACCGATTCGCTGGGTAACAACCAGCCGTCCTACCTTTGAACGAGCGAGGAATGATTATCCATTTATCTGTTCTTCAACTTGTCTTTTCCCCTCACGTCGCCCGCGCTTTTTAGCGATACGATGTAAGCGTTCTACAGTTTCTCTTTTACGTCTTGCGTTACCGGGCCATACCGTTTTGTCATGGCCGGGGCAACATGGGATTTGTCTCTCGACGCCGTAGCCGATCATCATAGTCCCTTTCTTGTGGAGATGGAGAGACTCGAACTCTCGAAATGATCGGGTGCAAACCGATTGCCTTGGCCGCTTGGCGACATCCCCGTTATGGAATCCCCGGCGAGGATCAAACTCGCGGCCTTCTAGTTCGTAGCCAGACGCTCTATTCACTGAGCTACGGGGATATGTTTCCTCGCATTTTTCGCGATCATCGCTGCGAGGTTGACGATATCCCACACGCAAGTTCCGCAGACCCCTCTTGCGTGTACCGCTTTGAATCCCGACGAACGCGACGGCGTTTCCATCGTTTCGTTGTTGCGAAGTCGATATACTGAATCAAGTCAACGTACAGGATACTCGGAAAGTATCGTGTGCGATCTCCGGTCATGCATGTTCTCCGATTTTATTGGCCCCAGGAGCGGATTTCGAGCCCGCGACCCCTTGTGCTTCAAACAAGTGCTCTTCCGTCTGAGCTATCCTGGGATGGCACCGGGTCTCAGTGCTGATCTGAGCGCGCGAAGTTTTGGAGACTTCGCTGTTCACTGGAACCCCCGGCATATTGGCGGAGAGAATGGGATTTGAACCCATACATCCTTACGGACTCGACGCCTTAGCAGTGCGTTGCCTTACCTGATTCGGCCATCTCTCCAAAATTGGCGCCCGCTGACGAGTTGAACGTCTCTCTCCTGTTTGCGCATGAGAATCCCATGAGCAAACAGGCCATGCTATCGTTACATTAAGCAGGCGATTTTGTTTCGTATTCAATTTTCAAGGTTCAAACTTGGTGGGTCGAGCGGAACTCGAATCCGCTTGATCATGCTTCACAGGCATGCGCCTCGACGCTTCGGCATCCGACCCCATATAAGAGAAACACCCCCCGGCTATTGCCGAGAGGTGCTCTCAAACTTGATTGAGACTACCTTCCGACTTAGCCGCCTGTTCCGCTCCAACCGTGCGTGTTCCCGAAATTCAAGGTCATAATATTCCACGATTGGCGGGCATAGCTAAAGCAATCCGCTGTTTTTGCGGACGGCTTGGGCTGTTCTGAGACTATGCCTACGGTTCTCATGCCTAGAGCGTATCCTGTCGTCATATGTTTTGTCAAGCCTTGTTCTTATTTCCGAACAAAGATTTTAATCTGAGAATACGCTTCGTCTTGCACGTCGTCGTAACCAACGGCAGCGGTAGCGCTTGCACCAACGCTTTGTAGGCGGACTTGGGAAATCGGGGAACACGTTCATGGAATCAGGGAATACTTCACTTTTTCGCACGCTGAGTTTCCCTCATCATAAGATACGCGAGAAACGGACCATGCTTCTTCAGAAGTTTCCTCAAATAGGGAACATATAATTCAAGGTATCGGGACCATAGATCAATATAGGCCTGATGACGCATATGGGCAAGACGCTTATCCCATAAGGAAGACCCATCCGCATCAACAGGATCGCTCCACCATTCTTCCCCGTATTGCTCGGATGCCTTTATCAGGAGATGCCTGGGATCGTACGTATTCATTTCCATATGCGTCCTTCATGGATGGACTCAACGCCGGCATCGTCTTCCATAATGTACCAGTTGATTACGTCGTCGGGAATTTCCACGATCTTAATTTCGCACATCGGGCGTTCACCGAACAGATCCTTCCGATTCGCTTGATCCCCTAGCAACTCTATCGCTTTAATAACGATGGAATGAGTACGAACATCGCGGCAGAGGAAATAGTCATCATGTTCTAGATCAAGGCCGCGTTTATGAATCTCATCCATGGCCTCATCGGATAGTGCGAAGGTTCCAGGGGATTGCGTGTTGATCGCGATCTTCATTGCTTATCCCGATTCGCATTCCGCCGCTGCCAACGCCGGATGTATCGCTTACCGAAGCCCTTAACTTTTCCCGTCCAATGATCCCACTTCGAAGACCATAGCCCCGGATAGATTTCGCCCTTCATACATCCTCCTAGCGCGTTCTTCTCTCTTAATAGAAGCCTTTGATCCTCTTGATTCTCCATTCCTTTTAGAAGCGATAAGCCATGCGGAGCGACGCGGATCAGTTTTCTTTGTACTATTCACAAGAACCCAAAGAATATATTTTCTCGCATGGATAATTTTACCTTGCAAAAAATCTTCTACGGTTCCTCCGCCCTTGCAATGATTGCAAAAATAATGCGCTAGTTTTATATTCGATAGGCAAGAGCACCCGCCGAGATACTTCGGGACGACATGCTCAACACTAGGAGCGCACGGATTCCTTTCCTGGACTTCAAAAAGTATCGGGAGATCACATAAATAGCAATCGTCGCCGTCGCGATGACGAAGCGCATGTATTTTGGGGGAGGCCTTCTTCCAATCGGAAGGGCGCAGGTTTCGGTTTGTCCCGCAGAAATCGCATGGTCCCGTACTTCTCAGGTGCTTAGTCCTCCGCTAGATGCCGCATCTCGGAAAACTTCGGCCCGAACCATTTCCGTTGATGCCCGCACATGGAGCAAGAACACGGCTTGCGGGTACGTGCCCAGAATCCAATTTGCTTAGGGTTCGGCGCCATATCGTCAATGGATCGAGATTTCCATAAAGCCCATAAGCGCTTCGATCGCCCCTTGCTTCGTTCGCATTGATGCCGGTTCTCCGCGCGCTTCATTTTTATTGGAGAAGTCTCCATTGATCCATCCCTACCTTCACGACGACCCCGACAAGTTTTGAGTCTGGATTAAAGACAAGCATCTTTGATTGGAAATAAGCGCGATCACCAAGCCCATCTTCTCCATGTGCTAAAATCCAATCACCGATAAACGCCGCCGCAGCGAATGCCTGATCGGATGTCTTTACGAGCTCAAGGATTAACATTCTGTGGAGCAACTTTCTTTCGCATTTCGTATTTCCTCTACCAGTTGAATACGTTTTCCGATCCAAGACATAACGGAAGTACACATGCTATTCCCGATCGCCCTATATCGTGGGCCATCTTTTGCGAGTTTCCTGCGATAAGGGACTAACGTAAAATTATCAGGAAAATTCTGTAGTCTTTCGCACTCAGTAGGAGTTAATCTCCGTATCGCCATGCGAGTATAAACTCCCGGTTCTTTCGTCGTTCCGATCGTCGGGCACGTTTCGCCGATGCTCATACTTTGCGTGACGGATGCTTTTGGCTGAAAAGCGATTGCGGGGGCGTGCGCTGCCGCTGCTAGCGGATGACATGGATCTCCCGGCTTCGGATGGCTTCTGCTTTGAGGCGAGGTAATCTGCGTCGTATCAAACGCTAAAATCGCTTGTCGATTCCCGCTTCCGTCGTTCGCTCGTAAGGGCATAGCGATATCCATGGAAACTTCGGGCGTGCTATTTCCATTTACGACCGCAACTATACTCGGGACTTGATTCGTTCCGCTTGAAGCGGCCTTAAGCGTAGGGAAAACCGATTCGCTATAGGCGAGGCTTCTTGCTTGTGAAGATTGGCCTCCTAAAAATGCGGCGACGAGCGGAATTCCGCGCCCCGTCCCATCTTCTGATGCATCAAAGCCTTCGCCTCGAAGCGTATGCGCGATGAGATTCGTTTCTTCTCCGGCGCGATCTGCGTAGGCATTCCCCGTCAAGGCATTCGCTACGAGGTGATTCGCTATTGCGGAGTTGTCGGAAGCCCCGCCGCCTGCTCCAACGCCGCTCGCAAGGAGGGGGGCAGCGATCTCCCCCGTTTTTCTGCTCGGCGGAGGATTCCGGCACAAGCTATCTTTGTTAAATAATACCGCTGCGGGAGGTCGCCAGTCTCCAAGATATCCGACAACGAAGACGCGGTTGCGTCGTTGTGGAACACCGAAGTATTCAGCGTTAAGAATCCGGTAAGCGAACCCATACCCGAGTTTCCCCAACGCTCCGAGAAAGGTTCCAAACGCCCGTCCGTCGTCACTTGACAAGACGCCGGGGACGTTTTCCCAAACCACCCAGCGGGGCCGAATTCGCTCAAGAAGATGAATGAATTCGATCGTGAGTTGACCACGCTTTCCATCCATCCCCGCTCGGAGTCCCGCAACGGAGAAGTCTTGGCAGTTGTGAACGCAAAATCCATCTGCGACATACGAATGATCCTCTTCCACGGTGATGTCATATACACGATCCAATGATCCGGTTTCTTCAACTTTCCGAACCAACCCAAAACGATAACTGTCCCGCGCCCACGATGATCGTGCATCTTTAGGGACGCGAATCGTGTAGAGAGGTCGCTGATTAACGGTTCGTCCCTCGATGATGCATGTAGTCGGAGGAATATGCAGATGAACACTTACGGAAAAACCAAGCGACTGTGCAAGCATGCGAATCCCGAAAGCCAATTTCCGTGAGACCGTTGTGAACGACATATAGGGCTTTCCCAACGGAATACATCCGTCCGTCGCAAGATAACCCTCCATAAACGCCCCACGTAATTCTTTTTCGGAGCCCAAAAGCCACGACGGAATTTGTTTATTAACGGCGCCTGATCCAAACTCTTGTGAAAGCCATCGAGCCAATGGGCGTGACGCAATGTGAAATTTCTGCGACGTGGATTCACTGACCTCGCAGAAATTATAGATCCCTGCGGAAAGGTGCTCTGCCATTTCCTGAGCCTTCTTCCCTTTGCGTGCAGATATAACGGCTCGTCCGCGTCGCCGGTCTATCTGAACCCATCCATTTCCAACCCAAGCCCCGATGATCCAAAAGAAGTCTTGCTTGTTTTTTATCTCAAATGGAAACTCACGTCCTTTAAGCGAAATCGGCGGAATGATCAGCGACGGAAATTCCTGCGGAGAAGCGACGTACGATCCTATGCTCTTGCTGATCTCTCTCCACTCTTCTTTGTGTCGTTCAAGTTTTCGAATACTTTTCCCGTTTTCATGAGTAGCCCAACGTTGAACATCCGCAACGAGAAACCGATGTTCCTTTGTCGTTATTGTTCCGCTTGTTCCTTGAGCGCATAGCTTGACTGTTGGTGCAATTTTCGATCCAACTGCTGTAACGGGGCGATATCGGCCCTTGTGAGTTAAAACCATATCGCCGATTTTGACTTCCTCAATAGGATGGAATCCCTGTTTCGTGAGTATCAGGGTTCCTGCTCCGAAACAAGGCGTTCCTCCGACAATAAGGTCAACTGCTCCGACATCATCTAATCCTATCTTTGTAAAATCGCCGAGATTCGGTACATGCGGAAAACGGTGTTTGAGAACAGCGCATGCAAACGGATCGATCTCTGCGAATGCTACGGGGACCCAACCTAAAGGTTCAAAAGCTACGCTCGCGCTTTCGATTCCAGAGCATACACTTAGATATCGCAAGTTGCCTCACGAATATACTTTATAACTGCCTCAAGATCAATGATTCTCGCATCCGATTTTATGCGATTTGCGCGAAATGATATGACCCGTATATTCCCGCGCGTATACCCAAGTTCAGGGATAACACGATCTAGTGATGGAGCATTGTCTCGCGGGCCACCGCTTACAAGTTTGACACCAAGAACCGGACACGTTTCAGGTATAATGATATCTTCCGGCTCAATATCAAATGGGAGACTATATTCTATGGATCTCTTGCGAGCATCATAGAAAGCGCAATACTGCGGGGTTTTTGACTTGCCATGCTTCCTGAAAACTTGCCCCATCCTATCGCGTCGGAAACAACCACAGCTTTTATATGAACCTCCCCGAAGAAAGCTCCCCGGCAAGACGATTTTGTTTCCGCATTCACAGATACAATTCCAGGTTGCCTGGTCAAATCGTTGCCTCTTTATGGGAGCGCGAGACTCCACCGTTAGCCTCCCATACTTACGTCCAACCATATCGACAATAGGTCTTCCCATAATGCCTCCTGCATTAGATACTACATTCAAACCAGTAATAAAATACCACAAAATCATCGTTTCATGAGAATAATCCCACGCAATGAGCGTCCCCGTCAAGGGGATATGGAGGCTAAAACCCGGATGCTTCTTTCAATCCGTTATGTGCATTATTCGTTGATTTTATTTCGAACCAGGGACGTTTATCATCTCTCCCAAGCCATAATCCGCGGCCGAGTTTGAAACTCATATCAAGAACCCCGGCAGATCCCGTACGCGTAGCGGCGATAACGAATTGACCTTCTTCACGATCGGCCTCGACATTGGACAAGGCGTTTTCCCGATACGGCATAATCACCGCATGGGCATGTCCCTCGGGGTTTCCGCCGTCTCGGATATCGGACATTTTGGGGTGCCCGTTTTTTTGTCCCTCGCGATTGATGTGCGTGACGACATGACTTACAACCTGATTCTCGCTACCAAGGCTTAGGATGTCCCGATATACCCGATCCATGCGATCATTCTTGCTTGATCGGTCGCTTGAACTGGAAGCATCCACTTCGCTTAGAAAGTTCACGCCGTCGATAACCATCGCGACGACATGCTCCTTGCGTTTGAGATCCCGTAGTTCTGATCGGATAAGCGGGAGGCTCTTGCATGATTCTCGCCCGTAGAAGCTCATAGAACGTTCTGCGACTTGCCCTTGGACGTCGGACATATCCATGAGTTCTTTTTCGCTCAAATTCCCCTCAAGCTGCCGTTTCACGGATACGCCGCTATAGAGCGCTACGTACCGCATGACCATTTCGGCGAGGGTAAGTTCCATGCTGCAATACATGACCGTGCCGTACGTTGCCGCGACATAATCCGCCAGCGTAAGAACGGCGCCGCTCTTGCCCGCCTTGGGGGCTCCCGCCCATACGATGAGGTTTCCTGGGCAGAACCCCCCTAAGTACTCGTTGACGGCTCTCCAGGGGGTCTTCTGTACGGCGCTAACGGCTTGCCCGTACGCAAGATCCGTGACACGGTAGTAATTCTCCTTAATGGCCTCTGCGAGATTGAGCGCGCCTCGTACCCTGCATTTTTGATCACATGCTTTCTTCCATAGCGCTTCTGCCTCGGAGAACGTGCGTTCTACATTGTCTTCTCCGAGATAGGCAAGCCGAGTCATCCCCGATGCGGCCCGGAGAATCGCCCGTAACGCAGACTTCTCTTTTACGATAGCCGCATAATGACGTATGTTATCGGCGCTCGGAACGATATCAAGCAGTTTTGCATAATAGGCAAACTCGTTCGCTTGCTCTTCCGGTTTAAGATGATGTGCTTTTTCCGCAAGGGTGATTGCGTCAATCGGAGACAAACTATTCGCGAGTATGAGCATCGAGGAGAAAATTCTCTCGTGCATGGCGCTATAGAAATCTTCCGGCTGGATCACCCCGATGATTTCATGGATCAGGGCTTGATCCGTGAGGATAGAGCCTAGAACGGTCATTTCCGCCTCTATATTATGCGGGGGAACCAGTTGGGAGATATCTGAACTCATTGGGGGGGGACCGATCCTTGGCGATATTGGAGAGAAGGGATACGGAGTAACGACGGCTGCGAATTGTTTTTTTTGGTAAGAGCGGCGGCTTTTACGTAATTCGGATTGACGGCGTTTCTGCTATTGGCCGCACGTAATCCATAAGCGAACGCGTCGCGGTCTTGCACTTCTTCAAGCACCCGAAACAAATCACGCCGAAGCGAGAGGATGCGACCGGGGAATATTTTGCCGCTTTTATTTCCCGCCGCAGCATTCGCAACATAGCAGGCGACGTCCGGTTCGATATCTCCGAAGTTCACGTCTGCCGGCAACAAGGGAAGCACGCAAGAAACCGCCGCCCTCTTTCGTCCTTTTTCTAAAAATGAACTTACTAGGCGTCCGTCTTCTTGCTCAACGAAGAACGGAAGAATTTTTAACCATACTTTTTTGAATATGTCGTGCGGCTCTCCAACCAGGCGAGCTAACACGTTAGAATCATTCGGGAGATTACCGTCACGACATACGAAAGCAAGCAAGGTGATATACACCCCGCGTTCGGCGGAAGACATCGCCATGATCTGCTCGTCGCCTAACCAATCGGCGGCATAAAAAGGGAACGCGAGCGTGCTCTCCTTCAATTCTACACCATAATATGCTTGGTCTACTTATTAACCGTACCGCGTTGCCGCAGATCGGAATTGATTACTTCGTGGGAGAGGTTATATTATCTTTCGCATGGCGTTTTTAGGTTCTCTGTGACGGCGAGATTGTTGCCGGAATCGGCATCATAGGCACCGGGATCATGATTTCCGCGCTTTGATGCGGCCATATCACTTCGATGCTTCCGTCAGGGTTGAAACATGAGCGAGCGACGATCGGCGTATGCGGACAGCGACCAACAACGGTTTTTTCCCATGCCTTTTCTTTCACATCTTCCGCTCGTAATTGGTGCATCCTGATGCTAGAAGTAACCCCTATTATTACAATAATGAAAGTCATAGCCCACATGACGCGCGTAAAAACGACCATGCCCGCTGGTTCGCCGTCCTATTGAACGAGAACCTCTTTCCCTTGACTTCTTAAAAGAATACGCGCTAGCATGCGAGAGTATTGAGTCATGGTTTTTCTCAATACGAAGCGATAGTAGTCGTCGTGCGTTAAGGCCCCTCCTTATCCACAGTAGGCAAGGGGCTTTTGCGTTTTTCTTGCTTTCTTATGGTATACTAGACGTTCTTTCTTTAACCTTAACATGGAAGCAATAGGATAACATCATGGACACCTTTGAATTTAGCTGCTCTCGCGGTCACGTTTTCCGTGCGATGACAAACGCCTCCGAACTTCAATGCCCCGCTCTCGCATGGTTTGATTCGTTCTCCGGAGAGATGCGTATTTGCAATGGAATCGCGACTCGTATAGGCCCGCGCGTCGATGCGGAAGTTGTGTGCTTCAATTCTGAGAGAGAATTGTGTTTTACATGATGATATTAAGCCCGAACTGAAGGGGAGGAGCGCTCCGGCGCTTCTTTTGCTTTTTTATAAGAGACGCGGAACCGGAATCCCAAAAATCCATACCGCCAAGACGACCCCTATCGTTATGCCTAAAACGATAACGAAAAATAATGGGACGGGCTTTACCATAAGAGACTCATGATCAATCGCCTCTATCGATATCTCCGAAAGTTCGTGTCCGAGAAACCTCGCGAAGAGCCCATAATAAGACTATTGAACAAGCGACGCATGCGAGAAAATTCACTAATCCGTGCCCGAAAATAAATCCGATCGTTCCTATAAAGACGGAGAGCGCCGCGAAGAATAGGACGATCCATGCGAGATTATTCATCATGTTGGTTTTCCTGCTCCTTGAGTTTTGCTTCTTTCCCTTTCCTAATCAGATCACGAACTACTTGTCCGCCCTTTTCGCCGATTTCCTTATAAAAGGTATGACCGTACGTATCACGCGTTTTTTCTCCGCCCTTCGTTCCTCCGCGCCGTCCGATATCCTTATAAAAATCTATCCCATATGCATTCCTCGTCGCTTGTCCGCCCTTCTGCCCGATTTCCTTATAGAAATCCCGACCACGCTCTTTTAGGACTTTTTGTCCGCCGAGTCTTCCCGCTTCCCGCACCGTTATGCCGGTTTTCTTTTCTTTCGGTTCCATGTCAACAGTCAAACACGGAATGTGCTCGCAATGCAAGATGAGCCGTTTTCGCCCCCTTGCATTGCTCGCGAATTCTATCTGGATGTTCCCCTGTAGTTCTTGCATTTTCCCGATAATCCGTGCGAGGATATGTCCATGATTCAAGAGGCTGGAATCCCCGATATTCTCACGAATGCTAGTTTGGCGAAAGAACTTGAAACTTTTTGTAAATTTATTTTGAGTGAGAACGTGAAGCTTGAACTTGGGTCATATTACGAGAGATGTATTGCCACCGCAGTTATAAGACTACGGAATCAAGAGGACCTTCGAGTCGTAGCGGGAGAGATATTCTCGTGTGATGAGTGTCGCGAACCTTTTCTTCACAAAAAGAAAATGGCGGACCTCGGAGCGGCCCTCTACGGTGAAGGCGATCCTCGCGTAAAAGCCTTGCGGCCGAAGCCTAAATTCAAGCTCGGGGATTTTGTCGTTCAGGATCTCACGCTTCTTGGGGCCGATAAGAACGCCCCGAAACTTTTAGCGGTTATCCTTAGTAACGACGTCGATTACATGGGGCTTCAAGAAATCCATGAGATTCCCGGTGATAATTTGAGAGGAGCCCTCAAGGGTCATAAGTGGAACATAATTTCCATGCGCCACGCTACCCATGAAGAAATCCGAAAAGCGCGCGGAGAATGAAGCCATACCTCCATGCGAAAGCATCGGTTCGTCGTTGGGGAGGTGTCCCGGAAGACTATCTGCCGATCCACGACTTCATTGACGAATCGAAAGCGCATCATGCCGATATGCGGCATCGCGCTATGCTTCATAATTCTTGGGGGATCTACATTTGCGAACGAATATTCGGACATAATATCACGAATAGCGGCGGGAAGATTATTTCCGTTCGCGACATAGCGGAAGAACATATCATAGAAGACATGGGGAGAATCCCATCAATAACGGACTATCTTCAGGGGATGCCTTTTTACGCATGGCTCGGAGGTAGGAAACGTAAACATGCCGGACGACCGATCATAGGAGAAGCAAACGATGAACTTGCAAGAGTTGACTAACGAACTGGAATCCTTCAAGGAGAAAGCGAAAGCCGCTCTAAGCGAGACTTTCCATACGTTCTTCACGGAATTCCCGGAAGTATCGCATGTGCATTGGACGCAGTATACGCCGCATTTCAACGACGGAGATCCCTGCACATTCAGCGTTCATGATGTTTTCACGCATCTCACAAATGAAGGGCGTCTTTCTTTTGGGCTTGATCCGATAGACGAAGATGACGATGAGGAAGATTACTGTGAAGGCGATTTATACGATATCTTTAGCGGATATGGAGACGAACGGAAATATATTTCTCCGCGAGCGAAAGAAGTCTGTGAAGCGGCAAGCGCCCTAGATAAAGGAGTCCGCGGGCTTGAGCAGTTCATGGAAGGCATCTATGGAGACGGCGTACAGGTGACAATGTATCGCGACGGGACTAGCGAAATTGACGAATATGGGCACGACTGATTTCAGAAATCATGCATTGTTAATAGTCTTCTTCCTTTGCCTCTGGAATACATTTCAGATCGCATCATTGGGCGGTCGTCTCTCTCGTGAAGAGAGGGCGACCTTTCAAATATCCGATACGCTCGTTTTAATAGCGAACGCGAATATGGAAACATCAAAAAATGTTGGGAAATTGGCCCATGCATTCGTGACGCTTACGAGCGCTTTGGCGCATTGATCCGTTGCCGGTGCTGCTCGAAGACGGGAGCGTTCGTCTTCCATAAAACAAAGGCGGAATGCCGTTGTAGATGTTCCGCCTTGCTTGTCAATGGCGACGGAACGAAATCCCCTCTTGAGTGTGATAAATGTGCATTAGAGATTAGGCGGGCCATGCGAAAGCTAAAAAGCCGATCAGCGATGCCCACGAAAACGAGCGAATAGAAAAAGCCGCGAGGGGGAAGGACGGCGAGCCCTCGCGGCTTTTTTCGTTCATGATCGCGGGAAAAGGAAAACCGCGATCATTCCACGCTTTTAGGTTGCGGTTACGTTTACCGAAAGCGTATTCGGGGGCGTTGCATTATCGGAAATCGTAATCGTCGCGGTGCCGGCAGCGACTTCCGTTACCGTGAACGAATCGGGTGCCGAACCTGGGGCAACGGTTGCTACGGCGGTATTCGAACTTGCTGCCGTGAATGTCGCCGATGCGTTGGCCGCTTCGGAAACGGTCACGACTTGGGACGGATTCGTCACGCTAAGAGAAATGCTCGCGGGCGTTGCGACGATGATGATAGGCGTAGCGGCGATGGTTTCCGCATCAATTTGCTGTAGTTGCGTCGCGATATTGCTAAGAGCGGCCAATCGTGGGGCGGTATCTACTCCTGCGGCGATTTCGGCCTTGAGTGCGGCAATTTCGGCGAGGAGATCTGCGCCGAGTTTCTGAACGTCTGCTTGGATTAAGGCGATTGCGGTATCGACTTGCGTCATGATTATCTCTATATTCCCTTCGATGCGAGTGAGCAATGTTTTTATGGGCGCGAGTTCTTCCACGAGAAGTTCTCGCAGGAGATTTTTTGCCCAATTCATCGGCATATCAAACGCTACCATGCAATTACGGAAAAGCGCAATGCCTCAAAGCCCAAGGGACTGAGCCGCAGCGCCGCCCTCAATGAACATCGCTAAGGAAACCTTTTCGGTCTTCCCGTTGATGGAGATCATTGAAGACCCGACGATTACCGCTTGCCCCGCCTGGAGGTTCGCGATCGAAGCGGCATACTTCGAAACTTCGCCGAGAATCGTTTGGATTTCCGAGTCGGCGGCGGCTATCCCAATCGGGGCTATGGTTGCCGCAATAGTAGCGAAATCATTCACCGTTTGCACGAGATTCATAGGCGGGCTCACCGAAATATTCTGCACGGCGGAAATAATGGGGATCGCTTTCGCGGCAGTATTTACAATAGAAACCGGGACGGGGGTCCCCAAATCTCCAAGTATTTTTATAATATTCGCGGCAGATAGAAGAATCTGGGCTATATTCATTGCTTGGGTTCTTTCTCGGCAGGCGCAGAATCAGAAGATAAGGGACTCTTTCCGATGCCGGCAACGCATGCGAGTAGCGCACTTACGATAGCAGAAACCGAAACGATCTTATCTGCGTTCTCCCCAAAAAGCGTATGAAGGGGCGCGCTTAGGGCCGTGAGGGAAATCCCCATGGAAATAATCGCTCCCAAGATTGCGGATATTGTTATTCCAGGGTGCAGAGGTTTCATGATCGGACCTCACAAGGAACAAAAAAAGACCATCATCATGACGGTCTTTTTCGGGTTGGATACAATCGCGTCTCTACACGGCGATGAGCGAAATGAAATCTCTTTGGAGGAAATCTGGATCTCGCTGAACATTTCGAAGGGCTTCTTCCCTTACGTACAATCGCGCGTTTTCTCGTTTTTTAGCGATTTCCGCTAATTCTGACGATAATGCATATATTTCGTTTACCGTCGCAGATGCTATTTTCGCTTGGAGCTGAAGCATTTCTGCTTCCGTCTTCATGCTCAATTCTCTAGCGAGGTGGCCCTCGACGGCATCCACGCGCGTTATAATCGCTTTCAAATCATCAAGCGTTGGAAGCCGCTTTGTATTCTTATATGATCCGCTATATACGGATTCGCTATTTTTACGAATGCGTTCTCCTTTTTTAAGGGTTTCAGGGGCTCCGCCATCGGGATAAACGTGTAAAATACTTTTATACCCGTCTCGCCCGATCGGTGATTGGATTGAGTGAGCATATCCCTTAGAAATAAGCTGATGCCGTACGTTGGAGTCCGTGCTAACTCGCAGGAGGCTCGGATCAACCTCATTAGGCATGTCGGTTTTGTTTCGGAAATGCTCTTCCGTCGCTAGCGGCATATTATAAACCGCAGCGAGTGCGTTTCTAACGCCTTTGGTTTTCATATATTCCAGTTTAACCACAGAACTTTACAAAGTCAAGACAAATCAGGAAAAGACCGTTTGATCGGCGGTCTTTTCCTGATTCCCAATTTGGGTTTTTAAACGGCGATAAGATGGAGGAAGTCTCTCTGCTGAAACGTCTCGTCTTGCGAGAGTTGAGTAAGCGCTTCTTTTCTTCGAAGGGATTGCTCATTCCGTGACTGGGCGAGTTCCGAAAGTTCCTTGGAAAGCGAAAGGATGTCCTCAATACTCGCAATGCTGATTCTATTTCGCATTTTGAGCATTTCAGCATCAATGGAATCTCTTGTGACAGGGCCTTCAATTTCTCTAACGCGTGCGATGATCGCCGCGAGATCCTCAATCGTTGGGAGAATTTTCCCATTCTTTGACTGCGGCTTCTTTTCGATCGCGATGACGGCGGCAGCAGTCGTCTGCGCTACATACTTCCTTCTCGCTTGCTTTCTCTTTCTTGAGCCTTTGCTGGCGTTCGTAAGGGCTGGAGCATCCCCGTCCGGGTAGAGCCTAAAAATGGACGGCTTGCCGGATCTCCCTATCGGAGACTGCAATCCGACTGCGTATCTGCGAGCAATAAGATGACTTCGTATGTATCCGCTTTTGCTTATCTTTATCAATTTCGGATCTGCGTCATGCGGAAAATCCTCAGGGTTCACGAAGTCGCTGATCTTCGCGAGAGGCATCCGTAACGCCTCAGAGACCATTTTCCCAGGGCCTTTTTTCTTCATAAGGAACTTAAACCACGGAATCTTTACAAAGTCAAGACACAACGAAAAACGGAGACCAATCGGTCCCCGCTAGGGAGCATCTACGTCGTCCCTCTCCTGTCCGGATCAGTTTGTGAAGACCCGCTCCCGGTTTTTCAGACGACAGGTTTTCGAGGCGACGATCTCGCGATAGCGACCATCACCCACAGTCTCCCACGCTCTCCGGGGACCCAAAGCAACGCTAATGGCACCTCAACGCTGCTTTCCGGCATCATAGCATGCAGGTCAAGCCCAAGCCTTATGCCCGTCGTCATCAAGGATCGTATGATCACGACCGCCGCTCACGAACGACGCATGGTGAATCGTATGCCCCTGTTCCTTGAGACGTTTCACGAAGTATTTCGTCGCCTCGTTTGCGTCAATCTCAGGCTTGTCGTTATGGTGACATCCCGTACCGATGATAGTAATCGACCAATCTCCCATGTCTCTCCTTACTTAATTGAAGCCGTTTCCGTTTGCATCTACCCATACGCTCGAACGCATCATTGCCTCGTCACGTCGGGCGCGATCCACGACCTGACCGTCCCATGCGGAAGCGCGTAGGTGATCCGCTGCAATCCCGAATAGCGCGCTCGCCTGCTCAAATCTCCCAGCGTTCTTGGATGCCTGGGCTTCATTGATGATCGCTCTCGTGGCCGTGAATCCTAACCATCCTCGTTGCCCTAAGTTATATTCTAAGTCACACAACACAAACCGGCGAGCGTCGGAGAGAGCATCGAAAATCCCGGCACCTAGCGAAATGTTTGCGTTTCTCTCAATTGGAGCGAACGCATAATCAAAGAGCGCGTCAATCTGCGGTTGCGTAAGGCATATGTCTCCGGACAAAATACCTTCGAAATCCGAAACGCCGATCTTGGCGAGCGCCGCACGAGCGTCCACTCGATCCAAATTAAACCCAATCCCTATCGTGGGGATTCCCATCGAATCCGTATAGACGTATGGTTCTGAACCTTCATTTATTTTTAAGCGTCGTTCAACCTCAGATAGCCATTCTTGACGAGTCATATATTCTCCGATCAATGAGCGTGCGGAGCGAAATAAGCAATGAGAGCGGTTATGATCCATCCTATAGCGATGAAAACACGCTCGGGGATGCGAGAAGACTTCAATGTTTCAACATCTTTTTGCAGGTTCGTTGCCCATTGAATCTTGCCGGTATCAATATCTTCGCGCAGGGTTTTTACATCTTTTTTCATCTCAATAGCCCATGCGCATTCGCCGCCTTTTACTATTTCCACGGAATTTCTCATGGAATCAAGTCGTTCTTCCGTTGTCCTCTTCCACTCCGCATCATTCTTCCATATCATCTCGTGCGTATCTTTTGGCACAACGATATCAAGCTTCGCGATGATCGCTCCGAGCATATTTTGTATGTTGTTTATGTCCGCTCTCGTCGCGAAAGTTTGGTAGAGTTCCCGAAGTTCATTGTTGTCGAGAGCCATCAATTATTCCTTAAAACCCCATATAAGAAAAATACGGCGTCGCTCCTACTGCCGCCATTTCCGTTAATCCGCCTGAATCAAGAATCCAATCAAACGGCGAAGCGGCCTCGGACGAAAAATAATTCACTGCATGGAGCAACGGAAAAGCTCCGCTAGGATTGGCCGTCGTGGAAATATCTGTCCAGTATTGCGCCTGCGTCCACGGTGCGGTCGGAGGAACAGAACTATTATATTCTCCCGTTTCTCCGATCATCATCGGTCGCCCATCAAAGGAGAATGTATTGTAAAAAGGGGCTAATGCTGCCTGAAACCCTTCTGACGGAACCTTTGTCCCTGATGAATTTATGAGTTTGTCGTAACCGTCTCCGGCAATCCATGCAGCGTATGGAGCTGGGGGAAGATACTTCGTAAGATCGTTAATAATAACGTCTTGTGCATTCGCATTCGGACAAAAGACAAAACTTACGTTCGTCGCTCCGAGACTTTGAAATACGTTGTAAAGATGCTCGAAATACGCGATATACTCCGCCCCTTCAGCCGTATCGTTACTAAACGGTTGCGAAAAGCAAGATCCATAATCGCCGTTCGCGCAATGCCCTGGCGCAAAGCATAAATTAAATTCATGGAATGGGCGAACCATGATCGGGATATTGAGCGCTTTAAGAAGAAGCGCAGCGGGCTTAATAACGGATACGTCATAAAGTCCGCTTGCAATATCTGTGAGAGGAGCGCCGCATGACCATGCGATCAAGGGAATGCGGTGATATGTTATATCCCCCTGAATCATCGCATCGGTTTTAATATTACTTGAAGTTATTCCCCTGAATCCATAATAACTCAACTGAATTGCACATCTTCTACCTATCGCAGCCTCTTGTGTTTCAAGGTCTGTTTCATGCTGCTGCAACGCAGTTTTTCTATCCGATATGTGACCGTGCGTATTCGCGAAACATCCGATATATGCGCCGCTTGGGATCGGAGGCGGGTTGTGGATAGCATATCCATAAAGTCCCGCGAACGCCGGGGATGCGCATAGGAAGAAAAGAACGCTCGCGAAAGCAATTTTTAGTTTTAGCATCCTATCATCCCCATAAGCATAGCGCCGGCAAGGCACCAGGAAGTGAGGGTTGCGGGTTCATCGTACCATCCGAGAACGCGCATAGTATTCGCACTCGTGTTGTTCAAATTCATAAGCGTAGAAACGCCCGCACGAGGCGATACGGAATTATCTACCTGTTCTTCCCCGAAAACCCCGGTATTTCCATAACCTCGCTCCGTCCACCCGGCTTGATTACAGGTTCCTGCTCCGCCCGTACAACGTCCAAGTTGATTTGTTTCAAATAGCGATTCCGGTAATTCGTTTTGATAAGTCGTGCCGCCGAGAGCGAGCGTCGGCGTGAGATTGCTTCCTACCGGGCTGATATGTACGCATGTTCCGTTCGTATCTATCGGGGTCGTCGAATTCATGCCGCTACGCTCGCCGATGAAAACCGCTCCGCCGGAAGATGCGAAGGTGAGGTTTCCGTATGCGGGATTTTCCGTGCCGGATACCGTGTGCGTCCATATCCACCATGAGCCTCCTGCGAAATCTGTGCATCTTTGCGTGAATCCAGCGGGCGGAGACGGAGCGGGAGAGGAAATGCCAAAAATCGCGGCTACGACTATTTGATTCCCGGATGCTGGAGTTTGTAATGCCGTAATTGGAATGCTCGTGCCAGATCCGAAGGTTTGCATATGATCGGTTCCGACCGTCGCTATTGCATCACATGATGAAAGCATCAAGATAATAAAAAGCAACCACCTTGGGAACGCCATACTCTTCAACATTAGAATATCGCCACGTCCGAGTTAATATAAACGCTCGTCGCCGATCCCGACAATTGCGCACAGAGTCCGTTCGTAACAGGTGTAACGGCATATGGGACTTGCCCCATCGGCCAGACAAATCCGCCGCCGGGAGGGACAAGAATAGGCGCTCCGATCGGCGTATTCCCGGTTCCGCAACTTCCGCTTGTTCCATATGAAAGCTGCATAGTGACCGCCGTTCCGCTTGTATTTGTCGCCGAAAGGAACATGAGGTAAATTTGTTTGCTCGTAACTCCCGTGACGATATTCGTTATGGATGTTCCAGTCAGCGTAAGACCGCACATAATTTGAGCAATGGACCCGTTGCATGCGGCATTCGCAGGATTGTCGGCGATTATTCCTTGAATTCCGACCGTCGTTGAATTACGTGATCCAGCAACATTGACATTCGTTCCGGACGAAATTCCCTCAACCGCTACGACGCTATGCGCGCCTGTGGGAGCCGGAGCGGGCGTCGGGACATTGACAAGACCGGATTGCCCATTGATAATGATGCCGTGATTTCCGCTCCCGTCAATATTGTCGGCATTTGGGCCGCTATATCGCGGATTACAAACAATACTCGCGCTTCCCGTTCCGATGCTCGTTACGTAAAGATCAAAAAATGCGGCGCCGTTTATGACAAAGGTGTAATTTCCGTCGTCGTTAAGAATAGAATCATACTCCCCTGTATTCCATTCGTATCCGTTAACGGTCTGTGTTAAAGCGTTTGCCGCATCATAGGCGACATAACTCGTGATCGTCGCTGCCCCAGCCGTAAGACCGTTGATATTGCATGATATCTGCGTGTATCCGTTATTCCCGACCGAATAAACATACTTTCCCGTGCTTGTGGATGTAAGCGGGATAGCCGTCGCGCCGGGAGTGGGGACTGCCGGCGCGACGGCTAGCGGGTTTGACGCAGGGATTGTAACAGGAGCGGGATACGGCTGGATAATATTCGCTAGCGCTGTGCCGGTAAAGCAAAGCACAAACATTGCCGTTGCTAAGAAGCGTTTCACGTTATTACTTCTCCTCCGTTATAATCGCGCTACCGTTCGCACTCGGCCATATGCCCGTTACTTTGCCGGTATAAAGCGTGTCAAGACCGCTGTTCTCATAGATCGCGCCGGGCGGAATCGGATAAGTAAAAACACTTGTCGAAGCGGAAGCGGCAAACGCCAAATACAAAAACTGCGTTGAGTTATTGTAGATGATCATGCCCTTTCGGATACTATTTGAGGCGAGCAGCGTAACCGACGAGGCGCTTGACGCGACGGTACTTAACGTCGCCGTAGCCGATTGCGGCGTTATAAGCAAACACGCAGCAAGGGCATTGAAATTTCCCCATACGACGTTCGGATCAGCGGAGGTATAAAGCGGCGGAGCGTTCGGGTAGGGGAGGACGCATGTCGTGGCATCTGCCTGTCGCGGGGCGAAGAACAGGGCCGCAAAAATGAAAAAAGCCGCTAAAAGCAGCCTTAAATTCTTCAAAACGAGACCCTCCAACAGAATGGATTCTTAGGTTGTGCGTGAAAATGCTAGTAGTATGATGACGTTCCAAGAACTACGAGACCGCATCGTCGAGGACGGGATAAAGAGCGTCCATGCGAATGAAAAGCGTCCGGAGAAGATTCGCGGATGCCTCGCCGGGTTTGAACTGATCTCGAAGATGAACACGCCTGCGGAAATTACGTCGGCGCTTGCTTCACGTCGCATGGCCGAGGATACGATGTTCCGTGATAAGATTGATCCCGAATCCTGGTGGGAATATCGATGCTGCACCGCTCAACTCGAATATGCGTTTGAGATCATCAAGGTCGGGTTAGGAGCGCAGGTGCTCTCCGGGAATGCAGTTATGCGTTACGCCGCAATTGTTGGGACTAAAGAAAATTGATGAAGACCGATATGCCCAAAAAGCGCTTTCGCATCGTCGTGAAGCGCGTCAATCAGTTGCCGGTCATAGAGGAAGTCGAAGACGATTTCGAGGCCATACAACAGATCGTCGGGGGGCACTTTGAATGCCTAAAATGGGACGATCGATCCTACATATTCTTAAATGATGAAGGATTTATTAAAAACTTGCCCAGGAACATCGTCGCCCCTGAAAAGTTCGTTCCCATGACGACGGATGCTACGCTCCGGGGAGATATCTTCGCGATCGGCTACTCGGACCAAACTGGAGAAAGCCGATCGCTCAACATCCCCCAAATCGCCTTCTTCATGAAGCTTTTTCGCGAACACCATCTAAGGCAGACCTAATGAAAAATATTCGTCTCCCCCTACCATGTCCTCACGGGGATCTGCTTCGCGGTATCAAGCCGAACGTAAAGCTTGCCTTGGTCATCGTAGCCGCAAACCGTGTGAACATCGTCATACGTTGACCACATCGTATAGCCCGGTCGTACTTGGATCGGTTCGTTGCGGAAACGGGTATAGATTGCTTCGGTCGTCTGCGCTCCGACACCGGGGAAACGCATCTCGCTAGCTATGTGATTATGCCTTGGGGGCGCAGGTTGGCCGTTCTGCACGATAATTTCCGATTGCAACGATTCCACGCACGCACTTTTCGCATGGAGAACTCTCTCGTTACCGAGGCTCCCCTCTGAGAGAGCCGGGCATGCGAAAATGACGGCGATTAAGCAAGCGGCTAAAGAACGGGATTTCTTTTTCATCATGATCCGGGTATTCTTGGCCTCGCTCCCGGATGTCTTCTTAAGAAAATGCCCGACGACGATACCATGCGAGAAAGGATGCTTTCGAATCCGCAGGCTTCTTCTTCGGCCTTCTCGGCTTCCTAGGCCCGTTCACGACGTCGCGAGTCGCTGCGGCAAGACCCCGATAGGTTCCGTTCTCCATCTGTTCCCGTTGATGCCGATGAACCGCCTCGTGATGCGGCCGGCAAAGCAGAACGAGATCCCGTAACCATTCCCGCCCAAGCCGCTCGTAGGTCTTATGGTGCAGGTTTTCCCCCGGCCCGCCGCACCGAGCGCAATAATCCGGAACCTTTGAGGCACGATACCGAGCCCGAACGCTCTTCCAATGCTCCGAATCAAGATACTCTGCATACGAGGAAAAACCCAAGAGAGCCAATCGCCGCGGGAGAGATCGCTGATCAGTCGTTAGCTTCATGGTTCACCCGACATCTCTTCGCATGGGTCGCCTTCCGCGCAAAAGCCCCAAGAATGGCCTGTGGAGCGCGTGGAAGGCATCTTGATGCACTCCAAGGCTCGGGAATCAGGGAACGGGCCTCCTAGGGCAACCTATGGGCCTCTTTCCCAATCTTGATCCGTCGTGCAAAGGAGGACGGGGGATAGTCTTGTTCTGGGACCGCTTGTGTGACGGCTCCGCCGCCCCACGTTTGATTTTTAAGGTTCCCTTTATCGGATTATCGGGGTCGCCCTATCCGCCCGCCGCGTAGGCGCTTATCCTCAATATCGGTGCCGGGGCAAATAGACGACTTAGAATCATTAGAATAGCGAGATTGGCTCAAAAATGGGCGAAAGACCTTATGGGATAAGGCGAAAACGGCTAAAACATTTATCCCGAAAGTGTATCACCCGCAACACACTTTCCAGGCAAAAGTGTGTAACGTGCAACACACTTTTCGAATAATTCACCATGGGAATAGCAAAATACACCTCGCCAGTAGCGGGTGTTACTTTTCTCGTGACATCGGGTATCGCATCCGGGTTATCAGGCCGGGTCCCTGACATTTCCCGTGCTAGTGAAAATGTTCCTGCTTGTATCGGCAGGTAGGGATTTTTCTTTACAAAGGGAAAAGAAAAAATCGTCAGCCCTCTTCTAAAGTTGACGATTCTTTCCCACATCTGCCGGTTGCACGGCTAGAATGCTCTTCGGACGAATGAAAAAGTTAGGCAGATCCCGCAAGTTTCCTCCTGCCCTGGAGAAAAAAAGACCGTTCGCCTTTGATGGGATGAACTACGTGCAGAATCGCATCGCCGGGAAGCAGTTCCTCGCACGCTTCAATCTCAAGAACCCGGCAGCAGGGTCAGTGCTCCTCGCGATGGAGTGTTTCATCCGCATGGATAATATTATCGGATGTACCGCTGAAGATATCGCTCAGATAACGGGGATGAGGCGAGAAAATGTTAGCCGCGAAATTACACGCTTGAAGGCTTGCTCGCTCATCTTTCCTGTTGGCAAGGAAGGAACGAAAACGCTATATCGGCTCAATACGATGTATGGATTCGCAGGGAAAGAGGCGGATCTCGCTTATCAGGATGAAGCCTTCTCGGTGCCTCCCATGCGAAAGGTCCGTGCCAAAAAGGTTTCTGCTCCACCGAAGACCGTGGAAAAACCGCGAATCGTCATCCGCATGGCCGATTACCGAAAGTCCGCAATTCAAGAGGACGAATCTTTTTCCACCTATACCACCAGCATATCTGGAGGAGGCTAACGGTACGCTTCCTTGCGATCCACAATGCGGCGAACAATTAGGATGTCCGAATTTTGGCTAAAGATGATCCTCCAGTCTCCAATACGGAGCCGATATTCGGGAGGATTCCGACCCTTGAGCTTCTTAATATCGGCGTTCTCCAAATTCCCGTTGGCGAACGCATAGATGGCCTTCAGTATCGCCTTCCGATCAGCTTCAGGCAGGCGGATCGTGTCTTTACGGGCATGTGACTCAAACTTGACCGTCACGCTACGAGGTCGCGCTCAGTTAAGCCCAGTTCTGCGAGGAATTCCTTCATGGGAATAGCATCTTGACGATCTTCGTCGGTGGCGATTTCATCCGGTTCAGGATCGACTTCGGGGGCTAGGGCAAGCTGAATGCCTAAGCGATCGTTTGCGTTGACAGCCCGTACCAGTTCGGCCATGCGGTCAATCTGGGCATCGGGAACCTTGTCAACGAGTTCATGGAGTGCGCTACGAGTCATGCTCGGAGTATACCGCAAGGAAGCCTCCGGGTCTTTAAGGACTTCCGGGGACTACCTCCTCCCCATTTGACTCTTGCCTACCCAGGAATCACTTGCCTGGATGCAATAAGCATGGCAGGCTATCCCTGAAAGGTAGGAAGAACTTGAAACCCATCATTGCCGCGATCATCGTCGCGCTCTCTCTCTCTGCATGCGGAGGCGGGGGGTCGTCGCCTGTACCTCAATCCGTAGCCGTAAACGCTCAAGCATCACCCAAGGCAGCCGGGAATTCTCCAGCAGGCATTTCGGCCAATCCGGGAGATTTGCCGTCTCCGACTCCTGGGAGTCCTTCTTCAGTAGTTCTCCCCGTTGCAACGATTACCGTACAGCCGGATTATGCTCCGTCTACCTCTGCCGAAAGCGTTTCTCAATCATACTTGCCGTTTCTTGCCGGGAATTATTGGATCTTTGCTAACGGAGCGAAGATTACTGATGCCGGAGCATTTATGCTCGCATGTTCATGTCCGATCAATAATGTGCAAGCAGAACGATTTGATATGACAAGCAGTAGTTATGGTAATTATTCAATGTTCTACACTAAATCGGGCTGGCCTTTTGCAGATGCGTTTAGTACACATCGCATAACATATTATATTGGGAGCGGAGGCGGGAACACTATAAAACCGATATTGTTCTATTCCAATGACGGAATGATTCCTGGAGTCCCGCAAATTGACGATAGTCCAACGACCGGGGAAACTTTTACGCTTACGGCATCGCTCGGCGTGACAAGTTATTATTTCCCCATTGTTAGCGGAATACTAAGCACTGGGGCCACTCAAGTCATAGGATCGCAAACCGTGCAAAATGTTGCCGCTACGATTATCAATGTTCCAGGAGGCGGAGGTCAAGACGATACTCGATTTGCTCCTGGGATCGGATTCACACATTTTTGGGTCGGAGGACCGCAAGATGTTACGTCCTTTAGCGTTTCTCCTAATTCGAGAACATAATAAGAAGCCCCCAATTTTGGGGGCTTCTCTCTTTAGCTCGAACGTACACACGTAATCTCGTAGATTCCACCGTAACCAATATAGGGATTAGGCGAAGTGCTTGCATCCGTTGCAAGCGTAACTGATGGCTGATTTCCCCCTACTGCCGTTCCCATGAGATAAAGATCAGCATTGTTCGGTTGTTGCGTATCGGTCGTTGTCCCGTTCGGGCTAGTCGCTTCCCATGTTGTTCCGCCGTCTACCCCCGCTAAGGTCGTCGTTGAAGTTGAATTTGTATTGAAATTCGCATGCGCACGAACAATCCAATTCCCGGCAGGCAGAGGAGCGAGCAGCGTTAAGGTTTGACTCGGGGCCGTCTGATCAAGGCGTATCTGTCTCTGGACTGTTCCGCCGATCGGAATGCTCACAAGCGCCGCCGTAGGGACCGTCCCGCTCGTCAAGCCAGCGCCGGAACCGTTGAATTGCGAAGCGGTAATCGCACCCGAAAGCACAATGCTAATGCCATATAGCGCAGCCCCGAGAGTAAACGCGCTCGCATGATTTACTCCGTAATCTAGCGCCGCGCTCGAACTGCTCCCGCCTAATACGAGAGCGCCCGTCGTGGTTGAACGAGATGCCTGCAAATCCCCCGCAGCCGGACTTCCCGGAGCCGTTCCTGATCCTGCCGTAATTGCACTTGACCCGAATATCTCTGCACAATAGAGGAGAGCCCCAAGCGTGAATGCGCCCGCATGGTTAACCCCATAATCTAATGACGAATTCGAGCTCGTTCCGCCGAGGATAAGAGCACCTGTCGTCGTTGAGCGTGAAGCTTGCAAGTCGCCCGCCGCCGGTCCCACAGGAGCGGTTCCTGATCCTGCCGTTACCGCGCTCGTATAAGACGCAAGTGAACCCGTTGTCGCTCCCGTAACCCCAAGCGTACCCCCGATAGTCGCATTTCCTGTTATCGCCACGCTTGAAGTAAAATTACCGTTTCCCGTAACGCCTAATGTTCCGCCGATCGTCGCATTGTTCGTGACGGCAAGCGAAAGAAGCGTTGACGCAGTCGCAACAAGAGCCGCGAGCGTCGTCGCTCCGTCTACGTTGAGCGTACCTTCGAGATCGGTATTCCCTAAGACATTGAGCGTCGTATCAAGGATTGTCGCCCCAGCGACCGTAAGCGCGTTCCCGATATTGACTGATCCGCCAAAGGATGCCAAGCCCCCAAGCGTAAGAGTTCCATCAAGAGTCGTATTTCCAGTAACAGTAAGCGAGGCAAGTATCGTAGCCGCAGCAGTCAGTGCCGCAAGCGTCGTCGCTTGATCAACGGTAAGCGTTTGTTGGATAACTGCGCTTCCGGCGACGTTTAATCCAGCGAGAATAAGTTGCGTGGAAAGAGCGGGCAATTGCGGAAACAGATACGTGATATCGCCGCCGGAAATCGAGGTCTCATTCGCATGGACGTATACCGTCGCGTATTGATCATATCCGCTCGGCGCAGGCGGAGCGACAAGCGGCGTCCCCGACGTGTTCTGCACGTAAATCCATGCGGGACGATTCTCTTGGAGATAGAGCGTCGTCGGAACCCCGGAATTCCCCGTGGGATCTGGCGCGACTCCCGCAACGAGGAATGCAAATGCGCGCGTATCGGTGTTGTCGTCGCTCTGGAAGATAGCTTGCGTCGTGGAGACGGAGACAAGACGAAGGTCCGCCGTGCTATCAATCCCTACCGGGAATGGACCGACGATACGCGGAGCGACGGTATAGCCTGCCGGCAACCCGACCGTGGCCGCGCCGGAGACGAGGGTGCCTGTCAGAACGACGAGTTGCGGAGTTGCGGCGTCAGAACGTACGAACCCGGTAATCGCAACCGATCCCGTCGTGCGCGTAGCCTGAATCGCGATAAGATCAACGCGATCGGAGACTCCGGCCGTTGCAACCGTGAGCGTCGTCGTTGGGCATGAATCGAGGAGACGCCCCTGAGCAATAACCGTTTGACCAGGACCGCCCGCTTGCAAGTTGAGGCCGCTCGTCGGAACGATCTGGGCATAATTCGTATACGGTAGAAAGTTAGGACCGCCTAGAGAATCAAGAATTCGACCTACTTGATTATCAAGAACGGATTGGTCGATAAGACGCATGGACGGCGTGAAGAGTAATCCTTCCGTCGCTAAGAGGATCTCTGTGGTTTGAGTGAGATCAGGCATCCAAACTCCTTACGCCGGTTCCCAGATAACATTACGCCACAATGCACCCCAGCCCGAGAAGTTCGGGAACTCGCCGCGGGATGCGATATATACAGGCTCCACGCCGACAGGCTTCACGGCGTTCACGAGCGCTTGTAACTCAGGATAGATCGACATATCTCCCTCGGAGAATCCGTATGGATCAGCGAAGAACGTATTCTGCCCGAGGAAGGACTGCCCGAGATACCATCCATCGAATTGGCCTTCAAGCGGATAGTAAGCGATAATAGCGACTTGACCAGGAACAATCCCATAATATCCCGCACGAGCCGGATCGCTCACCGTATCGAAAACATCAACGACGGTAGACGTATCGGGAAAATACTTGAAGAAAACTTGCACGACGTACGCAATAGCCGACAATGTTTCGCATGGAAGTTGTAACCATTGCATGATCCGTGCAATGTATGCGGCGTCAGTATCCGACCATCGAGGGAAAACGCCGTAACCGATAAAATCAGTCGCCCAAGAATCAACCATGTTATTTTGGCATGATTGAAGACGGTTCGCGGCAAGCGTTTGTTGCGTTTCGTAATCCGTCTGGAACGCACCGGAACCAAAACCGTATCCTATCGTATAGGCGATGCCGCCGACTGTTAGCGCGGATGCGGGAAAATCTTCGTTCGGTAAGACTTCCATCTGCGTTTGCGCGTACCCGGTCGCAGAAAGAGCCGGCGAGCGATAATTAGGAACGGTAATATTCGTTGTCGGTGAGGATACAAAAATGACGGGTTGCGCACTTACCGCTTGCGTTCCGACAAAACTTGCCGCATATGTCGTCCCCGTTTGAAGTGCAACGGTTATTACGCCTCCGACCGTCGTATAGGCAACGGCGATAAGGGCGGCGGATGTATTGACGATCGTTACTTTTACGCCCGGAGGAAACGGATTTGTTCCCGTTTCGTCAAAAAATGTGATCGTCGTTTGCGTCGTCGCCATATTACGCCGTCGTGAACGTCATGGTTCCGGGGATGAGCATCTGCGCAAACGGAGCGGTTACGTCGGAAGTCCCGGAATTTAGCAGGATATTATCGACGTTCGCGATTCCGCTGATACTCCAAAGAATAGCTGCAACCTTCGTATAAGAGACGGTTGTCGGCTTGCCGTACGGATCAAGGCCGATTCCGCTAATATAGGCGGTTACGGAGGCTTGGGCTAAAGCAACGACGGTTGCCGGAACCGCTCCGCTTATAAGCGTTAGAAGTGCGGAGACGTTGACTCCGGTAAACGTGGTCGGGCTAACGACGTTGTATGCTATCCCGGCAGGGCGAGCGGGCGGAATGGGGGGAATCGCTAAAGGATTTCCTTCCAACGCCGCGATGACGTTGTTGATGATCGAAGAGGGCGTCGTCGTGGAAGAACCGGCAACGGCTACGACCAACGTAAACCATGCGGAATGAGGTGACCCGTCCACATTGATGCGATCCCCGTACGATACGATGAGGCCGGGCTGTACCCCGAGAGCCGCCGCCCGTACCGCAAATCCCGTTCCTGCATTTCTTCCCGTAGACTGCCCAGAGGTAAAGCGTGCTTTGAGCGCGGCATCGGATTCGAAATTGATGCCGTTCGTGAAGGCTAGCGTATTCGTCACGGCATTTACGGGCGCCGGGATCTGCGTTGCTCCGACTCCTCCGAAAAGCTGCGTTATCTGTCCTGCCTGGACGTTTCCGATCGTTCCGGTCGTGAGGCATTGGACGGTCGCGTTTACGGAGGAGGTGCTTACGATTATCGGATAGCCGTTGAGCCCTGCATTGTAGGCGGTATTATTCGGATCAGCGATAACGGCGAATTGTAAGCCCCCTGGCGTTTGTACGATAGCGCCGACCGGGACGACGATCTGTACGAGGACATTGCTCGGAGTTGAGAACGTAGCCAATCCGCTTGAGGCCGATGCTCCTAGCCGCGTGAATCCCCAAGGAGCGACAAAAGAATCGACGTCGGGATTCGGCGTACCGTTTTGATTCGCCGGGATCGTTGCTAGCCGAGAAATCGCGGCGACATAGAGAATCTGATTCTGCTGCTGAAAGATCGCGAAGGCAACTGCATTGAATGCGGGGCCGAAGCTTGATCCAGCCCCCGTATCCGCGATGAGAGACCCATTCGCGACTGCGGCAGCGTTATAGCCCGTCGTAATAGTAAGCTGAATCTGTGCTAGCGTAAGAGGCGACAAGAAACTCAAATCGGTCTCCCTCTTACTGCGTTGCTAGCTGAATTTGTTGAGGTGGAATGGTAACGGGTTGCCCCGTGGTCGTCATGCACGAAACGCTCACCGTCACGATTCCGTTCGTAGGTCCGGCAACGATTGAAATGACGGGGGTCGGGAACGTCGTGATATATGGATCAAGTGCCAAACCGGATAGAATGCGATTTTTCATCCCGGAGATGATATCGTTTACTGGATTCTGCCCGATGAGCGTTCTCGCTCCGCTCCCATATGATGTGTTAAAAATATCATCCGGTTCCGTGATCGGGTTGCCGGCATCGTCAAGAATCAAAGGAACATATTGGATTAGTCGGATCACGCGCTGTTGCGTTGCGGCAGGGCTTGCAGGTGAATCTTGGAGAAGCGCGAGGTCTCCAGTCGAGGTTATGGAAAAATCCGCCCCCCATGCTCTTAAGGCATCAACATAGGGCATAGATCTACCTCAAGGGGCCGCTTTGAATTTTGAAGATCCTGAAACGCTCACGTCTGCAACGGTCGGGGGCGTGATCCCGGAGCCTCCGGCCACGCTTCCCGCGAGCGCATTGAAAGCGGTCTGTACGGTCGCGCGAAGGGCCTCTATAGCCGCATGGAGATAACGATACGTCACGACCGCATCTTGCGTTGCATCTAGGCCGATTGCGCCCATTTGTGCATACCCGGTCGGATCGTCCATTTGGAATATTAAGCCGTTTGTCGTTTTGAGACGGAATCCGTATGGAACATTTATGTACCGCCAACCCGAAGGCGCTCCTGGAGAGTCATCTTCTCCATGTTCGAAGAGCATAACGTACCCAGATTGCGTAGGAATCAAGATCGTCCGTTCGTCTCCGACAGGCCCATATTGGTCGCCATGCGCTGCCGTCGCGATCGAAATATTTCTATGTGTAAGTTGCTCTTCTGCGCTCGTCGAGGCGAAGGTATCACCACGTATGGACATCGCCGAACTATTTTGCGGGTTGTAACTTCCGCTAGCGAGAATGCCCTCAATAGCGACCGGATGAGGAATACGCGCTATCATGGTCGAGACGATGGAGAGGATTGTGCGGATGTATTGCTCTTCTTGTAGCGTCATCAGACTATCACATGGCTCCAAGACTTTCCGAGCTTTATACGCGAGATATGGGACTGTGGGACTCCCAGTTCATCGGCGATACGCTGCTGCACTTCGCCAGCTAAAACGCGCCTCTTTATTTCTCGAACTTCTACTTCCGTCAATCTTGCAGTTTTGTTTTTCTCTCCACGATTGTTATCCACAACCTCACGAAGTTTCTCTGGAGAAAGAAATTGCTTTCCACTATTCCAAGCAGGGATACCCATAGCTCGAAGACTTTGTGCATTTTCGCGTCGTGTTTTTTCACGCTTCTCAATAGATTCACGCGATAATTTCTTCCCCATGCGTGCTACAGATATTTTTTGACGTGTTTCAAGTGAGAGTTTTAATCCTTTTTTGTTCCCGGCCCCCCTCGCCCTGCTTGCCGCTCCTACCTTATCTTTAGATTCCTGCGTATGCCCACGCCCTAAACGGCTCCCTGCGACTTTACATATATTATATTCAGGAGAAATTCTGTCAATCCAAGATTGCTCTCGTGGAATAAGTTCACTTTTATCTTCAACATACTCAAGAACAAAATATTCAAACGCTTCTGCTCCATATTTGTCCCAAGACCTTTGCAATATATGGTTTGTATGCTTCCCTCTATTTAATGTTGTCCTATGATTCCTTATGCGCATTCTAATATTTACCGCTGACCCAACATACTTCTTCCCGTTTACGGAATTCTTGATAAGATATATCCCAGGGCACGCAGGGAATGTTCCTCGCTTCATTCTCTCCATCAAATTTGACCCTGCGGCAACGAGTGATTCACACTTTCCACTACTAGCTTCCACCCGGCACCGCTAGGATCAATCGTCTCAGTAATCCGACGAGGCCAATAGCGTGTATCCGTTCTCGTTGTTGTTACCGTATTTGAGGTCACAACAGGAGAACCTGCGTATGAGAGAGTGGCCGTATTCGTTATCGGAGCCGTTCCGCTAAAAACGCTATTGGCATTACGATAGGGAAGACCCATTACGTTCAGGAGAATACTTATGCCGCTAGTGTCAAAAGCGAAAAGAAATAGTGTCGTCATGGGGATCGTTAGCGTCATGCGATATTCTTGCATGGAAATCTGCCTCCACATGGATTGCGCTAATTGTTGGCAAGCTATGGGAGATAGATTTCTAGGATATACAACATATCGTTCTTTAGCCGATTCTCTTCCTGGAGAAGTGCTCGCCGTTGTAGATCCGCCACTAAAAGAAGTCTGCGTCGTTGTTGAAACTCCAGTAGGAGATACGCTCGTTGATACTTGGCCGGAAGTCCCGAATATAGGAGATGAAGTCACGGTTTTCGTTGTAGGCGTACTCGTTATGCCTCCTGGATCATTACTATCAACAGAAAATGACGTCGATTGCTTTATTCGTTTATTATAACTATGTACTTCAACGTGTATATTTTTCGCATATTGGATTGAGTGCTCAACGGTTATTTCTTCTATATCCGTTCCATATGTAAGCCCGACCGTCGTCCTAGGGATAAGACCAGGCGCACAATAATTAAGGAAAGAAATTCCGCCGATCTGGCTTACCCAAACATCCACATCGTCAAAGAGAGCACACTTCAAAAGCAAATCCCATGCACGTTCATTCACTACGGTTGAGGCGAAGTTCTGACCTCCGACAAATTCATTCGCGAATACTTCCTGCACGTATAGTGGCGGATTATTCGGATTGAGGAGGATATTCGGCGTAAGCCCTACGCTCTGAGCGAGTGCTGTAACGAGTTGCGTCGTCGTTACGTTCATCGCGAGCGATGTTACTGGGAAATCAACAAGAGGAGCCGCCATACTACGGCACTTAAAAGTTACTTCATTCGCTCCGATTTGCGCCGAGTACAAATCAACGATACCGAAGAATCGCTGCGACAATTGAGAGAAATCAAGAGATTCAGGAACACGGTTCGCCGGGAATCCAGCATAAATGCTTACATAGACAGGGACGAGGGCATTGTTAGGCGTTCCTCCAGTCCCATCACTTCGGGCAAACATTACCGAGAAATCAGGATTACTACTTACGGGGAGCGTACATTCAGCAGAGTCCGTAGCCCCATGTGCATTATGCTCAATCGTTGCATGAACCGGAAGATATGGAACGCCTTCAATAACTACGACGCACGCAACCTGATTGGTCTCGAATGTTGGTGTATAAACGACGGGCTGCAAAGCCGTTGACATTGGGGTTGGGAATGCGGCCATATTTTATTCCTATGCAACCATTGGGAACGGCGGAAGGATGATCGTCTTGAAAACTCCGCTTGGAAGCTGCGCCGTTGATAGACCGTTTGCCTGAGCTAATTGCATCGTAAGCGAAACATCACCATAATACTTTGCCGCAACGGTCGCGAGAGATCCGCCGATCACCTGAACCGTTCTAGGAGCTTGACCTTGTTGGACATTCCTTGAAACAAGGATGAGGGCATTCAAGAACTGCGTAGCTGGAATTATACGAGGGTCAAGGGGATTAAGCCCTGAGATATACGGTGAAACCTGGCCCGTCAATGCCTGCACCGTATTCGTTATATTCTGAGCGGTTTGCGGGCTTGCTTGGGAAAGAGGAGCACCTTGTTGAATCGCCTGCTGCTCGTTACTCCAATCAGACTGCCAGCTTGCCGGCTGTGTATCTCCGACCGCTGATGCTTGACCGAGGAGTTGTCCATATGCAAGAGTTGCATTATTCTGAAGAGCGGAAACTTGCGAATCAACGGAAGTCGGAGTTGTTGATGAAAATGAACCGTTCGCATCACGAGTTATTTCAATCGTGAGCGTATATTCGCATCGATTTACATTATGATAATTCGGCTCGAATTTTGTGAGAATTCCGTAATATTTTTCGAAATTCCATGTTAACGGTTGTTCGCTTCCGGCAACATTGTATGAACGTAAAAGCGTAACACGAGGAGCGACGTTCACATTCCAGAACGTACCGGAAAACGTCACGGGTTGCGGCTGAGAGCCGAATGATTGTAAAACTCGCCCTCCCCCGATCAATTCACATACCGTTAATTTCTGCGTCCCTGGACCTATCGGTAAATGTGACGGGCATTCCTCAGAATTGAATGCAACCGAACCGAATGTAAGAGGCGCAGGGCCTGGATGTTGAGGTCCTGTTGGAGGGATCGTTGCGACAGTAAAAGCCATAACGACTCCCCATGCGGATTAGATAGCGAATGAAGAATTCAGCGGGAATGCAATGCGAGGATCAGTTGGAATGCGGGGGCTTCCCTGCGTTAGCTTATCAACATTCATAAGTGCTGGATGTATGTCTTTCGCTGTTTTCACGCCAGGGAGAACGAGGCTCTGTATGGTTATATTAGTTCCTTCTTGACGTCTTACGCGGTCATTTGCAAATGCTCGCTTACGCTGTTCATCTGCGTAACGCTGTTCATTTTCTTTCGCATGTTGTGCCGATGCCCGTGCAGCGGCTATATCGTTTATATGCTGTTGCTGCCAATTGTAATCGTTTATGGCCTTCATCATGTCCTTTGCTGCTGCGACAAAACGACCGGGATGCAAGATCATATCCAACATCCCTTTGAGCATATTCCAAAATGCCCCGAGTATAAGCGGAACGAATGTCTGCATGGCCTTGATCGTCTGCGGTATTAGCGTTGCACGGAAAAACCATATGATTTTCGCAACCCAAGCCCCGATTTCTTTCGGATGGTCAAGAAAGAATTGTAAGGCATCCTTAACAAGCAATGCCCATCCAACGACGTTGAGCAAGCGCAATCCAAACGCGAAAAGAGTCCTGATAAGAAGCCCGGAACTATGAACGAGAATATTCATTATGCCGGCGATGAGTTTTCCGACTCCTCCAAGATGATCAAGAGCCGTAAGGAGTTGCCGTATTCCTGGTATGTTTCGTAATCCCATACCTAGATCACGGAGAAAATCAGGCTTCATCATCCCGGAAACACCCTGACCGATAATCCCTTTCCCTCCTGGAGAGAATGTGAAAATTTTCGCAATATCTGTTCCCGCTCTACGTAATGATCCGAGAACCCCACCGAATAGCCCCCCGGCACCGCCTCCTAAAATGCCTATCCCGCCCCCAAAACCGAGTATCTTTCCGGCAGCACCGATAATTCCTGAAAGAGCGACACCCGCAAGAACCGTTGATCCAACTGCGGCACCTGCACCAATAGCCTTTTCCGCACGCGGATGTTGGTGCATCCATGCCTGTGCATTATGTAAGGCATCACCGATTGATCGGAATAAATCTGTTAACGCACGCAACCACGGAACGCCCATTTCAATCATTAGCGAATTGAAGTTCGCGATCATACGTTTCCACTGAGATGATACAGTATCCATGATCTTCTCGGACTGTGGTTTAAGCCCGAGCGAGGCTTGGGTCGTCATGATCTTTTCGAGGGACTGTAATTGCTTGACAAGATCAGGATCTGCCATAAGCATAGCGACTCTGCCGCCGGTTGTCCCAAAGATGCTCGTAAGAGTCTTTACCGCATTCGCTCCGCCGCCTACGAGTTGCGAAGCCTTGGAAACCTGCGCCAGTTCTTGGAAGAGATCGTAATACGGTTTTCCGCCAGGTCCTCCAGGATGTACGAACGGACTTGTTCCATCTTTATTAAGCAATCCGAGCTTGACTAACATTTCGTGTTTATGTGCTTGAGCGAAAGATGTTATTTGTAGAGGCCCTAATGATTGTAATGTTTGCATGGCAACGCCCGTGCCGCCTTTTCCGCTTCCGAACCCAGCGCGTGCAAGGAACGTCATCATCGTTGCTGCTTGCTCATTAGGCGTATTGAGCGCCTTGAGCATCGGCACGAAATACGTCATTTGCCGTAACATTTGGGCGGGCGAAATTGGGGACAGTTCAAACATGCGAAGAACGGTATCCATCATCTTTGGAGTTCCGGCTTCGTAATATTGGCGGAAGAGATGGACAAGCGCCATTGTGGTATCAACCGTTTGTTCAGGTGACATTCCACGAGTAGGCCCTAGAACCGTCTGCATTTTCGCTGCATAGGGAAGAATGTTTAACATCCCCTGAAATCCCAACGTAGAGCCTTGTGCGCTACGCGCGATTTCCCGGAACATTTCTGCAACCTCGGTTGCGTTCATCGCCGTTTTATTCCCGACGTTGAACGTTGCGTTGTAGAGACGCTCCATCTGTGATGCCGATGCTTCGGTGACGTTCTGGATACTGGTCATCACTAGCTGGAACTTAGATGCATCAGCCACAGCAGTTCCTATAGCAAGGAATCCTCCAACTGCGGCAAACCCTGCTCCCATCTGTACGAAACGCATCTGTTCTGCGCGAAGAGCAGCTATTCGTTGCTGATAACGGAGCGTGGCTAATTGATTAGCATCTAATTGCTTCTTTTGACGATCAAGTGCTCCCGATGCCATCGCAGTCGACGAGGCTATGCGGGACATAACAACATCCGCATTCGAAGAAAAACGAATAATGCTTGCGACGGTCCAGCTTCCGAGAATTTTAGTATCCCTCTCTGATAACCGTTGCTATTGGGCTAAAACCAAGTATACTTCCGCATGCTAATTCAACGATCTCGATAACTTCCGCTTCTGAATCCTGGAGCCCGATCTTGAACGTCGGACGCGGTGGTACGCTTTTCCCTGACCTAAATGACAGGTACCCAAATTCATGATAAGCGTTTATGATTTCGGGGGTTCCTGATGCCGCTATCCCAGGTTCACTAAAGCGTTCAACATTATCACGTAAGAGACGACCGTCTCGAAGAAGCGGATCATTGGGCGTATAATTAAGTGCCGTACGCTCCGCTTGAGTTGATGGGGCTAGATCTCCTGATCCCGCAAGATTATGTTCGAATTTATACCCTTTACCATAAACGTTCTTTATGTTTTTTTGAAGTACGCGAGCAGATTCCCGAGCAGCGATGACCATTGGGATTTCTGCCGTTACTGCCGCACGCTCCAAGAACCGCGAGAAAGACTCTAAACTATGAAACACACGTTCAATGCTCATCATTTCTCCTCAGACTTAGAGCGATCAGGCCATGTCACCTCACCCGTCTTCTCATCCACGATCCCGCCTTCAAGCTCTGCAAGAATTTGGAGTGCGGCTCTACGATCAACTTGAGACATCATACGGGCATCGTGCATAGATATGCCGCCACGAGAAACACGAGCGAGCGTTACGGATGTTCGGAATCCTCGACGGCCTGCGCGTTTCCCACCTTCTCCTGGGGAGGAGAATAAATCGGAGCGCCCCATTCAGTAAGCGTTCTCTTCTCGGAAATTTTTAGCATCTTCGCCGTGCTAGCGTACATTCCAGCATTTTTAAGCGGGAATACCAGATTGTCATTAACTTTGCGTATACTACAAATAGAAAAAACCTTAGCAGTAGAAAGCATCATCTTCGCCATAAGAGAACTTTGCTCTTCAGGTTTTTCCATTCGCTTCGGATCTCCGCCGATGCTTACGACTTCTGCTAGACGCGAATCGGCGAGGTCCTCTTCGTATCCGTCCAATTCTCCTACCTCAACCGTTACGCGGTCGCTAAGTACGAGAGTCTGTTTCTCTCCAATCAAGGGGATCTCCTATTTATACGCGCTATACAGCGACTAGAGTTGAAGCGAAAAATTCCACTGTGGTTTTAACGATTCCGGTTCTCTCGTATGATCCACGATTGTATCCATGGAAAACTGCAAGCGTGAATTGTGCCGAATCTGAAGAGAGTCTATCCGCTTGGAGCACCGTCTCCGTAATCGTGAATCGAAGATGCGGACCTTGTGCATAATAGTTTTGATCAAGGAACTGGGTAAGTAAGTCGAAATCGTTGGTTGCACGTTCAACCTCAATAGATCCCGACAATCCTCCAGGGATGCGCGTAGCGATAACGATTCCGCCAAGGTCAATCGGAGAACCCTTTACGATTTCATCGTCATACTTAGACATGAACTTCGTTCGAACGCCGTCAAGCGTCACCACGGAATTCGTATCGTTACGCGTGATCGTAATAGAATTATCCGGCCCAAGGTTGTATGTGCCGGGAACAATCGCCATTTGCGGCTCCTCAAATAGGGAAAGCCGCCCAAAAAGTGAGCGGCCATGCGAGAATGATCAGGGTGAGGTTTCTACCGCTTATGCGGCCTGTTGCACGACGACTTGCGACCCTACCAAGATAATATTCAAGACATAGCGGATGCCGCGGAGGGTCTGGACAGTCGTCTTTCCAATGAGGAATCCGCCTTGGATCGTCGTGGGCGTATTCCCCGACGAATCCACGTTAAAGGCGTTGATCTGCGGCGTCGTTGCGCTTCCAAAAGGCGGGGGAGCCATCGGCGACAAGAATCCCTTAATCGCGTTGAAGTAGTCGTTTCGGGTCGGATCGTTCGGAGCCGTAGACTGCAACATGCCGATGAACGGAAAACCGATAACTTGGATTTGGTAGGCGATGTAATTTCGCATACGTGCATCGGCGATCGGGGTTCCGTCCGAGCAATTATCGTTCCATACGACGAAGTTTCCGTTTTCGCGAGCGATGAAGCAAATATTGTTCACTTCGAGGGACGTAAAATCGGGAAACTGGGTCGTGCTCCACTCCGTCGCGATCAGGCCGCTCTTTCCGCCTGTCGGCTTATTAAGCGGCGAGAACCAAGGATTGAGGCTCGCTACCGTACCGGCAATCGTGTTTGACGGAGAACAAAGTTTCTCGACCCCCGTGAACGGATCAAGATAGTAACCCCACTCCATTGACGAGATGAGCGAACTGCTATTGACGTTATTGTTCGTCTTCGTCGTGACCGCCGTCGTCGTCGATGTCCCAATGCCGCCGAGATCAATGAACCCGATGCAGTTTTCTTCCACGCAGAATGAAGCGAGCGCTTGAGCAGCCGTACAGTCGGCAAATTGTGGAATAATGACCTGAGCCGCTCCGAGCATCGTACGCAACGCATAGATCCCCGTACGTGCCGAAGAAACAGTCGCATCTTGGCCGAGGAGAACCTGAGTCGTGATACTCGTCGTACCGTCCGTACCGCCCGAGGCACCCTGATAAACGCCGACGAGGGGAACTGCGGTTGAAGATCCGCTCGTGAATGTCCAGAACTGCGCTGGAGCCTGAGCGCTTGATCCGGTATTTATGGCGGCGGCGAGATTCGTCTTAAAGGTAGCCGCGCTATACCCGCCTCCGACCGTCGCATATGCGATGATATTGTTGAAGACCTGAGCGGCGGAATCGGGGTGGTACAGGGTAAGGCGCGCGACCGGAGACGTCGATCCTGAAGGCGACGTGTAATCAAGGCGGTATCCCGAAATGATGTTGTTCGCCGTGGAGGCGTTCGGGTACGATCCGGTATGAATATCGGTAAGCGTTCCGATGCTTCCCGGCACAGCCCCTCCGCTTAGTGCAGTCGGGCTATTCGGCGTAGCACTCGTTCCGCTTCCCGTGATCGCAACCGAAGCAGTAATCGAATTCCCGCCGGTTCCTGATGCAAGGGCGTTTATCGGGATCGTATTCGTTGAGGCGGTCGTCGTTTGAATGAATGAATTTGATCCGAGAACCGCCACCGTGTTATTGATGATATTCGAAAGGGCCGTTGCCGTCAGAGCCGCGCTTTGCCCATTCGGAATCGTATAGAGCGGAGTATTGACCGTGACGCTTCCGTTGACGAGCGTTACGATAACCGTTTGCCCCGTACCAGCGGCTCCCGAAATCGTAATCGTCTCCGTCGCGAATCCCGAACCGTCAACGACAAGAACGCTCGCTGCCGTATCGGTTCCGTCCGTTACACGGTTGCCCAGGAATATATTCGATTCCGGCGTCATGCCGTTTACCACCGCATCAGCGATAGAATACGGAACCGACGTACTACGCCCGAACGTCGTATAGACGGTAGCAAGCGTAAAATATGTCGGCGAATTTACCGCTCCATAAGCCGCACATCCGTTTAGCCCGATAAGCGACGTATTAGGTCCTAGCGCGACCGGAGGGGGCGTTGGAGCGATCTGGATATAGCTCCCCGGAATAACGAAATTGCCGGGCTGCGTGTTCGTTACGATAGGCATGGATTAGCCCTCCGCCTTAGAAGTTGAAATAACATAAGGCGAAGACTCGTCTATCCGATGAGCCTGCACACGATTGCAACGAAGCAAAAGATGATGATTCTCAGGCGACTCCAACCAACGTGCATCTTCCCCAGTAAGCGCATCGCCGCGCCGAAGGAGAACGCCGTCCTTATGAAAGTCGCCGCTCTTTTTCACGACATATGAAAACAAAAGTCTATCCTCCGGCGTAGTAAGTGACCGATGGTTCATTGTTAATGGTGGTTATTAGCTCAACCGATTCGACTTGCGCGCCGGTGAGAAGACGAATGAGGCCATATTCTACTTCGAAATTCAAATGGTACTCATAACATGAATAAGCTGACTGCGATTGATCCATGTTAAAATTATCACGACCGCTATTTTGAATTCGGAGAGGCGTTCCGTCAGACAATTTCAAAAATGGAAAATCCGTCGTCCCGATATTCTCAACGATCGGCTCAATCACGCTATATCGTAAAAACGGCTCCGGGCACCATGCGGTAACTTGAATACCGCGCTGCACACGATTAACCTCAACCGCCATAACCGTTCCGGAAGATCCGATATTGCAAATGACGTTCGGAGATCCGGTAATGGAAACGGAGCTCGTGCTTGACGAAGCGGACACCCCAGCCAAGGAAAGTGCGTTTATCGCGTTCTTGACGCCCGCGGCAACCGTCGTCAACGTATCCATAGGAACCGTCTGATAATGGGCATCTCGTAGTAGCGCCCCAACGAACGTATGGATATTCAGTCCCGTTACAACCGATCCGCCGAAGTTTATCGTCCCGCCCGATATCGTAGCCGTAAGCGTGACGTTCGGATTCTCTATCGGGAAAGGAACCGGCGTATACCGCGACGTTTGACGACCGTCAGGAAGCGGAAATATATTTACTTGATATTGGCCTTGAGATAGAATCATAACCAATTCCGGCGTTGTCGGCCATCCTACAACGCACTGAGCAGGAGGCGCAACGATCCTACCGGCGTTTATCCCCGTTTGTATCGCGTTCGCAACCGCAATCTGAATGGTTTCAAGAACATCTTCGAGGCGAGGCTTCATCTAAGCGCATCTCCTCTTCGGTTATCCCGTAAAATTCAGCATCTAATTCAGACATCTCTTTGTTCATTTCAGATTCTATATTTGAAAGCGCGCTAGAACATGCGAGAGAACGAATACAATCGGCAAGGTATGTATAACGCCCATGCCTGCCAAACCAACAGACGACGCTTTTCCTAGCCGCATCAGCTTTTCTATTCGCATGTTCTTCTATCTCGCGAGCACGATCAATATACTCGTCGCTTGTCAATGAAGAACCTACTGTCGCGGAAGTTTATTGATAGCTGCGAGAATCTGCTCTTTCCGAACAGGTTTCCCGAGGACTTGAACACCACGTTCGAGTAGCGGCTTGAAAACGGAAAGTTGAGCATCCAAACTTACCATAATCACATGGGACGCATACTTATTATCAATAATTTCTTTTGCGACGGCTTCTCCACCTAGCCCCGGCATCGTTCTATCAAGTAATGCAAGATCAGGGTTATGGATTTTGCAGAAATCTAATGCCTCTTTTCCATTATTTGCCATCGCGACAACTTCATGACCATTTTCGATAAGGATACGTCGGAAAAATAAAAGGGTCGGATGCGAATCATCTGCGACAACAACTCTCAAACGTTGATCCTCTCGACAATGCAAATATGCCCGGACAATCCAACGGTATCCGTTGAGAAAATAAGAGCGACCTCGTATGCATCCATGTTTTGAAAGCGAACACGATCCAATTCATTAAGGATCTCGCCCGGAAGCATCGGAACCCAAATCATGAAATGTTCACGATAAAGAGCAGTGGGGAGCTTTATATTGCCGTCTCGTATGCGGTTAAACGGCTGTATTCCGACTTGTACGGATGCCTGCGTCGCATTAGGATCAGAAGAAAATGAGTACATTCCGTTCTGCAACGTTAAAGGTATTTCGGTAGACTTAGCAAACCCGCTATATCCCTGCGTCGCAACGATTCCGTTTGCCGGCTGCTGGGAGGCTGCACCAGCAGTCGGCATAGGACGCGTAATGGAACACGTCGCTTCAGTTCTTACCCAAAGCGTCTCACGCGTTGGACGCGCTTGGGCCATCGTGAAGATAGAACCGTCATTCTCATAGCCGGTCTGCGTTAATAAATCCCCGTCACGAAGAACTCTATTATCGCATGTCGCTTGGAAAATAAGGGTATCAAATGTTATGTTCTCGATCGCCGCTTTACTCGTTGTACGGCGTACACGCGCAGGGTATGCAGTAAAAATAGGGGGATTATTTGAAATAGCGCCGTTCGTATTGTCATCTAGGCGGCGAATATCGTACGTCTGACCAATAACGCCCGCAGCCGCTCCACGCCCGATCTGAATAGCAAAATCAATAAGCGGCATCGTACCGAATGACGGGAAGAATATCGGCATGAGGGTTTCCTCAATACGTCATACGTAGATTCGTGCCGGAACCGCCAAAACGTCCGACCATAGGCAACGGACGAATCGGAACGCCGAAGACCGTGGAGAGACGCTTCTTCCACCACCAGTATAGCCCGCTACGAGCGCCCATTTCGTCACGACGGAAATCAACCACGTCGGCCTTGGAGAACTTCATCAAGTCGCTTGATCCGGCAACTTTTGACTCCAGGTAATCAAGTATGGGTAGATATCCCGTAGCCGTATAACTATCCTCAACAAATGTATATGACGGCTTCGGCATAATGCCTTGCAGGCTCACATAGGCATACGGATTGCCCGTGCTCCCCGAAATCGCTACTGTGAACGTCGAATCGTTCGTAGACGAAAGCGTAACCTGCCACTGCGAAGGGCTTCTCCCGATCGTCGTGATAGGGAAGACGATCGTCGGCTGCGCACTCGCGATCACTAGAGAAGGCAACGTCGCAGAAATCAAATTTGAAGCGTTCGTCGCGATCGAAAGAACCGGATCAGGAGCCGATGCATCCGCACTCGTTATCGTGTAGATGACTGGAATGCTATTGACCGAAATCGTTATCGTTCCGCCTGCGAGGATTGTTCCGTTTTGCATTAGGCTTAACGATGCGGTGGGCGTTCCTGTTATCGTTGCGAATTCAAAGGGTTGTAGCATGTTCATCCGGTTTTCCAATAAACCCATTACATTTGGGAATCTGTAACCGAACATGCTTCCAGAATCTTGAATCCCAATAACCGGAACATCAAGGTGGATACGCACTCTGTCCTTAAGGTACTCAGGCAGAACCATGTTGCGCTCCAAACTTATTAGTAATTATGCCTCTATGATTTGAAATCCAACCTTATTATCAACTGCGGCATAAATAAGCCACGGATCGCTTACGACCTGATTTTGCTCGAATACGATCATGCCGTTCCCTCGCACGACGGTACGCTTCTCGTCCATTCGAATGATCTTGGGGATCGTTTTCTCCGCCTCCCTAACTGGAACCGCCGTAGCGGGGCGTTCAGGCTGAACCTGGTGCGCCCCGCGGTTTACGATAGGCATTAGAGTGATGCGACCTCGATGACCACGGCGCGCTTGTAACGTGCGTAGTCGGTTGTCGGGATGATCGCGGGCGTTGAGGTGAAGTCTGTCGGAACAACGAATCCGCCGACCCACTCCCAGGTTTGCGACACGACCTGTTGGAGAACGTCGATCGGTCCGCGGGTAATGAGGGCGATCTTTGCGTCCTCAATAAGCCGTATATCGGCATTCTGCATCGTGTTCGCCTGTCTAGCCGCATCAATCGAACCTTGGAAGGTCCCCTTGATGAGCATCCCCATTCCGCCGACGACGCAGTGACGTGCACGGAGGTTGGAACTCGGGATGGAGTAATTCGGGATCATGTTGGATGATACGAATTCCATACCGAGGGTACGAGAAACCATACCGTTCTTGAAGTATCCCTCGCCCATTTGGCCCATGGTTGCGAAGTTGAACGCGTTATCGCTCAAGAGTTGCGGCCATAGTGCCGGATCAATGATCGCCCCATACATTCCGCTAGGGAGTTTCGGAACATTTCGCGAGTGGAGCTTCGCCGCAGCGTTTCCGAAGTCAATAAGCTTTAGCGTATCGGAACTTACGAGAGCCGCACGCGTGAGCTTTCCGTTCGGGCGTTCGACGAATGATCCGTCTGATGCAACGATGTTATCGTTCGCAGAAATCGTGATCCCGATCGTCGCCGAGAACGTGAGCGTACCGGATTTGCCGTATGCGATAGCCGTGGGACCCGTTCCGACGTTCGCCGTTGAGGTGTTGACCGAATCAAACGCAACGCCGGTAACCGTCAAGGTCCCCTTTACCGCTCCGCTCGTTCCGTTGTAGACCGTCACCGTCACGGGGTTGCTTGAGGAAGTCGTCGTCGGAGAACCCGGAGACTGACCTGCGTTGGAATTGAAAGCCGTATCGAAACCGACTGCGTTATCAACCGTCAACGTCGTTCCGCTACTCACCGTTTGCGTAGCGAAGGTGTTACCGGAATCATACGCCGTATGGATGAACTGCGAGCAGAGACCGTCCATCGTACGACCGGCATTTTCTCCGAGCTGTTGATAGTTCTGGAGGAAGATGCGTCGGATGAGCGTGCGATCTTGCATGATGTTGACGTTGGTCGTCAATGCATACAGATTGATCGGGAGGATGTATTGCTCGAACGCATAGTAATTGTTCGTCAATCCGTTATCCAAGCCGGTATTGCTTGCCGGGTTGATCGGCGTCATCGCAGCCGAAAGCGGGAACAGAGCCGGGCGTGTCTTGGTGAGCGTTTCACCGATGCCGTTTGGAAACATCTCATCGTCCGCGAACTTGGAATAGGCAAGATTCGCCTCTAGCGGGTCGTGGAAGAGCCGCTCCAAGAGGTTCTGCTGTTCGATGATGTCTTGAACGGCCGGCACATTATCAATGGGCATGAGGAAAACTCCTGAGAAGAAATCAATCAGGGTTAAAGCCTCATCGGATCAGCCGCTTATCGGTTCCATGCGAAAGCAATCCGTATCTAACGGCTACAACGCATGATGCGAACACCCTTATGCTCGCATGGTCGGTTTTGCGTTACTCTGCGCCCATTGACGGCGAAAACGTAACGTCACTCTGTTCCTCTTCTTTTGAGAGGAACGGGTTATCTATCTTTAGGCTCTTACGCCGTAGGAAGCCATAAGTTTTGTCCAATCATTCTTGTCCAATGCCTTATGGTCAACTTTTGCTTCCGTGCCGGCGTCTTTCCGTAACGGAGTTGCTGAAGAGGTAGCTTTCTTTTTCTCTTCTTCGGTCTTGCTTTTGGTTTCGGTCGTGGTTTTGGTGGTTTCGTTTTTCACTTCTTCGTCTTTGAACCAACGGGGTTTCGATTGTTTATATCCCTCGACAAGTTCGGAAAGCGCATCGAATGTGATGTCTTCCTTGTCGGCCTTACGCTCTAGCGATGCGCGTAGATCCTCGACATACTCATCAAGGATTCCGAGTTTCGCGGCGAACGTTTCAGCGCGGTCAAGGAGTCTCTCTCGCTTGTTGACTTTCCGTTCTTCTTCGAGTTCTTTTTCGATTTTCTCGCGCGCTTTGCGTTCCTTTGAGGCGATTTCCTCATGCTTCTTCTGCGCAGCGAGTTCTGCGTTTTCTTGATCTTCTTTGTACTTTTTGAGTTCTTTAAGTTCTTTTTCAGCATCATCCGCACGTCGTTCTACGTCTTGGCGTTTCTTACGCTCATTTTCGTTCTCTTTGCGGAGTTGCTTCTCATATTCGCTAACCGACGATTCTGTTTCGGTCTTTTTCGTCGTAGTGGCGGCTTGAGTGGTAGAGTCGGTCTTCCCTTGCTCATGCTTTACGGACTCAGCGCCTTTTTGCCCCGTCTCCTTCGTGGATTCAGTAGCTTGCGTTGTTTCCGTCGTCTCGGACGAAGTTTTTTCGGGGTCCATACGTTAGTTCTGATCTCCTATATGATCTTAGGTTTTGTGGATACTTTTTTAATCTCGACTTGACGCTGATGAGCGCGATCCTCGGATTCGAGTTGATCTGCGTCATCATCGTTGTTCTGTTTTTCCAACGTCTTGATAAGCGTCGAAACGTCCGGCATGCCGAGGTTGCTTCCCGCGATTCTCGTCACGGTCATACGCGGCAAGATCGGAACGGGAGCCGTAGCGGAGCCGCCCGCAAGCGACTGCCAAGCTTGAGCCGATGCCAAGAGGTCTGAGCCGCTAGGCGTCATCCACTGGGGCCAAACAAGCCGCATGGTCGTTTTCGGATCAAGAGAATCAACGCCGTTGACGGTTATCACGCCGTCTTCCATCCCGGTAAGCAACATGCGGATAAGAGGGAGGAAAGCGCCATTGCCGACCGCTACGCGCCACCGCTTGATGACCAGGATCAGCGCTTGGTAGAGAATTTCGAGAGCTCGTCCGCTTTGGACGCCGCTCGTCGTCTCCGCATCGGACTTCATGCCGCCGCAGATTTCAAGCCCCCACTCGCGAAGAAGCTTGACGAATTCTCCAGACGATTTAAGGCCGTCGCCGCTTATCTCAAGGTACTTCGCATCGCCGCCCGGTTCGATATCAAGCACGTTGTTCGGCGACTTGATGACTTGGCCGTTTTCGTCACGCTGAGTACGATCCTCAACATTATCAAAAGCTGCCGGGATAACGCCTTGACGTAATTCTCCCCGCTTGTAGGCGAGCATCGGATCTGCCGTGTAGCGGTATCCTCGCCCGATCTGCGAGAGCGAGTAGTCAATTTCAACTAGGATATCAATGATGGAACCGTAGAGGCAGTCGCCGTCGATACGATTTCCCTTGGGACCCTTTACCCAGATAACGGGAAGCGCGGGCCATTCGTGCGCTATGGAATTTTCCTTATCAATTTCCCATTCTATTTTCTTGCCGCCTTCGATTTGTCCAAGACGTTCGTAACGGTCGGAACGCATGGGGAAGTAACGGATTTCTTCTTTATCGTCAATCTCCAACCGGAACCAAAAATCCTTATCAAGTTCCTCGTCCGGGATAACATCCTTATCGTATCCGATATCTCGAAGCGCTTGCCCCGTCGTCGGATAGAGTTGTTCTATTTTTACGAGTTTCTTCGGATTTTTCGGATCAAATGTCGGCTTGCATTCTTTACCAGGAATGATCTCTATATACGGATCGTTTCCGTCTCCCTCGATCCCTTCAACTGCGCGTAAAACGACGGCTGCGCTTCCAGACGAAGCCTTTTCCGTAATCTCGTCCATAACAGCGTCAAGATTAAGAATTTCTACGAGGTGCTGAATGCCGTCTTCTGCTGCCTTGTCTTCGTCGGTCGGTTCTTCTCCGTAATACGTACGGACGATCGGCATCTGCTCGTCGCCCCAAAGCAGACCGGAAAGCTGATCAACGATAAGCCGCGGGCATTGCCATATGATAGAAGGGCGGCGCTCACGCATGCGGATATACTGTCCGCCCTCTTCTTCGCAATCAAAAGGCGTGCGGATATGGTCGTAGAGCGTTCCTTCGCGGAGACGATCATATGCGTCAAGGCGCTTGTATCGTTCCGTCGTGCCTTTCGGGTACTTGATTTTCCCCTTTATCTCACGATAGCCCACAAATGCCTCGATGAATCAATTCGTTGTTATGATCGTATTATTGACGGTTGCTCCGCTTGTTTTAACCGACCATGCATTTGAAAACGGCACGTCGATCCAAACCGGAACCGTATTACTCGGAACGCCGCTCCATATGAGATCAGCCGCAGTGCATGTCTGATCGTTATAAAGCGAGACCGTCGCCGTTTCGCTCACCGCTGCGCTAAAGATCTTGTGAATCGTCTTCGGATAGACGTATTCGACCTTGCACGACGTATTTGTCCCCGCCGCGATGACCGTTACATTTATGCCAAGCGTAACAGGAAGTTCTCCGGCTCCTTGCTGATTGTATTGAGCCGCTACCGGCTGCATGGACAAAACAAGCGTAGCGATGACCGAAGCCGCCGCTACGCGCATGTTTTTCAGCATCTGGGAGATTAACGTCCCGCGATCAAGACGCTAACGCTTGTCGCCGCCGAAGATCCAGCGAGTGCTCCAAGCGAGAACCCGAGAAGCTGTCCCGGCACGAAACTCGGCGTTGCGTTCGGGGTATACGTCGCTGCTCCAGCCGCCTGTCCCCAATCCAAGAAATTGAACTTCGTTTGCCCAGGCGCGACGCTCGCTTGTCCGATAACCCCCTGTGAGGCGCCGCCGGCAGATCGGACGATAATGACGCTCGTCGTTCCGGCTGGGACGGTTCCCGCAACGGCGATCGGGTTACCTGAAGTAATCGTCGCAGGAGCGGTCGTCGTCGTAATACCTGACGAGGCGACGGAATCTAATGTATAAGCATTGCGTGCATACGCGAGATACGTCACGGTGCTTGAGCCGGTTACTTGTGCCGTCGCCGTCGCGGATGACGGAGCGATACTCGGCGATGGGGTCGTAAGGTATCCGGAACCATCGGAAATAAGCGGAGAACCGGCAGCGAGCGCTACGGATTGGGTCGTGCAAGTCGCATTGACCATCCCGCCGGTTTGTAGCGTTGCCTGAGCTCCTACGCCAGTTGCGGCAACCGTCACGATGCCGAACGTATTGGGAGCATAGGAAGCGCCCGTTACGGAACTCTGTGCCCACGTATCGGCACTTCCGAGAACGAGCAATGATCCTACGGCGGCCGGCGACGTGCTCGCATCGTAGAGATATTTGATTCCAGTAGTATTGGGATCAGTTACGATTCCCTGCGGGAACCAAGGCGTCGTGCCGAGGTATTCGGTCGCGTTGTATGGGCCGGTGAGCGGTGACTGAGACACGGTATTCCCTCCAGGAGTAAGAAAGCGCGCTCATCGGCGCACGAGTTAGTGGTTTAGGAAACGATATGTTTTAGGAGATGCTGGTTTTTCTGAAATGAAAGTTGGTTCAAAACATTAGGCTCCGTTATTGACGCATAAATCGGAACGCTACGTTCTCCAAGAAAATGATATCCGAAACTAAGACGTTCGAAATAGCAGTCAATTTCTCCGCGATGTTCCGATTCGTCCACTAGCGTTTGTGCGAGATACTTTAAGCAAAGCATTCCGGCATACTCGGCAGTTTGGTGAAGAATCTCTAGCTGCATCCGTTCTTGAGAAGCATCCTCGTTAAACTGATAATGTGAACTCGTCGCATAGACGAGAACTTCTTCCTTGCCGGGAATTTTTGCATATGCCGTCATAGAATGACGATCCCATTCCATGCGAGAACAGGAGGGGGCATTGCGTCGGAAATGGTTCTCAACGCCCTGCTCGATCGTCGGCATGATGTTGTTGAGGATATTTTCCGCCTCAAGTTCTGCGTTAAGTATTTCTTCGAACAATTTTAATCTCCAACTTACAAATTTCTTTATCTGTTTATAAAATCAAGGAATTTGATCGGCTCACGCTTTGCGAGTCGTCTTTCAACATAGACGAGATACCCCATGGAATCGCTCAAATGCGTTAAACGTAACCCGGATTCGCTTTTATCACTCTTATCTATTTCATTCGTTCCGATTTTACGTTTGACTCCTTGCCAGTCTCGTATGAGGTTCTCACATTTGTTGAGATCAACAAGCAACCCGTATCCTTCGCCCGTTTGGAACTGATCGTTCATCGCATTGACGCGATCTAGTTCGCTCGGGTTATGCGGGACACGGACGTCCATGCGAATGCCGGCATCGTGCAATTCGCTCATGACCACTTCCCAATTGGAAAGCGCTGTCTGTTGATTGCGATTGCCGCCCGTGGAGTCGCCGTAGAGGCGTACGCCGACGTGCCCTTGACGAGAGAGTTCTTTCGCATGTTCTCCGTATGGAGAGGAGAGGAATGCGTTCGTCGCATCGCGCACCGTAGAATTACGCAAGAAGAATTCGTCCAAGACGACGAAAATGTTCCGCTGCCAATCCGGCATGAAATTCGCGATGATCGGGTTCGGAGGCAAGTTTAGCCTCGGCTCGTATCCCGTCACGATTTGCGTCTGCGTGTGCGCCTGAGCGACGACGCTCGACATCCAACCAATGTTGAAGTCCAACGTCCACAAGATCGGCTTCGTTTTATCAAGCGCGATGAGCGGAAGCCCATCTTTCCATACGCCGTGGATAGCAGGTCGGAACCCGCGATATATTTCTCCGCCGAACGTCGCGTACTCGCCGTCGATTTCAATCGGCCAACGATCGGGCGACATGGAGGCTTCGAGTTTGCGAATATAATCCGGGTCATCGTCAAGGAGCAGCGTGTTGTCGCGCGTGCTCATACGCTCGCAAACCCAGCCTTCTTTCGGCCAACGGTTTTCGAGCATATCGTATAACCAATGCCCAGGACCGACGTCCGTAGGGTTAAACGATAACCTACCTTGCGGAACTAAATCAGGATATATTTGCTTCGTTAATTCGTTGGGGCGTAACCGACCCTGAACGGAAATCCAAGCGGCTTCAGCGTTTTTCCCCCATGTCTGAGGTTCTTCTAAAATAATAGTTTGAACGCTCGTGCCGCGGACGCGAGAGACGATATCCGCAGACCAACTATGTAACTTTGCACCGGAGTAGAGAAGTTTTATCCATGGCCTCGGGCTTCCCCGATACATGAAGTCGATATCTTCTTCAAGACCGCGCTTCACGAGCATGTTGACGAACCCGGCGAAGAACCCCTCACGCAACTGCTGATAGGTAGCCCCGACCGCTACAAAGTTGCTCTTCGGATACTCTTCCATGCGACGGAGCCAAAGCCAGTATGCATTTACAAGCGACTTCCCGCTATTATGCGTAATGAGGTTCCCGTCCGTGACGTACCAACTTGACGGAGAGTTAAGCGTGAATCCGTAGACCGTAGAATTCCCAACGGGACGAACCAAAAACCTATAATGCTTTATCTTTTTGCTATCTCTATGAGAAATGCCAAATATCTTCCCTAGCGGTTTCTTCGCATCAGGCATATCGTAATACGCCTTAACGCCTATTTCGCAGAGACCTTTTTCATGGCGTAACCTTATAGGAAGAATATGATCTCCCGAGCAAATATAACGGTATGTTTCTATATCACTGTGCGTCGTAATTACTTCATAAATAGGAGAATTTTCGTAACGATATACTTCTTCAACGGTTGCCGGGATCATTGATCCGTCATGTTGCGGAGACAAGAGCATGTCGCCGGGGTTTACATATTTAACGTCTTTCCATTTGCCGCTCGCGAGAAGAACTAACGAACCTGCGGGTTGGCAACCTTGTCCGCCTCGCATTCCTCCCCAAATTTCATCATAGAAGAACATCTTCTCTTGCATGGGGAGCATGGCAATTTCTTCTTCGGCATACTCGACTTCGCTCAATCAAATTTCCCCGATAGCGCAATAATTACGACGCTAATTAGTCACAAAAACGTCGCTCACGTTGCAGTTGCGGCGCGTTCCCTTACAGGCAAATGTTACGCCATTTTTATGCTTACGTCAATAAGGCTTTCTAATTACTACTGTAAATCCGTTCGGTACCTTATCGCAAATCTCTAAATACCGATAAACTTTCATCCCCAAATGCTCAACTAAGGCAATGAAATCCGCCGTTCTCCAATACGAACGATGCCCATAAAAGCCATGCGGACCATAGTCTTCCGGGACCGGGATCTCTCCGTTATACCGCTTCTCAAGTTCCTCAATCGTCGTCGTCTCCATCGTGCTATCCGGCTCGCAGCGATCCTTGTGGGGCACGACCATGAAAAGATAGCCGCCTGGACGGATAACCCGCCAATACTCCTTGAGAGTCCCTATGGTATCCCACATATGCTCAATTTGATGACAACTGATAATATATCCGAGGCTCGCATCATTGAATGGAAGCGATCCGGCATCGGCGACGATATCAACCGGGAGAAATTCTCCGCAGAGCCTTATTTCCTCATCGGTGCAGAGATTATGCTGATCCGTCCAGTTTACGTTTTTGCATCCAGGGATACTGAAAGGGTTGTGAGCGCCGCCGCCTATCTCAACCCCGTCTAGCCCGTCAAGGAGTTCATGCGCAAGCGCGCTCTCCGGGAATTTCCCCATTATGTATACCCCAATTGCTTGAGTGCATCTTCCGCGCTCTTACGATATTCAGGCCAAAACGCGACTGATCTCTTCGAAATCATAAATGGCTCTATCTCCTCCTTTTTCATTCCAAGAGCACGGAAAACCGAATACCATAGAAGCGCGCTTCGACTTATCCCGGCGGCACAATGTCCATATATCTTGGTTCTCGGCTTCGAAACTGCATGCAAAACGAAAGGAACGATCTTCGCGAACCACTCCAGCGGCTTCCCTTTATGGTCATCCGGGGTCGGAGCGTACAGATAAGAAACCCTACGCCATGCGGGATATTCCAGTTCATCCGGCATCGTCTCTTCATCCACATTCACAACATGCGTCACGCCAAGTCCGACCAATCCCTTCGCCTGACCATGACTCTTGACATACCCCCCTATAAGGAAGCGATCAGTGATATAGTTGAAATCGGGAAGAGGCATTTCACTCATGCGACATTCTTCTTAAGAAGCGATTCAAAAACCCGTTCCCATTGTTCTACACGATCCGATATGAGATGACGGCTTTTCACGTATTCGAGATTAGCACGGATAAGCGATTCACGTAAAGACGCATCCTCAATAAGCGCCTTAATATGCCGATACCACTGCTTCTCATCGTCTGCGAGCAAGCATATGCGATCAGAGGCTTCCTTCACATACTGCCGGTACGGCCCAAAGTTACTCGCTATGCTTGGAATGCCGAGCATGCCGTACTCCATTTCCTTCAACGCAGATTTCTGAGCGTTGAAGGACGTGCTCTCGATCGGAGCAACCGCTATATCAAAATCCGATCTATGGATAAGATCATAGTATTTTTGCGTCGCTAAATCTTTCGTTTCGATATCCGCTATCCGATCATAGGCCTTTCCTGTCGTTATACCGGCAAATTCGACTTGATCACAGTGCCGATACTCCAAAGGGAACATCGTTCTCATATCCGCTCCGACGAATACCATGCGAACATTCGTGAATTCGTCGAATATCCGTATGAGAGGCTTGACGATCATGGAGAAGTCCCCTCTATGCGTATCGCTCCCGGCGAAACCTATCCGAATTTGACCTTCCCGCTTGAAATCTGATGATAATCCATTATATCCAAATCTCTTCAAGTCGCTATCATTTATCGCATTATAGCAAATATGGGCATTTGGATTGAACCTCACATATTCTTCCCGTAAGCGGGGAGTAGAAACGATTAATGCATCTGCCATACGGCAAACGGTCTCCATCTTCTTCGTGTTTTCGCTTCCCGTTCTGTAAACTTTATAGTTCGGGTTGGTCGTAGGGAGAACATGGAAAGAATCATCAAACTCATGAACAACTTTTATGCCGCGAGATCGCGCCACTCCTATTGCGTTAATAGCCTCTTGCGAATCTTGCCTTTGCATTACAAGAACATCGCAATTAACTCCATTAGGGTCTCTCCAATCGTTAATAAAATGGACTTCATGGCCCTTTTCACGCAACGCCTTTCCCGGAACGATCGCTCGGAAATACCCGCAACCGAATGAATCTGCCAGGATGAAAGTTATCCTCATTTTTTATGATGCCCCTTTGAAACACGCTTTATACGGTCAACTATTGTTTTCGCATGGAAACATGCAAGTTCGAGTATGTACTTATCATCCATCATGCGGTTTATAGGCTCGAATGTTCTTACTCCATGAGCCTCCCCAATAAGTTTGTAAACAATGCTTGACCGACTTACTTCTTTTTCTTCCATTTCCCAGTTGTGATCAGGATACTGTCCCTTACACTGGGCGATAACCGTTTCGAATATCTTGGGCAATTCTTTTTCTCTCACATATTCTTTCTTGTAGATCGTTGATGTATGTATTCTTCGACTCCGCGTTCCCATCGCGGCATAAAAGATTTTTTGCTAACGAGATCAACCTTTTCCGGGCGAGTAAACGGCTCGTTCAAACTTGCGATCTTGATCGGCTCAATAATTCCTATGTCGTACGCCGTTCCGCTAAAGGCAACATACCGAGCATATCTCGCGAATTCAAACCATGAAACGCATCCTGTGCCAGCAACATGACGAACGCCGTAATCTTCTGATTCGATTATCTCCCGCATGGCCGTTGCTACGTAAGGAGCGTAACTCGGGGAGAAAAATACATCATCCACAGCTCGGAACGTTTCGCGGGATTCCGTCATACGAAGAACGCGTTCCAGGAAATGAGGGCCTTTCCCTGAGAATCCGCTCGGCCCATAAAGCCCCGCAGTTCGGATGATAGTCGATCGCGAATTAGCATTCAATACGAGGTGTTCTCCCGCCAACTTGGACACACCGTACACGTTGAGCGGGTTACAAGGAGAATATGGGGAGTATTCCCTCCTCTCGCCTTCAAAAACATAATCCGTTGATACCGTTACGAAAGGCATATCGCGTTTAGCACACGCCTTCGCCATGTATCCGACCTTGATAGCGTTTAGCTGAAAACTAACGCTAGGGTTTTCTTCACACTCACGTACATTATGATAAGCTGCCGCGTTGATAACAAGATCAACGCCTTGGATCGCTTTCTCGAAAGGCGTTCCGCCGTCTTCAGGATAATCAACGAGACTAAGCATAAGTTCTTGATGCGTCGGATACTTAATCTGCTTATCCGAGAACACTTCACGGAGCGCGGTTCCGAGTTGCCCGCTTCCGCCAATAATAAGAATTTTCTGTAGGTTCATGCCTTTACTTTCAAGTCGTAAATACCGCTAAAATCGCACTGCCCGCGATGCACATTTTCCAAGAGTTCCATATAGCGTACGTTATAATACTGCGGCGCCATAAGCTGCTCAGGAGTCCATTCGGAGAATTTCTCGAACATATTGTATGCGGATTTAAAGACCGTACTAGAATGAACAAATCCAAGCATATTTGCCATATTCCCGCTAATACGATAATTTCTCTTTATCGCAGGGGACATAGCGGAATGCTCAATTTCAAGACGCCTATTCCCATGACCGGCAAAAAACAAGTCATAAGCTCCGGCCACCATGCCGGCAACATCACGGATCATTAGATTCTCTCCAACCAAATTGATGAATCCGCATCTCCGTTTTTCTAATGCATCAATGTGGCAATTAGCAACGTCATCCACGTCAATTAACGGACGCCACATGCTCCCTCCATCATGTAACGTAATCTTCCCCTTCGTAAGCGCATCCTTCACAAAAGTATTTACGACAAGATCAAAACGCATACGAGGCGAATATCCATAAACCGTTCCCTGGCGAAAGACCGCAGCACAAAAATCTGGAGAAAAGGCATCTTTTATTATGTTCTCTGCCTCATATTTCGAGCAAGAATATGCCCCTCTAGGAGAAACGATATCCTGTTCCTTCCGCATGGGCGGGGGGCCGTCTCCATAATGCTTTTGCTCATCGTATATGGATGCGCTTGATGCGAAGGTGAAACGCCGAATGTTCTTCTTAATGCAAGCCTTCACCAGATTCTTCGTAGCGACGACGTTCATCTGATGGTTCGCATGAGGTTTATAATCAGAAGTCGGATCATTGCTCAAACCGGCAAGATGAATTACCCCGGCTATCCCGTCTAGCCATTCATCACGGAAGTTCCGGATATCTTCGCGAATCGTCATGCATTCATAACCTTTGATCGATTCGTCTCCGAAAAACATTCGATCAAGGATGACGGGTTCATGACCACGTTCAATAAGTTTACGGATGAGGACGCTTCCGATGTATCCTCCTCCTCCAGTTACTAATATACGCATTAAGCAGCGATTTCTCTTTCTGGACGAATAATTAGAGGCGCGTTAGCATCCTTATCTGAGATGATCGGATAACGAGGATTTCCCGGCCATCTAATCCCAATGGCGGGATCGTTCCACCTTATGCAAAACTCCGATGCGGGATTATGATGCGCACTTTGTTTATACGCTACGATAACATCGGTAAGCGCGAAAAACCCATGACCGAACCCATGCGGAACATAAAGCTGATGATGGTTTGCATCCGTCAGGTAAAACCCTTGCCAGTGCAAATATGTCGGCGACGATGGTCGGAAATCAACGATACAATCCCATATGCGCCCTCGAACGCAGGTGACTAGCTTGCTCATATTCGTATCTCCGTGAAGGCCGCGGAGAACATTACGAGCGGAAACAGATAGAGAATCCTGTACGAAGACATCTTTCAAGCCGAGCGCTTCGTATTTCTTCTCCGAGTATGTTTCCTGGAACGTACCGCGGTGATCATCATAGACGATCGGGAGCAACAACCGCGCCTCGTGGAAATTCGTCGGCTCAACATGGATAGTATCACGATGGATCATATTATTTCCTTAAAACGAGTTCAATAGCACATTCTGCGATGCGCCCTTGCGTTTGATCTATTCTTCCCAACGCGACATCATCAAATGTAGATTCGATCAGTTCCGCTCGTATGATTTCCATATTCGGAACCGCATGAGAGACGAGTTCAAAGATGGATATTACGCAGGGATCTACGGTACGTACGTTAAGCGTAAACGAATGCTTATGATCTCCGTTAAAACGAGAAGGCCAATTCGTATGTTCATACAAATCGAAATCAGGAACGGTTATGACGATGTGCCCGTCATGTTTGATGATCTGACTCCAGCGTTTCAGAGAAGCATACGGATCATCCATATGCTCCAGGCTATGCGAGGAGTGAACGAAGTCATACGCTCCGTCTTGAACGCCTAGGAGTATCTGCCCATCCCCTTGCTCACGATCCCACGAATCAACTGATGTAATCTGTGGGAAAACGCATGCGTATTTTGATAACGGATCGTCTCCGCACCCGATATCCAGGCCTCGCCCAACGAATACCCTCTGATGAAAGAGCGGATGATGAAGTCGCCGTATCGTCGCCTTCGCGCATTCGAAACTCATGCCGGGATCAACTCCAATATCTTATCAATTGTCCATGAATCGGGAGGCCCATACAGAACCCGTGCGCTCGGATGGGTTGCCCATACTTCGGGTACCACATCCGAACAAAGCAGAATATGATTCTTTATCCCCGCCGCATGTGCAAGACGGTTCGCCATGCTATCGACGGTTATCACGGCCTTGCGAGCGCTTCGCATGAGGCCCGCGACGTAAGGCAAAGGAGACCCGCCAAAGAAATCAATCATGTTTCCTAGCGCGCCGTGAACCTTGTATTGGAATCGGTTGTATTCATCTGCACTGCCCCCGCAAACGAAGGAGATCCTTGACTTTTCTTTCTTGAGAGAAACGAGAATGTCGTTCAAGGCAGAAAACGGCATAGCCCGTGCCGGATCATTCGCAAATGGGGCAATCACATAGTCGTACACAGGCGCGTTCTCATCCACCGCAATCTCAGGCCGCACTCCATCGCCCGGATCGTCAAGTCCGAGGTACTTGAAGAACATGCGCGTGGGGTGCAGGTCCTTACCGAATTTTTCTACCGCATCCCATACGTTGAGAGAAACGACCCTATGCGCCTGTGCGATCGGGATTGAGGTTAGCGGTTCGCGCCAGGAATAATCAGGAATGAGTTGATCTATTCGCTTGTCCGCGATTATCCAACCGCAATAACCCGTATGTGCATGATACGCATTTATCGCCGGGAGCATCGTTATTTGATCCCCCAGATCTCCCTGTAAGAGAAAGATCACGTCACATCCCGCATCGCATATGCCGAAATCATAACAAGCAAGCGAGACGCCTCATGTGCCGTCTCTTCGTCTCCATGCGAAGCCGCATACATCGCCGCCTCATGCGCGAACTTAAGCGCATCCCATGAAATCACGTCCCCGGAGGCGATTCTCGTTTGGATCTCTTCACGAATAGCGATCCCGGAATCCTCAGTCCTCATACGTCTTTTCGATTAAGGGTTCGCTATCGTCGCCCTCGGTCGCTACAGTCTCCTCAACGACGCACTTTGAGAGGATCTCCTCAACGCGCTTAAGAGACTGATGCATACGCTCCATCTCCGCGAGAAGCACGGTATCACGCTCGTCCAGGGCCTCCTGGATGGTCTCCTTTATCCCGTCAAAGCGGAGCAATTTCCCCGGCTTTAAAGCCGCCTTCTTCAGGATGCGCTTTTTGGTTGCCGCCTTTTTTGCGGAAGGCTTACGGGTCTTTTTCTTTTTCGAACGTGAAATCATACAAAAACGCTAGCACGCAATCAATATCCGTTTCAAGGGGATCGTAGCCCGTTCTCACGTCTTCCTTATATATGCGATCCTCGCTGCATGGAGTCCCAAAGAGAGACAAGGCAGGTTCTTGACGCGCTCCCCGGCCTAAAGCCCGGAAATAGCCGAGTCTTCGTCGTGCTTCCGAAATGGAGGACGGAAGATTCACGATCGTCAATGTAAGTTCTAATGAATAAGTGCAATGAACTCATCCAGATACTTAAGATGAAGATCAAGGATGAACGGGACCTCGAATACTTCATTGAGAGGATTCGTCGGGATCATGACCTTATTGAAGGGGCTCTCCGCATGGAAGATGCCGTAATGAATGAGGACTGCGTATTTCGCGAGTACGAAGAGAACTATGCGGTCGTCAACCTGGCTCCTCTCTATAAGGAAACGAATTCGGCGCTTAGACGCGGCTTCCAAGAGGGATGGAGAGCCTATCGGCAATATCTCATCCACAGAAAAGCGCATAACGGTACGGGCAAAAAAACCTAAAGAGGGGAATTATGAAAGAAATCATGTTACCTTCCGGCACATGCTGGAATTGCGGGCTCGTCACAGAAGAACGCTTAATAATTAAGGCCGAAAAATTACCTAAGATGGGAGATGTTATTATTTGCATGGGATGCGGCGCTCCATCCATTTTTTGCGATGATTGCACGAGACGTATTCCTACGTCTAAAGAAATAGAGGCTTTCCCAAAGGAAGTCATGCGGACCATTGTTTATGAAATAGAGCCTGCTCGTAAAAAGGTGATGCACGATAAGGTCGTCCTTCATGGAAAGATACGCATGCTGCCAAAACTTGAAATCGGGATGGGAGATTTCCGATGAATAATGAAGACCTAGAAGAACTTCGACGTGCAAATCCGTTCGCAGACATCGTTCAAGAAGGCAATCGATATACCGTCGTAGGGAAAGGCTTGGGCGTTTGCGATTTCTGCACTGCTCCTCTCCTACGTAAGTCAAAACGCTTCCATGCGAGAACAATTTCCGTCATGGTTTCAAGCCAACTTCCCTATCATTCCCTTGAAGACTGGGGGGCTTGCGACGATTGCGCTCCTCTCGTCGAAAAAGGCTTAAAAGATGATCTAGTTGACCGAGCGCTTGAAGTTTTCGCCATTCTGCGCCCAGAGAACACGGCATATCCGAGCGTGCGTGAGGAACTTCGGGAAAGCGTAATTTGGGCACATAGCATGTTTTGGAGCGCAAAAATATGAACGATCTGGAGCTTCTTGAAAGCATGCGCCGCGATATTCCATTTAGCCATATCGCAGACCATGATGACCATATTTGCATAGAAAAAATCGGAGACGGCGTTTGCGACTTCTGTTCAATGCCGGTCCCGTCCGGTGCGAAAACCTTCAAAGCCAACGACATAACAGTTAAAACGATAGGGCTACCTTTCGTATCTGTGGGAGACTGGACTGCGTGCAAACCGTGCGCTATGCTTATCCAAAACAATGATCCTGAAGCATTATTAGTTCGAAGCATCGAACGGCATATGATCCCATGGAAAATACAATTACGAGATGAAAACGGCATCGCTCAAGGCTGTCGCTCGCTCGCAAAAATCCATGCCGCCTTTTGGAGCGCAAGGATATGAAAAGTATTCCCATCCGTAGGCAGACGGTCAACATGCAAACGGGAGACGTGACTGAGGACCGCATGGTAGACGTCGGCCTTCTTCCGCCCTCTCCATCCGCTTGCCAGGTCTGCGGAAAGACCCCCGCCCATCCGCTAGAGATGCCGCACGATGCCCAATCCCTCTATTATCAGTATGCGTTCTATGGCGAGCACGGTCGTTGGCCTACCTGGAAAGACGCCATGACCCACTGCACCGACGAAATGAAAGTACTTTGGGAGCGGGAACTTAAAGCCAGGGGAGTCGTTATAGGATGAGCGATGCCGCGGTTCATGAAATATGCAATACCGTGCTTGAACTCGCAGGAACGCCTATCGTATACTATTTTATTCTGCTTTTTACGGGATTCTTTGATATATGAGTTAGCCGCCGAACAGGAAGACGAGAAATCCATGCGGGAAAGGGAGGGGATGAACGCTCCACCGCTCACGATCGTCCGGCAAGCGCAACGCGAATGCGAGGTAGCGCTTATGACCTTGAAAAAGCCGTTTGATTCCATATCGGTCTATTTTTCTACAAAAAAAGGGACCCGCGGTCATGCCGTTTGCGCGATGAAGAACGGGAAACTCATGGGTCGCGTATATCGTGATCTACAATTGGGGGAGAAACCATGATGCAACTGCATCGCCTTGGGGAAGAACTTGCCGTAACCGAAAATCCCACCGTCTACTGGAAGATTAGACGCGGGAAAGTATTATCGTGCTCCTATTGCAAGCCTCACCGCGTCGAAAATTACGGCAGGCGAGCACGCTCTGACGCTTATAAGAACAAACGATGAGCGAGTTTTCCTCGTGGGTTAAAGCATCAGGCGAAGTACTTGATGCGCTTGAGGCCCTCACAAAAAATCCAGATAGAAAATCTGCTATTGCTCTCATTTTAGCTAATCGTTCCTATATCGCGTTTGCATTAGGTCATTATACCGGCTCAATACCGGGCGGCCCACAAACTACTAATGTCCAAGCACAACCGCATGAATAACCCATCCGCCAAATTCGGCATTTCCGGCTTGCAGCCAAAAGACTTCGAGCGCTATGATTCCGTAGACATCCTTGCTCTCGCCGATGAAATCAACCAGCAGATCCGCAACCCCGGTTCGATTGCGGAGAACGTCTCATACCTGGCGAAAGCGCGCTATGCTCTTCTCGGCGCTGCGGCAGAAGCAGAAAAACTTCGCGCTCGGCGATGCGTGAACGATTGTACGCCGACGAAGGAAACGATCGAATACGAATACGACAAATGGCGCGAGTCATCGTTTAGCGCGTCTCCCGCCATCGCGTTCGCCGCCGGATGGCGGGCGCTCTACAAATGGATCATGAAGACCCCGACCTTCCCCGAGGCCTCCGAAGTCCCCCGGATAGAGACCGAGGAGATATCGCAGACCTATGCCGACGTACTCATGGTCTGCCAAGCCTCTGAAGCAGGTCCTGCATGAAAGATCCAATCTCGCCCGAACCATCGTACGATCGCGCCCGGATCGAAGCGTTCGCCGAAGGGCTTGACATGGCAATCTATGCACCACAGCAGCCTCCCGACGATCAGCGATTGTTCGCGACCGCGCAAAGTTATCTACGACTGGCCGTCTTCGAAGCCGAACGGCTATGCGTCATGGCACATGATCTCACGGAAATGATAATTGATGCGCTTGGACTCGAAGGGACGCTTGAGGCAGAAGTCTCTCGCTCCCTCGTTGCTCCCAAGGAGTCCCCACAAGTCGGGGAAAACCCAGCAAAATGAATGATCCAGTAGCCGACGCGAAGCGCGCTCTTGCACAAGCGAAAGAGGCTCTTAGGGAAGCTCAATGCCGAGCGAACGCCGAAAAACGTCGTAGTCGCGTCCGTAAAAGGCCTCCCAAAGCCGATGCATGCTACGTCGCGATCGGACAAGTCATTCGCGAAAAAAGACTCGCCATAAAAAATATGTCCCAAACGGATCTCGCAAAACTTGTCGGTGCCTACCGAGGAAGCGTTTACCTCATCGAATCAGGGGATATATCCATTCCGATACACCGCCTCTACGATTATGCTAAAGCGCTCAACTGCACCGTTGCCGATCTTCTCAAAACCATCCCAAAACTGCACGGGGAAGACGCCGAACTCTAATGCGTATCCGTCGAGCGATTGCAAGGCTTATTTATCCAGATATTTTTTTGGTTGTGGAGAAATCCAATGAAACTTTCGAACGCCAGACGAATATGCTTAAAGATTTGAGGGAAGAAGTTGCGGATTTGCGCGGCATATCACTTGCCGACTTCGAAAAAGAATATCTTGCCCGCTTAGAAAGGCAGAGATCATGCTAAATATTATAATTATCGGCATCGTTCTCGCATTGTCCATAATAATGCTTGGATGGGCGTCAATCAATACGACACGGCATCTAGAATTACATCGCCTTCGCATTGAGAAATTAGAGGAACGCCTTGCTAAATCTAACCCCTGAGAAGATTTGCATCATAGCAGAATCAGGCGAAGAAACGACATATGAGCCTTCCGGCTATGTGGCTCGCGTGGAAATAACACGGCGTAAGGTTGGACATGCTACTATCCCTGGGCAGCGTGTTGCGAAAGCCATTGGAGCGCCGATCATCGAGGAAGTGCCGACGGAGATCATCCTACTTGATGATTTGGGACGGCAATTCAACATTGCAGAGTACCTTCTGGCACAGAAGCTATGCGACGGGAAAGATACGTCGCTTCTCTTGGTAAAGCGCGAAGTCGCCGAAGCAGCGGCATATCGCGGCCACATCGGACACGGCAAAGAAGCAAATAACGGCATTTGCTTGCGTCCCCAATGTGGACCTCATCCCCTTTGGCGGCGGATGGTTTGGGCGGCTGATTTCAACGGCCTTAGCTATCAGTATGCCGCTTACAAAGCATTACAGCGCGTTCCGCAAGGAGACGGGAATGGGTAAGTCCGACGAGTTCGCATCCCTCGTTTATGAATTATCACATGCGGCGGGAGATCCCGAGAAAATGCAGATTGCCGCACGCAAACTCCTAATGTTCGTCGCCGAAAACGCTGCGAAAATCGGGGGATTACTACGCGAAGACGAAGAACTCGAAAAAGCTATCCCGGAAACTCTCAATCGCATGTATGAGGCGTTTAAGCAGGATGGATGAACTGCGCGACGACCCGGAGTATGAGCAAGAACTCCTAGCACAAGGACGCATTTGCCCACACTGCGGACATACGCCGCATCGAAACCGTACATGCGGGATACGCTATGATCACGGTCCTCTCTATGGGCATCCTTGCAAATGCGACGGCGAATTTCCACGTAACTACAAACGGAGATATGCATGAGCACGTCCATCAAAATACGCACGGCGTCGGACGAGGTGATCGACCTCGCGGGGAATCGTTGCGAATCTGATTTTCGCTCGTGGAAAGCCGACAACATGGAATCACACGGGATGAAAGCAGCCTATTTTGCGGGCTGGAGGGATGCATTGTCTTTTTATCGCCCAGCCATTGATAGACGTATGGAAGAATCAGAATGATCGAGCATTTCACGTCCGAGCAAATTTCGGAAGAATTATCTGACTTCACAGAACTATGCGAAAGATACGAACATGATATGATTGAGGTTAGCGAGGTTCTGCCTATCGGAAAAAAATTAGCCGCGATCATCAAGCAACAGTGCGGAACTATCGAACGACGAGACGCGACATACACGAAGCCCGGCGAAGGATGGGTTTGCTTCCATTGCGGGGAACGCTTCGTGGAGTACGATGCCGCAAAAAATCACTTCGGGGAAGGTCCAGACTCTTTGCACGAACGCGTTGCCGAACTTGAGAAAGAATGCGAGCAACTGCGGGCCGAGAAAGCACTCCTGGAAAAAAATTGGAGAATTCATCATAAGGAAGAATGCGGAATACATGATTGCCGTTTTGACGTTACGAAAATGGAAGATAAATCCACGCCATGATGACTCTCGGGAAAAAAATCCAGGAGAGACGAGAAAGCTTCAAGCTTACGCAAAAAGCACTCGCAGGCACTATAGGGTGCTCTCCAGCCTTCTTTCACGATATTGAGCATGACCGCCGGAATCTAAGCGAAGAAATGCTCCAACGCTTCGCACGCATTCTCCAGATTGACGAAGAATATCTCACCCTGCTCGCAGGACGCATCCCGCCGTGCCTCTCCTACCTTGCCGATGAAAACGAATTCATACGATTTAAAAATGAGCGACTTTTGTCTATGAGGGGATCGCCGCCTTGATTGACGGAAGAAATCCCTCATGATTATCATGAGATCCCTCGGGGCAGCGTTACTCGCCTCGCTCCTTTCCGCATGTGGAGGCTCGGCAACACCGCCCATTACTCAGGAAACAACTAAATCACCGCTCTCCTCAACCGTCGCATTCATTACGACGTCGCCCGCAACGCCGACCGCTCACAAGCTCTATGTGGCAGATGAAGCAGGCGGCATCATTGCAACCTATAATGCGAACGACGGCACGCGAATTAACCCGACAATTCAACTCCCCCAAAATACCTATCCGTGTAGCGTCGCCGCAGACAAATACGGAAAGATATACGTCGGGAGCACTGGAACGGGACCATCACAAATTACGACCTACAATTCGGACGGAACCCAAACAACGCCGACGATAGCCGTTTCTGATCCGTGTTCTATAGCCGTTGATCAGAATAGTAAAATATATGTTGCGAACCCGTCCGCGAACAACGTCACGATCTACAACCCCAACGGAAACCCGGCATCCTTTCCCAAATCATTTACCGTACCATTCCCTACGAGCTTGGCCGTCAATTCAGTCGGCGATATCTATGTCGCAAACGCTTCAACCCAAGGGACATGCGCTCTCGGATGCGTGACCATGTTTACACCGGACGGAATCCCAACACAAAACTATCCGGTAACCGGCCTCGTTGCCGTGGATTCTTCCGACCAAGTTTATGTGGGGTACCCCAAAGGAAACGCTTCATTCGGAGAACTTGCCGTTTTCAATCCCAACGGAACGATCAATCATGCAACTAAGTTCTATATTCCCGGCCCATATGGGATCGCAGTCGGCCCGAACGGCCGCACATATGCGACTATCGGCCTAGGGATACCTCATACCTCGCACATCGCCGTTATTGATTCGGCCGGAACCGTCGTCGGACAAATAGCAACGCCCGGCCTCTCCCTCCCGCAGGCGCTCGCAATCCGCTAACGAGGAAGGCCGATTTCGTCCACGAGCAAACAACTCGGAATGCACGAAATCGGCCTTTTTTCATATGACGAGCGCTAAACTCATAGCAGCCTACAAAGCCCTTGACGCTATCTATGCAGAACTTCCGAAAATCAACTGCAAGGGCGATTGCCATACGACGTGCGGCCCGATCGTCGTTACGCCGCTCGAAGAACTGCGCCTCCGCTCAACCTCGCGCACCGTTCATAAAGACGGCATCTCTTGCGGTATCCTGGACCGTGACAACCGATGCAAAGCCCATGCTAAGCGACCGATTATTTGCCGGCTATTCGGTATCGTCTCCGATCCGCGCATGCAGTGCCCCTACGGCTGCGAACCGGAACGACTGATCACGCCCGAAGAAGCAGACGGGTTCATGCGCTGCGTCATGGCCGTCAGCGACGCCCTGGGTCTTCAACAGCAAGATATCCTCTTGCCCTAGCAGAAGTATTATGCGGCAGAAGTAGCACATCCAAGATGTCCAGGGTCGCTGGAAGAAAGACGGTATGCAATTACCGCATACGTTGCATGAAGAACTTACAACAACCCATAATCCAACCGTCTATTGGAAAATACGACGTCGTTTCGTTATCTCATGTTATTGCGGGAAGCCCCATTGCCGCATGGGACGATCACGACAACCGCGCACCGACAGTTATAAGGAGAAACGATAACCCCATGCGAGGAGAATGCGGCAAGGTCTGTTTCGGAAGCGAGCGAGCGGCCAAGAATTTCATGCATCAACGCGGGCGAAGAGGCCTCGGAGGACCAGGCAAAGATCGCCTTCAAACCTATCTATGCCGCGCTTGCTATGCTTGGCATATCGGGCATTCAAGCCGCTAATTACGGGGCGCGAGAGCCTTCTCGATAACATCGTGCGCAATCGCTAAACCCGGATCAGAGATGCCGACCCAGTTCCACACGTTCAAAACCATGCAAATCCCAATAACCCCTAAAAAAACCCCGACTATGCTCGCGACAATACTAGCTATGCATGCATCCGGGCTCCAGCCCCATTCGTCATGATGCCGTGTTAGCGCACGTAAAAAAAGACCGGAAAATATGCCGACGATCAAAAGAATAAACCCAATAACAAGATATCCGATCGAATCTATCCGCTTGACTCCGCATATGACATTCCATGCCTGCGGGCCATACTGTTTCGCGACAAGCGTCGCTTGATCCGTAAGATCCTTCGCGATCTTCTCAATATCGTTGACGTTCACGAATACTTTGTACGAAGAAGAGCGAGGATCTCCCGCTTCGTCTCGCGCCAAATACAACGAAGCCGCTCAACCCGCTCCGCAAACCCGATCTCGAACGACGGCATTACGTCCTCCGGATGATCCCCGAGTTCCCCATAGTCGTATGCCGGATTCGATTGAGAATTCACGAAACGCTCAATAGCCCCGTATCCGGCAATTTCACGACGTCAATACAATAAATCGCCGATACCCATATGGCCGACTCGTAATCTCCAATAGCCACAAGACGATTAGCGGGAACATCTTCCTCATTTACAAAGTCAATGATCCAATCTAATTCGTCTTTCGCTTTTTGATAGGAGTAGGGACCGCAAGTAATACTTGTTCCGTCCGTACGAGTCACCTTAACGATATGCGTCAATTGTTCATTCGGCTCAATCACGTTCATATTCCTTACTTCCTTTGGTTGCACTTTATCTTTTAGGGATGCCCCAAATGCAACGGAGATAGTGATAAAAGCGGCTATCACCAAGAAGAGCATGATTTGATCAATCATGACGAACCCCCATGCGAAAGAGAGGCATTACACCGAGACTTCACGCGTTATCGGAATGCCGCCGTCGCCGAGTTCCGTTTTCCCGCTGATCGGCATGCTCGTAACGACCTGCCTACCAATCCCGAACGTCGCGTCAGGATCAACCGTCGAACCGGGATCGTTGAGCACGATCGCCTTATTCACCCACATATGCGCCGCCTCAAGATTCGTTATCGCAACGGAACGCTCGCGCGAAGGCCCCGCCGTTTCCTCAAGCAACTCCTGAAGGTCGCTAAACGCCTTACGCATCGTCGCGATCTTCTCAATCCCGGCAGCGGACGGCTTATGATACGCATAGGTATGTAACATGCGAAAACGCTAGCACGCAATTCCATGCGGAATCAATGGGAACCGAGTCGCATTACCCGATATTCATTAGCGCCGGATTCAATGTCCCGCCGCTCTCGTTCGCCTTCTCCCCTTCGTTCCCGATCTGCACGTCCAAATTATGCCAACGACGCAGACGATCCCCGTGAACCCACGCCTGGGCAAGCGTCGAAACCGCCGCACCGTACATGAATCCCGTTATTCCCTCGGTATCTGCCTCGTGAGATGCCCGTTTCGCACACGCCTCAAGCGACTCACCCGCATCCATCGCCGCTTCCATAGCGTTCGCCCACGTCTCGGCATAGTCAAGGATACACTTCCCGTATGCATCCTTATTGTTCGCGCGAGATGTATCCCATCCGGCTTCGTCGGAGAATTTCATGCGAAAACGCTAGCACGCATCGCAAAAAGAATACAAGGCTTATCGGGACTTATTCCTCGTCTTCGTCGTCGGAATCTATTTCTAGCAAACAGTCGGGGCATACATGCGGACATACCTCGCCGCACTCGTTACACTCATCCTTCAACATATAATATACGCCAAGACGCTTGCATGCCTCAACAAGCATATCGACCTCACGGCTCTCCACCGCCGCCGAAGCCATCTCCAAAAGGGGGTCGCCGCTCATCTCCGAACCCAACTGCCGCGCAACCTCTGATAAGGAACGATATGGTAAATTATCTTTCATCCAATCAGATTCAGCAACATCAATCATATCAACACTTTCTTTCCACAACGCATATCCACAAGAGTAAACCGCATCGCATGGCTCGACATACGAACGACGACGGCTCCCTGATCATCCGTTACGCCGCTAACCGCAAGATGCGAACATATAGGGAACGCCTCGCGCGCACGACGCTCGACCAAAAGCTTATCAAGATCCGAAACCTTCTCGTTCGGGCCGTACGCATGGAAGCCGATAAGCCGGTTCTCTACCCCGTCAAAAGGGGCAAACGACGAGGTAACCATGCGGAAACGCTACCATGTAATGAGAACCAATTACAAGATAAGAACGCCCAAGTAACGGCGCTCCCAAGCTCCGTTCCCGTATTGTTCATTTGCCCATGCCGCTTAAACACGGGGCGTTCTATGATATACTTATCGCCATGATGAGCGCACTGCCCCCAAAGGATTTCTTGACCTACTCAGGGACCGATCTCGTTTTTTTAGGCGCGATTTCCGGCGTGCTCGCTCTTATCACGCTACGTTATTGCAAAGACTTCGGCACTCTCATCGTTGCCCAGTGCCTCATTACTTCCGGCTTGATCCTTATCGTGGCTAGCCGCTTCCTTAAATGATTCCATCAGGCACTCGTATTATACTCCATACCATGACCGAAAATGATTTTATAGTTATTCAAGGAATGGGCCTCGGGCTCATCGCCGCCGGCATCGTTTGCATCGCTATATTCGCAATAGAAAAATCGGCGCTCCGTGAAACGAATAGCCTCGCCCTCGATCTATGGCGCACTACCGGCGCATGTCTCGTAGCCGTTGGGGGAATCATGCTTTGTATCGGACTCACATTCCATCACGGCTCTTGACATGACCGATACGCAAATCATTAAAGACTGCATGGTTGCAATTTCCATGACGATGAGAATCGTCGGATCATTTTCAATTCTTGTATGTATGATACTTCTTGAATTCAAATATAGAGAATCAGTTTCCCTTCGGGTCGCCTTTTGGCTCGGCATGCTCCTCGCATGGACGGGCATCTTTATCTGCTTGATCTTTCAGCTTCCGTATTGGATCTAATAGATACGTCGCGAATCCAAGCCTCGCGGCGGCTGCGAAGAAACGCTCACTACGATACAACTTCGACGGCTCGCCGGAAACATAACGAAATCCATGACGATCCTCACGCCGACGACGCTTCTCCTCCATGTAGGCCGGACGATTACTCATCCATTAACGCCTTACGACGCGCAATCTCAGCACGAATCCCCTCGGTTATTTGCGCGCATAATTCATCCTGCAAAGCAATCGCTTCAGCAACACGCGTATTCTCTAATAGCTGCTCGGGAGTAAGTTCAGACTTCCCACGCGTATCCTCCCATTTATTATGTCCGCTCATTATGACCACTCCCTTCGCACGAAAAACGATTCTACATTGGGGTCATCGGCGACCTAACGGCCCCTTTGTTCGACACACGGTTCGTCGTTAGCCGTCTGCATGGCAGACCCGTGCCGGGCATTACGACCTACTCCAATGAAGGCGGCTTCCCCTTCGGCTTCGGTGATTCTAAGACATACCCCCACGACCGCAACAACTCACGCACGGACTCATCTTGCCGGTAGTTCGCGGCGGTGATCGGCGGCGGCCCAGGGTACTGCGGATTCAAACGTTTCTTTGGCTTATCGTCACTCATAATGTCAAAGTCCCATCGAATAATTCTCTAGAGAACATAGTTTTGAAAGCGGCCCACGCATCTACTGGAATGAGGACTTCAAGACATTTATCTTCTTTTATGTCCCAAAATGTAACAGATCCAAAGGCCCCATTGTCAACTAATCCAATACTGATTCCATCGCCGAGTTCCATCTCGAATGTTGATATCATATCATCGGTCTCTGGGTTTGTAAGTTTCCTCATACACATTAGGAGTGCTATAGCCGCAATGGGAATCCTCTAGCACAAGACCAATTATATATTGATTTAACGAAATCACGGACTAGGATAATAAGGGAATTTGTCGTATCAATTACTGATATGAACGAGATTGACGACGACATGCTTGACAAGATGATCCATGCTCATGAACATCTCAACGACTTCGTGCAATCGTTCAATCCCAATACTATCCGCAAGCTCCTGAATGAAGTTTATGATTTTCGAGCACTATCGCGGTGGACAGGTCCGCCGCCCGTGCATTTTACATTGGAAAGGGAAGGGGCGATTGGTGAGGATGATATCAATACGATATTGCAAGCGTATAGCGGATCAAGAGATTCAATTGCATTGAGCGGAGAATTTAGCGTGGACGAATTACATGCTATCCTTTATGGACTATGGCGTCGTCGGAGAGAATACAGGGAGCAGTCCCAGGCCGAAAATCGTAGAAACCGTGAGGCGAAAAATAACCAAACTAGCAAATTCCCCCGCTACGGTAAACAGACCGATTAAAATAATCTCTAAGTTAGGGGATCTGTAATAGCATGCCCGCGAATGCGATCCGTATGGTATGCCTTGATTTCCGCAATCGCCTGATCTTCGTCAAGTTCGCCGTGTATCATACGATCGCGAATCTTTAAACCAAATTCGTCCGGGGCCAAGCCTTGCGCGCGGAGAGCAACGATAGCCGCCTCAAACGCTTCTTCTTGGGTCATAAAACTAATTCTGTCAGTTTGCCATCGCGATCTATATAAATTTTCGCCCCTTCCTCCGCCGCCTTAACAAGATACTCGGTCAATAAAACTGATTGGCGGAGCGCCTCGGTTTTATTCGTGCCCTTATGCTCGGCGATGTAGAGGATCTTCTCATAGGTCTCCGGGGAAAACACGACCGACACGCGCTTTGCGCCGGGCGGCAACGGCTGAACTATAGCCGGCAATCTTTCGGACTCCTCTCGCGCCTTGCGGTCACACTCCTCAAGTTGCTCAGGCGTGAGTTTTGACTTCTTACGCAGGTCCTCCCATTTGTGTCTTCCGCTCATAAAATTACCGGATTAAAACGTTTGAGATGTATCTGCCCATCGTCCACCTGCGAAAGATCATATTGCGCTTGTTGAATGATCCAGTTCTCTGCGCTACCCCCGAAGACCTTGGAAAGCCGAACGGCCATTTCAGGAGAGACGCCGCGCTTCTCGTTCACAATCTCCGAGAGCATCGTGCATGTAACCCCAAGGGCGGCAGCAGCATCCGTGATAGTAAGGCCCAAAGGCTCAATGCACTCTCGGAGAATAAACCCGCCGGGATGTGGAGGCGATTTCATCTTCATCACGCGATCACAACCCCCGAACGCGAACGACCGATTTCCACCATCCGAGACATCACGTCCGACGAGAATGCCGCCAACGCAAGCATCTCCGGCATCTTCGCCTCCGCAATCGTCTTCCGCACATGCTCCGGCAACCCGTCCCGATGCGGCGACAAACGCAACACGTCCAAAGGCCGCTTCATCCAATCCGAACCGCTACAAGCATCCATCATGAACGCAAATCCCGCCTCGCACATTTCGGCATGCACGACGGCCTGCGTCTGAAGCACGACAATGAACGTCTTCCGCGCAATCCGATGAACCTCCGTACGATAGGCGACTTCCTCTTCATTCATTCGAAGACTCTTCGCCCACGGGGTCCTCAATCATCCGATCCTCGGAGGAATTCTGTTTTTGGGATTACAGTCTGGACAAAAATACCCCGTAGGAGTCATATTCTTAGATAGAATTACCTTGTACTTTATAAGACCTAATCTTATTTGACAACAAAGGGAACGATATGCATCCTTACGGGTCACCGTCATCTGCATATTGAGCAAATTTTCCTGCCCAATACGATCAATCCAATTTTGCTCGAATTCCTCTAACCCTTTCCTGCTCCTAACATACTCAAGGACACGAAAAGTAAACGCAGTAGGACCATATTGATTCCAAGCTTTTTGCAGGACGCGGCATCTGCTGTTTCCGCTTGATAATGCTTTACAATGATCATCATATCGCTTCGTCATATTAACCGAAGATCCAACATATATTTTCCCTGTCGCAGTACACGTAATTGCATAAATTCCAGAACCATGCGTGCGAGGCCGGAATGTATGCCGGCTAACACTCTTACGAAGCGGCATTGTTCACTCTCTTATCATGTGCCCGACGAGCATCGTCTATGGAGATAAGCTTGCCTTTATACCCAAAGTAAGGATTCATCCGATATACGTGACCGCTCCCAATACGCGTTCCCATGACTACAATCCCCGCATTTACAAGCTTCTGGACCGAACGATTCACATGAAAACGACGCATCCCGAGAACGCCCGCAACTTCACTTTGATTTAACTTCCTCCACTCGTTTTCGAAGCCGATAACCCCGATCAAATAGAGCAATACGCGGACATCTTGCCACTTGAAATGCTTATCCGTTGCGACAGCCTTTAGCCCAGACTGAAACATGATCAAATGCGGTTCATCAAGTGCATGCACATGCGGTTTCTTTGCCTTGCTTGGCGAGAAGGCGAAAACTCCCTGAAGAAGTTCCCCGCTTACTAGATCAACCGTCCCCAAATTACGTGGCAAAGAGGCCATTTTAAGGCTCCGATCATTGAAAATACAGGGCTAGACGCGCAATGTTACCCCTACAGGTAACCACGTTACCCCTACAGGTAACATTTGAGCACGATTTACATCGTACGTAATCGTAAGTGGTGAACGACCGATGCAAGCAAGCTAAAAAATTCCCGGCATCCCCCAATCCGCACGGGACCCAAGTCTCCCCGCCGCGACCGTTTATGCGTAACCATGCGGAAAGGAATGCCCTACGCTCCCTGCCCGCATCGAACCGTCCCGCAACCGGGCAAACGCAACTTCTCCGCATGCGCCCACCCCCGGCATTGGCTACATTCCCCGCACGAACACCGCGCTAGCGACCGAATCCAACCCGCCGCACGCTCCTGCGCGTCGCATACGTCCCGTAACGGAGCCTTCTCGACCGGGAAATCAAACCCGCGACGCTCCCAGACGACCTCTTGCAACGCCCTTTCCTCGAAAACTGCCCACAAAGGGTCGCTAGAGTGCGGCAAGCCGATTTCGTGCCGTTTATATCGTCCCTGGGGGATAACCACGCCCAGAATGCCCGCAGCAGCCCTTTTCGCCTCATTGTCGCGGCGCGTCTCCGGCGGCGGAACGTACCCGAGCGCCTCCGCCTCCTCCGCGAGCATCACCCGGATATGCTCACGAACCGCCCAGCCAACCTCGGCAGGCGACGCAGAACGCTTCTCCCGCATGGCGTACCTCGTCGTCGCTTCCCCGTCGTCATTAAATAAATCTTGAACTAGCAACCCGAGCGAGCGCGCAATATCCAAAACAAGGCAGCCGGCAAAGCAATGCAACGCAACCCCGCGAGCGTTCTCCCTAACCTTCAGGCTAAGCGCCGAACCCCCGTGAACAGGGCAACGAGCACGGTACCCGTCGCTTACCTTCCGCGCGCTAGGCAAACGCCCGAGCACCAACGCAAGCGCCTTCCCCATCAAACCTCCATGCTAGCAAGTGATCGTAATACTCGGTTGCTTTTATTACCGCAATGCCGTATAATTAGTAAGTGAAGATCATCAAGGCCAAGGCGTTTCGCGTAGCGTGCGGGGAAATGGGCCTCACGTTGCGGGATATGAAAGAAATTTCCGCATCAATAGCCGATAACCCCGACAAATGGCCGATCATGGAAAACATGGAGGGCGCGCAAAAGGCTCGCTACGGACTCCAAAATAAGGGAAAGCGGGACGGTGCGCGGGTTATCTACTTCGTCGCGATTTTTGGCCGCATTTTCTTCCTTTTCGCTTACGCCAAGAGCAAGCAAAAAGACCTAACTAACGCCCAGCGGGATTGGATCAAAGCCTTTATCCGCAATGAAAAAGAAAGGGGATACCATGAGTGACGAGGAGTATCGCAAGCTAGACCTCGGAGGACAACTAGCGGAGGACTTTCGCGAATGGGAAGCCTACTGTAATGGCGAGCCTAACGAGTGCGACGTAGAAGAGTACACCCCGAGCGTTCGCCCGCTTACCGGCGCCTACATACAGCAAATAAGAAAAAAAGTTGCGCGGTCAACTCGGAAATTTGAGGCGATTTTTGGACTCAAGGCAAGACAAATGGAAGCGTTGGAGTCTGGGGACCGCAAGCCGGATGCGGGAACTACCTTCCTCCTCCGTTGCATCGAATTAGACCATGAGGCGGCTCTTCGCGTCGTCCCCTTGCTCTAGCCCGTTACGATCGCGCTCCGGCCTCTCCGCTCACGATTCCGCATGCGGTCCTCGTCGTTTACCGTCCCCGGAGGGTAGCAGAGCCGGAAAGGGTTCGCTCCGCTACGCTTCGCCGCTAAAGCGCCCTTGCCGACCCCGCTAGCGCTTCGCGCGACGGTAAACGGCGAAGACCTCCCACACGGCGCAAGCGCGAGAAGAAAGCCCCTGCCTACGCACAACGAGAGACGGTTCCGGCTCGTCCTCCCTCCGGCGCAAGGGTGCTATTCCGCAACCAGGGAACGCCGCCGGCATGAAGACCGCCGCAACCATGCGAAAAGCAAGCCTCGCCTATCTAGCCAAGCAACGAGAAAGCGGGATCGTGCTCTCCGCTCCTCCGACCGGGAACGAGCCGGGAATCCGGTTACACGATGCGATCGAAAAGGCTAACCGCCTGGTTGGGGATGTTCCCGTTCGTACCATGCGGCGAATCCGATAGGCCAAGAAAGCGCGTAACCGCCGGCGGCAACCTCCGAAACAATGCAGCCGACAAGTTCCTTCGGCTTCGTCCCGTTGATCATGTATGTGCGGAGAAATTCCTCGTTCCGATGCTCTCCCGATGCCGACAAAATAAGCGCTTCCAAGCAGAACGAGCATGCCTTTTCGGCGGGTTTGCTCACTCCCCAATACCCGCCGGAACCGTTCTTCTCATGGTCGATAGCGCATGCCGGCCGACGCGAAACGACCGAATAGACTGCGGTCGCCCAGCGCATGAAGTTAATCTCCGGAATCGTATACTTCATGGCGCCCGTCGACGTTCCAACGGTCAAGAATCCACTGGTAGCCCTGCGGCGTAATCACTGACTGCGGGTAGAGTACGGGCTCCCCCGTCCTGGGATGCGAACCGACGATTTCGACGAGGCGAAGATACCCGGAATCAATCCAATGCTGATATGGGCGCAACCGCTTCCCGCGGCGGAAAAGAATACGATCACTTACTAGGCGGGCAAGAACCTCGCGCATGCCTACCCCGAGCGACGGAGCAACCTCCTTAGCAAAATCCGTGGGAACGAGTTCACCGTCCGCCCGCGCGGCGACGTCGGCAAAGGCAACCTTGGGACGATCCGCCTCTATTTTCGACTCTAGGGCGATCACTTTTTCGGTATAGCTACCAAGCGCCGCACGTAACTGCCGAGGGTCGTTGAGATCGAGAGCAACCCCCGCCTTTAGTTGCCGTTCACATGCGAGAAAATAGCGCCTAGCCTGCTTGCCTCGGTCGTTACGCTCAAGCATGCAGAATTCTTTCGCCATGTCGAGCGTTAAGTGGAAATCGTTACTGCTCTCGCGTGAGTAATCAAGTCCCTCCGTGAAATCGTATTGATCAAGGCGGCGAACGATCCAATCATTGAAGCGCGTGTTCACCTGCAAGAAAACATGCAAGTTCCGGGCGTTCACGGTTTGCGCGGTTGCCTCGCCGACTTGGCGAAGAACAACGGGGAGCGCGCCGGCAAGCTCATCCTTGGGCGCTTGATGGGGATGGGGTAACAAAAAAACCTGTCTTTCGGTGTGGAAAACAAAAAAGCCCGAAGCGCAATGCCTCGGGCTAGGAGCACGGGAACGGTTCTCCCGCATGGGGTTACGGATTCGCGCGTTTTATCGCTCGGTAAACTTGCATCGCGTGCCAGGGGTTGCCGCGCGGGCCGGTTAGCCCTTTCGCGTTCAGCTCCTTCGCAATCGCCTCGAATGACAGCCCGGTCGCCTGCATCGCCAGGATGTCCGGAAGGAAAAGAGCATCGCCCTTGCGCGCCTTCGCCGAGATCGCTTTCGCCGCTTTCGCATGGCCCGCTAGAATCGCCCCAGGAGAGAGGTTCCCGCGACATGCGGGGTTCTGCCCCCCCAACTTCACCCCGCGCGCCTTGGCCGCTTGTAGGGCCGCTTTCGTCCGTTGTGAGATCATCTCGCGTTCGCCCTCTGCGACCGACGCCATAATGTGCAGTAGCATCCGATTTGCCTGGGGCAAGTCACAGAAGTAGAATTCCACGTCCGACTTTAGTAGCCCTGAAATGAAATGAACATCGCGGGAAAGCCGGTCAAGCTTCGCGACGACGAGAACCGTCTTCCGCCGTTGCGCGTCGGCTATCGCGAGGGCTAACTGCGGACGATCGTTTTTCTTCCCGCTTTCCATTTCCGCGAATTCGCTGACGACTTCCGAACCCGTCGCCTCGCAGTAGGCCAAGACGACCGAACGCTGCGCCTCAATCCCGAGCCCTTGCTCCCTTGTCGAAACCCGCAGGTAGCTTACGATGTGCCTCATGTCCCCGAGCATAACAAAATAAACAACGACCGTCTATGGAAAAGTTATGCTCGAAAGATTAGGCGTTCTTCATGGGGCGGGACGGAGCAAGGCTTCCTGCTCCCGGAATTGCTTCGGCTGCGTACCCGGTTCCACGACATACGCGCGCTGTTGGAGTTCGTTGAAGATCCGCGCGGCAAGTTCGTATGCAAGAATTTTTAGCGTAAAGCTCTCGTCAACGACGAAAATTCCCATGCGGAGAACGTTCCAGTTATCGCGTAACCGAAACTTCACGCGATCATGGTAGGCATGTACCCTCACGCCTCGGCTTGGGTATTTTGTCGCATCGTAACCTTGTCCAATTGCTAACGTGCGAAATTCTCTTGCAACGTCTTCAAAATACAAAGTTACCTTCTGCGGCATTGGGTTACTTTTCATTCTATCTTTCCTAAGTTAATGCAAACCAGTTGGAACTTACTATTCGCTAGTAGCTACTTCTTTAGGCCTAGAAACAATTTTGAACATTCTTATGTTCTGCCTTTGTTTTGATTGTAACTCGTTCGGCTGTCCAACTTTTAATCCTGCAACATCTCTAGTAATAGCGATAACATTTTTAGCTGCGGTAGTTATGGAAGTTAAGATATCCGCTTCGTTCTGGGTATGTGACGGAAGGATTCGTCCTTCTTTGTAGGATTGGATGGTTTGGCGTAATGCGATCGTGAGTTCGTGACAGACGATATTTTGCGAATTGAGTGCTTGTTCGAGGTGTTCTTGGTTATCGGCGGGCATGGGTGCGAGGGAATTTTTGCCGGGCGGAATATATTCCATTTCTTGCCTTCTTTGTTTTGGTGTATGTTTCAGGGTTTTATTTAGTTCTTGCCAGGGGTTGCTTTGTTTTGCGTCTTGTTGCATTTTCTGTTTTATGTCTGTAATGTTTAGGGAAAGTTCTTTTGCTATTATTTCTTTTGCCTCTCCGGCTTCGAAGAGTTTTCTTGCTTGGAGTAATTTAAATTCTTGAATTTCTTGTTTTGCCATTTGTGTTTGCATGGCGATTGCCTGCGTGTGAATTTTGAGGAGATTATTTCTTGTTGCTAATTTTTTTACGTTGTGTCTTTTTACGATTGTTTTGGTTATATTTTTTTTGTAATTTGTTTGAAAGGCTATGAGTTCCGGCGTTAGTGTTGGGGCTTTGACGTATTTGGGCGGTCGTCGTAGTGATTGGGCGTAAGCTTTTTGCTGTTTGTAGATTAGGAATTCTTGTTCAGAATTTTGGTTTTGCATGTTTGTGTATTGTGCGCCCATATTTTTTGAATTGTTCTGCTTTCACTTGTCGTTCGTATCCAATTTTGCGTATGCCGTATCCGTTAGCGAAGAGGTATGGGATCATGACGGCTGCAAGTTTTTTATCGTCTTTGTATTTTTCGAAAAGATTTTCGAGCGCTCGTTGTATGACGACGCTCATTCCTAGGCGTTGAAAGAAGCAGAACCTTTCGAGTCGATCCCTCATGGCCGGGGGGCATTCATGGGTCATAGGGATTCCGTTAAGGGCCATGCTGCTTTTCTCGCAATCGGTACGAAGTAGAAAGTTTGTGCGCGTGGGGGCTTGACTGTGTGTGTATATAATGATAATATAAACGCACAGAGTACAACAAAGCTTCGAGAGGGACGACATGGGACTGCTAAATCACGAAAACGAAACGGTTCTGGGAGTAATTAAAACCTTGCCTGCCCATATTGTGGAATTGTTGGACGAACAGGGAATAGTCGTGCGGGTATTAGCGCCTGATGAAACCTTCAAAACGGCTTCGAAAGAATTATCAAACTTGCATATAGATATTGATGGAATGAAGCCTTCCGGGTTGTTCGTGGTTCGGGAACGCACGGTTTACGTTCGCAGATTGGAGCGCGGGGTTATCGCTCACGAACTGGGTCATGCATTAGATTGTGCGCTTGGGAAAGGATTCTACGTATCAGGGTATACTGCAAAAATTCTAAACGCGTTTCATAGCGCTCTTCAATTTGTAACATTTTACGCGACTGCCGGCGTCGATGAATTTTTCGCAGAGTGCTTCCGTGCGTATCTTGGCGAGAACGGCGGGATGCCGACGATGATTGCCGACCGGGCTTTGCTCGGCGCGCGTAATCCTGAAATGCTTGCATACTTTGATGAACTATTTGCGGGGATTATAGCGTAACTATGAAGACTTCTGAAGCGAAAAAGATCCTAGCCCTTGCTCGCGAAGCGAACATCAATGCATCATGGGCAACGGGGAATAAGTACGTATCCCTTCAGGAATGGAAGCGCGTTAAAAGCCTTGAGGAAGCGGAAACGTTTATCGCCATGCTAAAAGCAAAAGGGGCAGGAAATGAATTATGATGAGGCATGCGAAGCGACGATAAGCGCTGCCGAAGCCCATCGTGAAATCGAGAAGCACGAAGGAAGCGGCATTTCCTGGGAATCGTTCGTTCGCGATCACGGGGACCATGCGAAATATGAAGGTTCCCTCGTTCTCGCATGGTTGGGGTATTAGGTCGAGCGTAGCCGATCGGGTGAGACGGCCTTTTTCTTGTTGGGAAGGGCTATGCTTTGGCCTTACGTCTTTCGAAAAACTTTCCTCAAACCCCTTGACTCCGCTTCGTGACTATGACATAATGAGAACACAAACGAGGCCGCAGCGCTCGTAACGCTCGGCCTCTGATCCGAACCGCTTGAGGAGGCTCGAACCCATGAGTATTACCGTTAGCCGTGAAGGCCGTCGCTCCTACATTCTGGGCAATACATTCGCTTTCAAATCCGCGATTAAAGATGCCGGTGCGCATTGGGACGGTGATCGTCGCGCATGGTGGATCGGGAAGCATGATGAGGCGGACGCGCTCGTTGCCCGTCTCACGAATCCCGCCGTGGCGGAAAAAGTGAAGGCCGATCAAGATGCGGAGCGATTGGAGCGTGATCGAGAGAATATCCTCGGCACAGCGAAAAAAGACGGCAAAAGCTATTATTTTGTAGGCGAGGGAACATCGGCTAAAGGTGATTGGGTTCGCCTGCTATTCCGCGACGGATCAAAGACGTTTTTCGCCGAGCGTGCCTCCGTGCAAATTGAGAAGCGATACCGTTCCGCAATGAGCTTACGCAAGCTCCAAGAATACGCGACTGAACGCAAAACCACGCCTTCCTCCGCCTCAAATGCAGGGCCGCCGTCCAAGTATTGCACGTCCCCCCGCGAATGCATCAGCGCTATGCAATGGGATGCGCCGGATCGCCTGTGCCGAGCATGTGAGAGCATGTGCGACCGGATGGGCTACGCATGATTACGGGCTATCGCCTGCGTGACGAGTACGGATCGGAAGAGGAAATCCAAGCGGCGACGTTTGCCGAGGCACGCGAGAAGGCGGAGGCTTGGGCGCGAGTCGGAGACTGGGATGCGGAGGATCGCTCGATCTTTGTTACGGTCTTCCTGGAGGATATCGAGACCGGAGAGTGCGATCAGATCACGGTCGTTCTTGATCCGCCCGAGCCTGATTGTTCCGCGGGCGTACACGATTGGCGAGACGATCTAGAGGTTGTCGGCGGAATCGAGAGCGCGCCGGGGATATGGAGCAACAATAACGGCGGCGTTTTCATCACGGAATGCTGCGCGCACTGCGGGAAATATCGTAAGCAGGATACGCGGGCGCAGAACCATAATGGCGAGAGCGGATTCCATACTACGTGGTACGAAGATACGGATGAGGTTTCGCGCGCATGGGTTGAGTCACTGGAGACGTGCGATTGATCTATGACCTAACGAACGAGGCTGAGAACTATCTCGGCCTCTCCCCCTTGCCTTCGCAGGAGGTTTATTTTGTTGCTCGCGTTATCGAATTGGGGCTGTCTCCTTCCGAATCCGTAGTGTATACCCTTGGCGTGCGTAAGGAGATCGCGCGGCTAAATCAAATGTGCGATGCTGAGAGCAATCGGAGCAAGAAAAACATGGCGTACGTGAGGAATCGAAAATGGTAATGACGGCGGCGGAACGCAAGGCGAACCAACGTAAGCGCGCGAGGAAATCGGGCAAGTGTGAAAATTGCTGCAAGCGCAAGGCTCGGGCAGATCGTACGACGTGCGGAAAATGCGCTGCGGAAAACACTATCGTTCAGCGCCGCCTTCGTGACGGAAAAGAATCTGAAAAGGCTTGACTCCGCATCGTGACTATGACATAATCAAGACACAAGAGAGCCGAGCGACCTGATACCCGCCCGGCTCCCGCACCCGAAGCTTTACAGGAGCCTCGAAATGCAGCTTACTACTTTGGCTATGATCCGTTTTCTCCGCTCGGCGGCGCAAGGGTACCTGGCCTCAAAATCCCCCCGCGCAGCGCGTAACTTAACACGCACAAACAACGCTCTCGGGCGCACGCTTGCCGGCGTTCTCGCTCTCCCAGGAGGAGACTCATGGTACACCCGGCAGAGCGCGGTTCTCGCCGGAACGACGCCCTGCTGCTCAACATCGAAGCCGTGCCATATATATAAGCACGTCGGCATGGAGCCGCGCTAATGAACAACGCGGACATAGCGCAAACCATCCTAGAGCAGCTAGGCGGTAAGCGGTTCATCGTCATGACGGGCGCAAGAAACTTCGTCGCGATTGAGAGCGGGCTACGGTTCCGCCTTCCGCGCTATGCCGGCATAAAAATCAATATGGTAACCATTACCCTTGACCCCATAGATACGTATACCGTGAAGTTTTTCAAGCACTCCACGAAGACGTTCGAGGCGACGCTTATCGAAGATTACCACGAAGTCTATTGCGACATGCTTCAGGATATTTTCAAGGACGCACCTGTGAGCGCGCCTGCCTGGCTAGCGGAAATAACCGCTTCTCATCCGCGCCTGATTATCCCGGAAACGAACCTGCCGGCGGACGATACGTTCGCGCAAGTAAGACTAGGAGTTCTTACTGTAAGCGAAGAACCGCCCTACGTGGTTACTCGAATCCTTGCCGAGGCTCCCCCTGTTCCTTCCGCATGGGAGCGTGCGAAGGCTGAGAAAAAAGCGCGAGAGGACCATGCGAAAAAGGCCGATCGTATTCAGCATGCCTTGCTCAAGCTTGACGATGCGAGCGACGAGGAGCTGCAAGTACTATATGATGCGCTGCCCGGCGAGCGTTGCCCGAAGGGTCGCTATAAGGGCATGATTCTTTCGACGACGGAAAACGAAGTTTCCTTACGCGTGATATGCGCGGAGATCAATCGACGCTTTCGGGCTACTCAGACGGGGCGGAAAATGGATTTCAACACGAACGCTATCGCGCATGGTTTTCGCACGGGGCAGCGGGTTTCTCTGCTTGTGCCGTCGCTCGTGGGGCAATCGCTTATTGAGGGGGTTATCGTGATGCGCGGGGGCGTGCTCGCGGTGAAGATTGATAGCCGATCATGCGCGACCCGCCGGTACGCAGCGCTTCATAAAGGGTGGAAAATCCTATGACATGCATGGAGGTTGCGGTCGTCACCTCTGCCCTTGCAATTGCCTTTCGATTGCATTACAATTTACATGCGCCCTTGAGGAGGGGCGTGAAATGGCTGCAAACGCTCTTGTGCAAACCCGCATAGACGGCAAGGTAAAGGCCGAGGCTGCCCTAGTCCTCGCGAAGTTTGGCCTCACGGTATCGGATGCGGTTCGCATGCTGTTGACGACGATCGTTCGCGAAAAAGGACTTCCACTCGAACTAAAAACTCCGAACGAAGAATCTCGCGCGGCTATGCGAGAAGTGGATGAATTCTGCCGTATGCGGCATGCTGTTCGCGAATCAAAGGGGCTTCGAACATGAGTGCCTTGCCGGAGCCGACGCCGATTCATCAAGACCAAGTTTTCGATCAATTGAAGAACGACGTGCTTGCAGGCGTTGCTTCCATTGATGCCGGGCGCACGGTATCGGCTGAAGAAATGCGCGCCATGTTTGGACTATCGGAGCCTACTGCGTGATTGCTCTTCGATATTCTGCCGAGGCATTGAGCGATCTCGCATCTATACGTGCTTATTTGCTTGAGAGTAAGCGAAGCGACAGTTACGTGCGGGCGATTCTCGAACGTATTGATGCGGCCTGCGCGAAATTGGTACTATTCCCGAGGCTAGGCCGTAGCCGCCCGGAATTATGGCCGAGCATACGTTCTTTTTCAATACGTCCGAACGTTGTATTTTATGAGTACGTCAAAGCGTTGGAAACGGTTTTCATTGCCCGAATCGTTGACGGGCGCCGCGACCTAGGAACGCTATCGTTTGACTTTAGCGAATTCGAGTAAGACAACTCGGGAAGCGCGGCACAATTCGCTTCCCGACCCCGAAGGAGGGCAAGGAAGGATTCCTCCGCCTTCTTCTCGCGCCTGCCTCACGGAGAAAAACTTATCGGCCTTCTCTTGACTCTTGAGTTTATATAATGGTAATATGAACACATGAAGACGCAAACATTCTCCGTTCCGGCCGCCAAGGTTTCCCGCGCGAAAGAAATGGTTGCCAAACTCAATGCCAAGGCCGCGAAAATCGGGGTTCCGCCATGCGAAATGGTGATCGGGGAATCCCGCAGAGTCTCGGTTCTCGTTGCCGGCAAGGCGAATGCAAACCTATTTGGAAATTATGAAATTGACATGCCGCCCACTTATGCAATGGAAACGATCGTCGACATAACGCTAACGGCGGGGCCGATCAAGATAGCGGGTTGGACGTTCGCCGCGCATGTCGATCATCGGCGGGTAACGGACGCCGAAAACAAAACACGCGAGTATGCGAACCTGATAACGTCGACGCGCGAGCGTGAACTCCCCGAGACGATCGCTGCGACGATTGCGACCTGTGCGCCGACCTGCGAACATTGCGACCAAGACCGCCGCAGAAACACAACCTACTTCTTAGTTTCTGACGAAGGCGCCTGGAAGCAAGTCGGCTCGACATGCATCGCGGACTTCTTGGGGCACGATCCCCATGCGCTGCTTTGGATGCTCACGCGGATTAACGCGCTTGCGGACGACATGACGGATGCGGACGGGGACTTTTTAAGCGGAGGGCATCGTTCGGAATTCGACCTGCGGATGATTCTCGTCGTTGCGGCGCGCTGCATCCGCCGGCATGGTTGGGTAAGCGCGAAAATGAAAAACGAGAGAGGCTGCGGCTCTTCAACGAAAGACATGGTGCTACAATATATGGAGGGCGACCAGTACGCGGGAGAAGAAACTGCGGAAGATTTCGCTGGAGACGATGCTATGGCCGACCTCGTTCACGCATGGATAAAGGAACTTGCTCCAAAAAATGATTACGAATGGAACCTTGCGACGCTTTCAAAACTTGATTATCTTTATTTTAAAGACCTTGGGATTGCGGTTTCCGCCGTTGCATCCTATCAGAACATGACCGCGAAGCGTACCGAGCGGGAAGCGCTTTCCGGGCATAGCGAGCACGTCGGCGAGATCGGCAAGCGTATGCGTGACATTGAGGCGAAGGTTCTCGCAGTGCGCATGCTGGACGGCTATATGGGCGGAACGACGCAACTTGTAACGATGGTTGCCGGCGGGAACGTGCTAAAGTCGTTCTACTCAGGCTCCTACGCCTTCGAGAGCGGCGCGACCATCCGGATAACCGGAACCGTGAAGAAACATGAGACCTATCGCGAGCGCAAGGAAACGCTCCTCACCCGCCTGGCAATTTCGGCATAAGAAAGAAAAACGTGAACACAACGATTTCCCGCGTCGGTTCGGCGCTCCAGTATATTCCCGTGCGGCATTCGTGCGAGCACTTCGAAGCTCGCCTTACACGTTGGGGAAGCTTTGATCCTTGCGTCTTAATCGAAAAACCTGCCGAATGCGGCTATCTTGATTCGCGGGAAAAGTGTACGACGTGCGCGCCTATGGGTCGTAATGTAGGCGATAAGTTCGAGACGCTAGAGGCAGCGCAAGATTACTGCTCAAAGCTCAATCATGCTTCGAAGAACTTCACTGCGAGAAAGTAAGAACTAATATGCCCGCTCCTATCGGCCCTCCGTGCCCTCATTGCAAGCGCCCGATGCCTATCGGCATGGTAGAGGCTCAAAAGCGCTACCGCGAAAATCAAATTGCCGAGGGGTTCTGCATCCGTTGCCTGATACGTCCAGCCGATGGGAACGGCTATTGCAACGATCCCAAATGCGCCTACACGCCGGAGAAGCATCAAAAAAGAAAGGCAAAAAAACGGGGCCTACCCCTTGACTCTTGAGTTTATATAATGGTAATATAGATTCAAGAAGAGGCCGACGACGTTCTGACCGCCGCAGGCCTCACGCAGCAAAGACGCTTGAGGAGTCCATGATGCAAAACGTAGAATACGCCGCCCCGTTCAATCTCTCCACCCTGGCCGAATATTCCGGCGAAAACGTGGGAACGCTCTTAGGCGCACAGATTTCGAATGCGTACCCAACGGCGGGATGGGTCACCTTCATGCAGGCGTTAAGCCTCGGCCGCCCGGTTCTCAAGGGGTCCAAGGGTACGAAGATATGGTTCATTCAACCGGGCAAGGAAGAGGAGACGGGCAAAAAAGTCTGTATCCGCAAGTGTTATACGGTTTTCAACGAGGCCCAGATCGAAACTGAAGTGCGTTTGCAGGTTGCGGCGTAATGGTTTGCACTCAATGTGCCCGCTATGCAATCCTGAATGGAATGTGCGGGGACTGCTTCTTACGGCTTGATCCTGGCGCCGAAAAATTTCTGAAACTCAATCCTGACGTTTCACGCACAGTAAAAAACCGGCTCGCGAAGGAGGGGAAGTCGTGAAAGGCTACCACGAACAGAACTACCCGGTTTCGCTTTCGGTGCGTGTGCGCTGGAACGATGGGCTCGTACACGAGGACGAGGTGAAGGGGCTAAACCCTGGTCACGCTCTTTCACTCGCATGGGATAACTGGATAGATGCGGAGAGCATCACGGCTATCGCAGCGTACAAAACCGATAATCCCGGCTTCGCTATCGCCCTCGGCAACATACAGGAATGCCGCAAATGAGCGAATGCAACGAGATAGCCGCTAACATGAACCCGCCGCAGTTCTCTTCCTTTGACGATGCGGCCCGATGGGTTCGCGAGCAAATGCCGGACGAAACGACGACCATCGTCGATAACATTGCGGAAAGTCTCATGAAAAAAGTAAGATGTGCAAAGGCGCGCAAGGCTCACGAGGAGGCTTCCCGGAAGCGTTGGGAGGGCCGTGCGGAATGCATATGGTGTGCCGATACGCGAGCGCTAGACGAGGCTGGAAACTGCCATGATCCCGAATGCATCATCCTTAGCAACCGTCGTCAAGAAAGCGTAAAATAACATGAACGCAAATACAAGGGTTTTCCTAGCACTTCTTGGCTGTCAAGTGGAAGACCCCACAAGCAAAGATAAGGCATGCGAGCGTGTTTCCCAGAAGCGGAACATGCGCCGACTTCTCGCGAATCCGAATATATCTCCGCTACCTTGGCGCGTATCAACATGCGAAGACGAACCTAGCATCGTCTGCATTGCCGACGCGAACGATCAGATCGTTGCAAAGTTTGGGCCTATTTCTCATTCGGGAAGTTCTTTTGACGCCATGCTTATTGCCGCGATGGTCAACGGAGCGAAGGACCTGCTAGATATTGCCGCACGGAAAGAGGCGAAATGCTAACCTATGATGAGGCGCAAGCAATGGCGGAGAAAAACGGGATTACGCTTGCCCATGACTGCGATGAACCGGCAAAGGAGTGCGATTGCTTTATGGAACACCTTTGCGCGCACGGGCAATGGCGTTCGTTGCGGGTAGGACATATTCCGGGAGATAACGCTTGCCCTAACCGTGTGAAACATACCGCATGTTCGTACGATCAGCAAACCTGCGAAATGCTACCTATGCGGGAAACGACTTCAAACCTCTTGCCCCTCGAATGATACTGTGGTATCATAACGCCATGTCACTACATGCAAAAGCCCTTCCTGTTCGCCTCGATCTAGCGATGTATCACAGGCTCCAGCTCCAGGCAAAGGCGGAGGGACGATCGATGAACGAGGTAACGAGAGATGCCCTCCGCGCTCACTTTGACGCTCGCCCCATTCCCCGTGAGCGCCTGCGTGCTCTCGCATCGGAGATCGTTTCCGAGGATGCGACTCTGCTCCGAGCATTGGCCTCGGCCTAGTCATGGCAATTCCGATTCCCGACCCTATCCCGCCCGTGCATGACGAGACTTTTAATCGCTTACAGGCCGACATTCTCGAAGCTTACGAAGAGGTGAAAGCGGGTCTTTCCGTACCTGCTAAAGAGATGCGAGCAATGTTCGGTATTGAGAGAAAGCAACGATCGTCTTGACAAGCGTAAAATACACTCCTGCGTCTCTCCGTGATCTTGCAACCCTGAGAACGAACATCATCGCAACAAGCGGAAGTGAATTTCGCGCCCAAGTGATTATCGAACGTATTGATGATCGTTCTGCAATGTTAGAAAAGTTTCCGTTTTCTGGGCGTCCTCGTCCAGAATTCAAGCCGGGCGGATTACGTTCAATCGTGATAAACCCGAATGTGGTGCATGTTATGCGCATCATTGATGGTCGCCGAGATATGAGCACGATCTTCTTCAATTTTGACGAGATTCTGTAGTCGTAAGCTAAACTTAGTAGCCGAAGCGACGATAGAAAATAAAACGGGTTCAAGCCGCGAGATCAACGCGCTTGAACCCTGAGCAAGGAATCCTAGGTGAGAGGACCCCATGCCTGACGATACTCTACGCGGCGCGGACGATGCGCCCCTACCTATCCCCATGGAAGAAGCCGTCGAAATCGCGGTCGCGAACAAGCGATCGTTCCGGCTCGTCTTGATAAAGATTGACCTTCCCCGGCTCGTGCTCGTAAGCAACGCTCGCGCGCTTGGGCGTCAACTGCGAGAAGCGATCGAGGGGCTGCTACGATGAGCCTAACCTTCGCCGCGCTACGTCAAGAATGGATAATCGCAGGGGGACCGCCTAAAGAGGCCGATACCGCCGCCGCAGTCGCAGAAGCCGAATCCGGGGGAAACAACCATGCGGTCAACCATAGCGATCCCTTCGGAGGAAGTTACTGCGCGTTTCAAATTAACGGCGTTCATCCGTTCAATGCGCACTCCCTCACCGAAGACCCTTATCTCTGCGCTCTCGCCGCTACGTACGTGCGGCATAAGCAAGGGTGGAACGCATGGTCAACGCATCGCTCCGGAAAGTATAAAGCATTCCTTCCGCATCGGGGGAATCGCCATACGCGCCGGGCAAGTTATCAGGGACATGCGAAGATCCTCCATCAATATTCTTCGCATGTCGCTCATCCCCCCAATCAGGCCGATTTCAGCCCCTTGGGAGCGGTCAATCATGTCGCGCTATGTTTCCTCTTCGCCCTGGTCTTCTTCTGCCTCTATGGGCTCGCATGCCGCATACAACGGCTCTTCATGGCCGCAATCAGGGAAGACATAGCGGTTCACCGCCGCGCTTTCCGACGTCGCCGGCATCAAGAAGAAATTGCGCTTCGTAACCAGAGAATTCCAAAGCATAGGCCTCGGATAATCGCGGTACACGTAGGGTAAGTCTTATGGGATGATTAGGGAAAGGTCGATTTCGACGGGCATCGTTACGTTCCGTGCAATCATTGTAGGCATAATCACGCTGCCTATGATGATTGTCGGCATCGTTACGGTTAAGAGAATTGGGGCTCTTCCATATTTGTTTCCGCTAAAGAAGCCGACTACTCGTGAGGCGATCCGACGAAGAGATCCGATGATTTTTTGAGATGCCCCGGCGACGGGCGAACCGCTTCTTCTTTCGGCGATTATATTCCGCAAACTATGCCCGACCGCTACGCTTGCAACAACGAAAACTTCAATCGCGGATTGAGACGAGGAAGTTGCAACGGCCCTAGAAGCGAGGCGACGGATCGCAGTTATAAGGCGTAAAGACTTCTTGCCTGTTGCGCTTATGTCGCGACGAGAAGCAGCGATTAACGCAAGACGGCGGCCTATCCCCGATGAGGAAATATGCCCGGTAAAGAAATGCGTGTGTATTTTGTAAGCATTTACGAGGCTTGCGATATGCCGTACGCTTATAATTGCCGTGAACAGATGATATGCGCCCGTCATAATACGTCTAGCAGAGAGCGACAAACGGATTAAACGATTGGCTATTATCACTACAACAATGCGCTTTAGAATTAAAGCCCTTCGAAAAATCCCTATTGTTCCCGAGGCGACTCTGCGAATAGATAAACCGGAAAACCTACGGGATTTCGCCGTCGCGCTCAGAACATGACGAAGCGGAAGTGACGATCGGATACTATGCGCGCTAGATACGTTCGCGATTTTTCGTAAGGAATTAGGAAGGCGTAGAGAATGCGCAGTTGCTCCACTTGTATTTTTTCTGCCGACCAAAGCAGAGACGGCTCTCCGATATGATCCGCTTCCAATCTTACGTATTGCGCTAAGCAATCGTCGTGATACGCCCGCAGTCGCGCTTATAATTATTCTCTTTGCAGAGTCAATACGTATTGATTTTGGAATAGTCGCGCTTATAATCTTATGCGAAACAGCATCGGATAAAATTCGTTTATATATTCCAGTTACGATCTTACGCAGCGCCGTATCAGAAACTACACGTTTTGAGGTTGTCGCCGAGGCTTTTACTCGAATAGCCGAAGGAAGACGAAGACTTTTATCCGTCGTCGCAGAGGTTACCGTGCGCGTTTCCGTATATGGGCTAGCGGGCTGCAAAATGACAAGGCAATTGATTCTTTGCGTTTGCGAAGAAGGCGTGTTCGATGGATTATTAGCTCCGCCCTCGGCTGTTATTGTGTCTCTCGTCGCCATTTGGCAATGAACAAGAACGCTATCAACGGTTGTATTCGCCGTCCATCCGCTTGATAATCCGCTCCATGTTGGGTTTGAACCGCTAAAATAAACGCCCCACCAAGCTAAGGCACGACAATTAAGAACGGATGCGATTTCTGTACTCGTGCTATTGCTTCCAGTACGAAACCCTTCAGAATTTATTCCGACAACGCCGGCATGAACGCCGCTATACTCTCGCGCAATCACCAGGGAATCGGCAAGCGCGGAAAGGCCCGTCCATTGATAGGTTGTCGATTCGCCCGCTCCTGCGTTTTTCCACCATAATTCCCCGATCGCATTTGCCGTGCTTGCGCTATCTATTTTACTCCATCCGGCGGGGCCTGTACTTCCCGTCGTGCTGCTCGTAAGCAGAAAGCAAATGAGATAATTGCCGTTCGTCGGCGTAGAACCGTAGGTAAGCGTTACCGTGGTGGAAACGGCAGAATTGCCGCTTCCCGATTGAATGCCGGTAATCGCCATATCAACGACCTAACCTTACACGTTTTTTAATGCTATTATGTGAATTGCACTTGCATCTTCAACGTGAGTTGGTCATTGATGCTAAGATTTATTGCTGAGAACGTACTTTCAACGCACATATTCCCGCTCGTGCTTGCATCAAATGTTCCGGCTTCCGTGATAGCGATAGGATCGGTCGTTCCCGGCGAGGTAAGCGATCCTTGGATTTGAAACGTATCATTCGTAACGCTCGTTGTAACTTGCGAAGCCGTTCCGGTCGCCCGAGCATATCCGGCCCAATTTCCCGTGGTGACTTCCGTCGTTAGCGCCGTATCTCCGACTGCCGCCGTATGCACGCCTGTCCCGATAGCGACATATTTCGGCTGTGTTCCAAGACTAACGAGCGTATTTGTTAGCACGGCTTTCCCCGCCGTCGTTAGGACCGTTGTCGTTGCCATGATCTACCTCTTGATTAGGAAGCGCCGTTGTATTGCGGCAATAGTCGGATGAATGCCGTTATCCGCATGGTGGAAAAGGTTTGTCGCTTTGAAGAGAAGTTTCTTGAACGGATTCTTGCCGTTGTAGGAAATGACGCCGTAGTCAATGACGAAACCGTCCGCTTTTGTTACCGTCGCTTCGATAGCTACGTTCTTGGTGGAGGCGTCTGCCGAACCTGTAGGCATTTGTCCTAAGCCTGCGTCTGAGGCGGCGGAGACGTCTTCGCCTTATCTTCTTGCGGCTTCGCGGCATCTTCGTTCGCGCTACGCTGTTGAATATTGGCAACGCGCTTTTCAATCATGTTCGCGATTTTACTCTTCGCATCGCCGCCGTCTTCGGGCTTATCTTCAACGACCTTTATGCTCACGTCGAAGTAATCACTAACCGAGCCTACCCCGTCCTGAATGGAATTGTATATCTTTCCGAGGTTTACCACGAGGGCGGGCGTTATCGCTTGAATACGACGCTGGATCTTCGCCTCTAACGCTGCGAGGGGAACGCCGATATCCGCAAACCGTTCTTTTAGCGATTGGATGAGTTCATCGGTGATCTTGACGTTCGTTCGTAGCGTTGCTTCCGCTTGTTGAATCGCTGCTTCCGTTACATCGCTTGGGATAACGGCTAGGATGCATGCACGACGGCGCCGTGAGGCTTGATTCGCAATGAGTTCGTATACGTCACGCGGGTCCTGAAGGGGCTGAATGCCCTTCTTCGAGTGCCGTTCATGCTTGACGACGAAGTTAATCACCTGGCGAAGATTGGTTTCGAGGTCCCATGCGACAACCTGGACGGTACTCTCCGTCATGCGCTGTTCGAGGATCTTGGTCTCGATGTCAAGGTTTCCCCAATATTGGGCGATCGCTTCTGCGGCGCGGATGCTCGGGCCGGTGATGTCCGATCCCCCGCGGGCGTAGGAGTACATTGCTTTCTCCGCGAGCGTCTTACGCGTGAAGGCATTTAGGATCTTATCGACCGCATCTACCTGATTACGCGGGAACTTCTTCGCCATCATAACGGCGGCATTCACTTCGGAGACGGCGCGCGAACTATCCATTTCCGCTACGCTGCTTGCCGGCATCTTTACCGGGACTTCCCCAAACGGATTTAACGATGCGGACTTTTCAATTGCGTTCAAGCTACTTTGTCTTTCTTGATGAGAGGGTTATGCTTTTCGATTTTTATGGATCTTTTTTCGCTTGGTTCGACATAGTAACCGGAACGCGAATTCGTCTCATATGTTGCGATCGGGTTGCCCTGCTCGTCTTGCAACGTCTCGTTATCGCCCATGAAATCGCCGAGCGTTCCTTCTAGCGCTTTGACTTCTTTATCAATATCGCGAGCGGCTTTCTCATACTCGCTTTTGTCTTTTTTTATCTCCGCTATTTTCTTTACTAGCCCAACGATTTCGCTTGTTGCTATTATCGAAGATCCGTACTTCTCATGCGGGAACTTCAGACGGGCGTCGTCTATTGTGCTTGATGCAGGCGCGCATCGTCGCAACTGCATTTCAAGTTCCCCGTACTCGTCCCGGTCTTTCGTCTCGTTCATGCGGCGCCATATATCACGACCGAGAAGAATGCGATTCCAAATCTCGGTAATAAGATATACCATGCCGGCGATCTCCGCATCGTTACGCGGAATCTCGTACACCGCGAAAGGACGACCGCCGAACATGGCCGCCAGGTCTACAACGTCCGCGTCTCGCACAAAAGCCTGCTGTTGGCATTGAAGATAATACGCATCGGGGACTTTTGACGATCCCGGCTCTCCCCAATCGGAAAGGTTTATGGGGGAAACGATGCCGGCCGTCTTGAGCTCTACCGGGCGATTCTCTCCGTATGCCGAACGATCGAGGCTCGCCATAATATACGGATATTCAGCATGCGCGAGAATGCGATTGACGGAGTGAACTTTTCTTCCCGTTCTCCGCATGTATAATTCGGCGACTTGCGGCTCTAATAGCGTGCCTATTTCGACCGCTTCGTTTTTGCTCAAATCATCGGGAGCGATAATCCCGACTTTCTCCGCCCATAACTTGTACGGGGTCTTATATTTTGATACGCCGCATGCCGCAGCCGCATCGCTCGCGCCGATCCCGTCCTTGCGTAATTCTAACCACTGTTCTCGATTATCATAGGGGAGAGCGATCGGCCTAAGACCGCGGGGAATAGATGGATACGTTACCATGCGAGACGACCGCTTCCTGATGCTTTATCTACGAGGTAGAACCCTTGGGCCTCAAAATGGGCTATGATTTTTTGAACGTCGTATATTCCTCCGAGTTGAATAGACACTTCTTCCAATCTCTTGCGTATCGTGTCCTTAAAGTCGTAACTGTGAGGAATAGTTCTAGATTCTTCGTATTCCGAATGTTGCGCCATATCTTCACTAAAGACAGGGCCTAGCGTTCGTATTCTTTCCGCTATCGAATCATCATCGTCATGTATGTTTTCCAAAATCTTACTCTCTCGCTTGAACGACGACTTGCTTATTACAAAAAACAGAACCTAAATTATATCCTGTGCCCTGATAAACAAGTTGTACGCTATACGTATCGGGGACAGTGAAATCCGTCCCGGTCGTTATGTATGTTACGTACACTCCGCTATTCTGTACTATCGCCGTCACTTCCACTCGTGTTCCTGTCGTAACTCCGAGAAAAACAAGTTGTATATTCGTCGATCCGGGGGGAATGGGATTTTGCGGCGTAACCTTAAAAGGAACGCCTACATCGCCGCAATTGAAGTCCGCCATTTATGAAACACGCCGCAAATCCGCAAGTTTTTTATTGAGTCCGGAAACTTCAGCATCGCAAAACGCATGGTAGAATACCGAATAGGGAAGTTTTTCTTGCTTCCCGTCTCGTAGCCAACGGTAGAACGCCCTGCTGTTTACTCCTGATTTTGCAATAGCGTCTTCATTTGATAGGCCTGATTGCTTCGCGGTAATAATAATTTGCATGGTTTCACGAGTAAGATTCGTTCGTCTTCCTCGCATATATGAAACCTCCAACAAAAAAAGACAGCCTTCGCTGCCTTCCCCTTAAACGACATAATTTCGTCACACCAGAGGATATGACGAGAGCCTTTTCCGCTCCGCAATTATATCAGGTTCTTCGTATTCTCTCAATAGGAAGTTTCTTTTTTGCGAGGCGGTCGATCGCCGCTACTCGCAAGGGTTGCTCCGTTCTCGCGCGTTCAGCAAGCGCACGCATCGCGCCGCCGGGACATAGCCGAAGATCCTTGAGTTCTTCTTCCTCAACGTATACCGATCGAAACCGCATGCGTCGAATTCCAGCCGTGAGAAACCGCTTACGCCGATCCTCACGATCAAATCCATTCTCGCGAATCTCCATGAGATACCGACGTACGACGACAAGATCATAATCGCCGCGGACATCGTAAAACCAATATTCCCCGGCGCTTAAGCGCGCCTGGAAGCGATAGAGGAGAACGCGCTCTTTCGCTTGATCGTCGTCGTTACGATCACTCTGTTTCTTGACTTTGACCACCGGGCTACGACGTCTCTTGCCGTTACGCGATCCTTTTCCTCGCGGGATATCACCTATTTCCGCAGGCTGTATGAGATCGCGAACCCATCCCGCATAGGGGTCCCAAGGCAAAGACTCTCGCATTGATTGTAATGCATCGGCCTCTTCCTCATCGGTCGAATATCCGCCATGCGGAAAATATCGGTAAAATTTACCGCCCGGCAAATAGCGAGGATCAGCTTCTTCCTCTCCTTTTTCTTCCTCAAATTCGGTAGAGAGAGAAGTTTCCTCCCCCGCTTGTATCGCCGCTAGTTCCTCTTCCGTAGGAACCCAATCAGCCGCCAGGCGAGAACGCTCTTCTCTTTTCATGGTCGGAACGGATCTTTCCCAAGAGGCATCGGGAATTTCTCCTCATCCTTCACGGCAAGCAATGCGACTTTCTTCCCTTCCGCCCATGCGTTAAACGCCTTGATATATACCGCTAATTCTCGGATGTTCCCGACGTTGAAATGACTACGACGATCCGCTCGAAACGTCCGTAGACGAAGACGAGGATCTCCCTCATAAAGCCCTACTCCGGAATGCAAGCCTTTCTCCCAATCGGAGATATCAATATCTGTTCCGTATGCCGCGCGTCGCGTTACGAGAACGCCGGTAACGCATGCCGTCGTCGTAAGACTTAGTATGCGCGGGACTTTGGCGGAATTTGTCGAGAGCTTACGCCCAAAGGTAAGAGCATCTTGGAGATCTGGAAACGCGACGAGCTCTTCGTCCATCATTTGAAACGTGGGAGATTTTCGCTCATTTTGAGAGGCGACTTCCGCGACCGTGAGACGCAGGCCGTCACGGAAAATTCTCTTGCATGTAAGCAATGCACGCATAACCGGAGCGAATTCGGTCGAGGGACGATCGCCCGTTGAAATCTGCCGATGATCAGCATATGTTCTTTTCCTCCCGATATCCATCACGATACGGGATTCTTTTTTCGCATTTCGTACGACGAGCGCTTCGATCTCAATGCCGGAGACGGAGACCGCCCGAAGACGGTGCTGTCCGTTAATGAGCGTTCCGTCTTCAGCGATCATGATCGCATCGTTGGAAACTTTCCATTCCCCGCGCTCCATCGCTGAACCGTACTCCAAGACGCGAGCTTCGCTTATACGACGATTCTCGTTTTTTTCAAGCATACGGTCGGCGGCCCCCGGCGTGATCGTTTCTATGCCGGAGATTTCCTTTTTCACGGAGAGACCAAGCCGGAATCGGGCGGAGTAGAGACAGCGTTCTTCATCGCCCCCACGGCGCCGCGGATAGCCGGCAAGAGCGTCGTCGCGAGACCGGCGAACGTACCTATTCCCCTTGCGATCCCATCCGCTCCGTCTAGCACCATAAGTTCTTTGACGTTGCTATATGCGCTCGCCGCCGCACGCACGATTTCCGGCATCTTCTCCGCCAGGAGCTGCCCGATAACCGCATCTTGATTGAGCGCTAGAGCCTCGGCACGCGCTTTAATGCCGTCCGCTTCCGCTAGTAAGACGGCACGCTTTGCCGATCCGTCCGCCTCGCCGTTTACCGTCGTTGCCGAGGCTTGCGCTTCCCCGGTTATACGGACGGCATTTGCCTTTGCCGTTGCCTCAAGTTCGACGCGCTTTGCTTCCGCTTCCGCATGGTTAATAGCGGCGTCACGAGCGGCTTGCGCCTCTACCTTCACGGCATAAGCGGCGGCGTCTGCCGGCTTTCTTACTGTCGCCTGAAGATTTTGTTCGGCGAGCGCCGCGTTGAGTTCCGCCGTCGTCGTCTCGGCCCGCGTTACGTTCTGCATCGCGGTCGCTTGAGCGAGAGGCCCGGCCTGAGCCGCCTCCGCTTTGGCCTTATCGACTTCCGCCTGAAATCCCGCGCGTTTGATTTCGCTGTCTCGTATGGATGCGGCCTTATTCGCCGCGGCCTCTTGTTCGCGCTGCGTCGCCTCAAGATCCGCATTGGCCGCAGCGATACGGGCATTCTTCGTTACATCCGCGACGTGCGGAGCGGCGAGGTTCTTTATGTATCCGCTCGGATCAATGATCTCTTTTATCTGCAAGGAATCAATGATAAAACCGAGCTTTATCATGTCCTCGCCGGCGGTTTTCCTTGTTTCGCTCGTAAGAGAGTCTCGCTCTCGTATAAGACCTTCAATCGTCATGCCGCCGATAATCGAACGAAGATGCCCGTCGAACAGGTTTTGTATGTTCCGCGTTATCATTTCGTCGTCTTCATCAAGAAAACGACGTGCGGCATTCGCGATCGACACCGAATCGTCGCTTATCTTAAATATTGCGACCCCTCGTATGCCGACCGGAATCCCCTGTTGCGTTACGCAATCGGTCGAAAGAGACGCCTCGCGTAATCCTAGCGAGAGCTTACGAACCTTCTGGGCAATCGGGAAGACGAACGTTCCGCCTCCTGTAACGATCTTAAACCCGAGCGAATCGGATTTCCCTCCGCGCAATCCGGATATGATAAGAGCCTCGTTCGGCTCTGCGACAGTCCAAAGCATATCAGCCCTTTAACGCCGCTACGTACACGTCTCGCGGCGGGAAATACTCGGTAACTTGAACCATATCTCCGCGCTTGAAAGCTTGAGTCGCATGCGCGTTGAAATTTTCGGTTCCTCCCCGAACGGGGATCGAAACTACTCCGTCAAACTTGGGATCTATCGCCTCGATCACACGAGCGATTTTCCCGACAACGATTTCATCCCGCATTATTTTCTTACCACAACGTTTATAACAAGCGGTTTTTCAGAAAGGCGGATCGGCTTGTCCGAATAGAGGTATTCTCCTGACCAACGAACCAAAACGCCGTTCTCGTCGTAGAAGAAAATACAAGCATGACTTAACCCCCCGTATGTTCCTTCATCGTTCGGAGAATCAGCCATGTATTCGTAGTGGTATGAACCATTAGATCCTCCGGGATCAACATACGACGCCGCAGGGTGTTGCATCGGCGTAAGCTCACGAGCACAATCCGTTACAGGTCCTTTTACCGCATAATATGCGATAGGGCGCCCAAGCGTGAAGAGCGTGATAAATCCCATCATTCCAGGTTGCGTCGTTTCCTCGACGTAACGCTGTATATTTTCCATTTCGCCGTTTTCAGTTATATGGATTTTATTGTAAAAACGGGCCGATTGCGTGGCGTTTTTAAGCTGGGAACTCCCCAAGAGATTCCGTGATGCGGTGTTCTCCGGGGTTGCGACTGTGGCCGAATAACAGCCTGAATTCGTTGATGCCTGCGCAAGCAACGCGACCGCCAGAACGACGGACTTCATCCCGATCATGTGTTGCATTCCTCCATGTCAAGTTCGTTCGGAAGCGATCCGCCGCCGAGCTTGAAGATATTATGATTCGCTTTCGAACTATTCGAATTGTAGCGCGCAACGAGTTCCCTGCATGATTGCCTCTGTCCGGAGAGTTCCGTTCGTAGCTGTTTCTTATCGTCCGCATCCGCAGGAATTTGCTTCCCGAATTCCTTGATTTGAGCAACGCGGGCATTATAGGCCTGATACGTATCACGGAAATCTTCGTATGAATCAATAATATGATCCGTATCCATCGTGCGAGTGAGCACTCGTGCGGGCGCCGTAACGACAGATCCCGCCGCATGGATATACCATAACGGAATTCCAATGACCGCAAAAAATATGAATACGAGGAAAATTCCGACGCCGATTTTGCCCCAATGCATCACGTCTTTATCTTCATCGTAAAATTGTTTCATTTACGAAGGCTTCTTCTTCGAGATCATTATTCTCGAAACGCGGATATTCACGATGTCCATGCCGACTTCATCAGGCTCGCTCGCCTCAATAACGGGGAGGGCCGACTTCAATGCCCCTATGAAGTTCTTGGCTGATACCACGTATTGCGATGACTCATTCACCGCAACGGAAAACTTATCCATATTCTTCAAACTCCTAGCCTATTGGGGGGAATACCTAGTATGCTCACCGGCGAATCATGCCTAAAGCAAAAACTACGAGTAGCGCGAGAAAAATCCAAACCGTGATCCCGAATAAGGACGGACGTAATGGAGAAGCATCACACCAAGCGGTTTCGCGCCCATGCTCAAGGTGTTGTATGTGGAGACGCTCTTCCGGAAGAAGGCAATGGAATCCAGGGCTAGATAACCATTCTCCCGTATGATCCATCACGCATGGGGTTGGATATGCATAGAAAAATAACATATGTATTAAACGTGCTCCAAGCGGCACGAGGGTCCGGTATATCCGTATATCGCGATATTCTTATATTGATCCTTAAAGAACATCTCTAAGCGGTACGCGACATGCGGGAAGCCTTGCGGAAGAATATCCCTGCTAAAAAACGGGGAAGTAATCGTGCATTCGCGCCGATACGGGATATCTCCAAAATACTCGCCGAGCGGAGGATTCTCGCCGACGTAGGGGAGCGCCCATCCGTCATGAGGTCCGCCTACCATGCGAAGATCCCACTTCATCGGGGACCGATCTTAGGGCATGCGTGCTTTCTTCCCGTAAACTGCTTTACGAGAATCTTTTCGTTTGCCGGCGGCAAGCGCAAAAGGGGCATGACTTTTCATTACCATGCAATCGTTCATGGTTTCAAGAGGATCACGATCCATTTTCACGTCTTCGTTTCGGGAAAGATTACGACGACGAGAACAAGCGAGCCTCAGTACATGGCAGCGTAAGAAAAAATACGTTCTTTGGCTTTTGGGCCTTTCGGTCTAGTCGGGTATACGAGAGGAGCTAGATTTCTCGGACGGCACTCTTCTTCCACGAAAATCGGAAGAGATGTTACTTTCTCCATCGGGAGAACTACTGGAAGGCATACGTTTTTATCGTCTGAGTGTAGCGAGCAAACGCCGCGATAGACTTCTAGTAGATCCATAATACGAACCGTCTGCCTACCTTTGCATCTCTCTCCTTTCTCTATAGCCTCGCATGGATGAAACCAATGAATGTATACGACATGACGATACAAAGAAAGCCGCAATGTACGCGGCCCTAACGTGTTATGTTGCATTTATCTCCTTCTCTTACGGAGGAAGCTAGTTGAATCTCTTTCATGAACTGATCGCCGCAAGACGCTTTAGCGCCGATTCTTTCTCATCTTGTAATATCTCAATAGCCTTGAGGAGATCAGAACGATTATTTCGTGAACGACGACGGGAAGACGTGAAATGCATCGAATCTTCCGGGACTCCGATGAGAAGAACGTCGTCTTCTCTGATGATTTCTTTCGCGACGCGAATAGCTTTTTCAGGGGAATCGTAAATTCTCGTCATATCTTCCTTCTCTTCCGGAATGCGAACATTCTTTCCTGAACTTCCTCCGGAGAACGGCATTCCAAGAGTTCCATTAGCACATCCACTCGCGGGGATGACCCGTCGCGGACTGAGGGCTCCTCCGGCCCGTGAGAAACAATACGATCGTTTTGATAGTAGACACCCTCAAGCGCGTCTTTTATTAGCTGCGTGGCCGCTCCTGCATCATGGCGCGTTCCGTACATCGCCACGGTAATGCGTACGCTCTTCGGAATCCAAGAATTACGGGGCCAATCCGATTGATTTCGGGCGAGTAGGCCATACGTATGAACTAACGCCTTGTAATTTCGGCCCGCAGTCGTGAGGATAAGCCCCATGTGCCGACCGCCGTTCGTCACGACGTCTTCGCGCAGTCGAAGATATGCGGCGTTCTTTCCGACCGCCTTTCCTGGGACCGTGAAGCGGACCATCAACGGCTATGAGTCCTTCCCGTTTTTTTGAATTTCTCTCGCGGATCTCATGGACATTCTTCCAAAAAGTTCAATGGCTCCGGAATAAGTATCATTCGCTATAAGGTAGTCTAAACTATCGTCTTCATTTAAGATGAAAATAGCGCCTCTTTTGCCTTCATCCATAGAAGTCGTCATCCTCTTTATGAATTCTCGATCTCCGCAAGAAAGACGGCCTAATTTCATATCACGCACGACGGAACTGAAAACATCGTCAAGAGTCCGAACCGGCGGAGTCGGACTAGGGATTTCCTCGGGCACGGAATTTTTTTCCGATTTCCGCGAAAAAGGCCATTTCATGCTACGGGAATTCCGCTATACTTAAAAACATACAGACGCCAAGAATGCGATCAATCGCTTCCACCAAGGGCGATAGGGATCATTTCTGTCCGCACATCTTGACGTATATGGAACAGGCAAAAGCGGATCGCTTAGATATTTTTCACTTCTCTCAAGTCTCATATTCTTCGAACCCCCCGTTTTGCCGCGACGAGCACCATTCTCGATGTTCTTCTCGATATTTCCCGAGAGTCTCCACAGCGCGTTCGCACTCCGGGCAATATATTTCGTCCGGAAGATCGAGCTTCCACTCGTCGTACGTCACGCATCGTCACGCCCGCCCGTATATGGACTTTCCCGCATACGACGTGAGCGAGGAGTCTTTCCCGACGATCGGAGCATTCTCACGCTCAAGCAAAAAACGTACTTGGGCTGCCGTCACGTCAAGCACGTCTGCAAGCTGCTGAAGACGATCCGACGATACCTTCCCCGCTTTATTCCAATTGCTAATCGTGGTGACGTTCACGCCCATACGATGAGCGGTCTCTTTGAAGGTGAGCGCGACTCCTAACCTCGCGAGCACGATGCGATGTAACGCTTCCCTCGCGGTTATCTCACGATATTGCGGCAGTCTCTCGGGGATTGACGGAGCCGGGGAAAGCAGCGTTGCTCCCACAGTCGGCAGCACGCCTCCGCATTCGAGAATAACACGAGCGAAAAGTTCCCGACAGAAAATTAAATCGGAAATGCGCCCCGTGCGCTCATATCCAACGGTTCCATGCGGAGCAACCTTTACCCGTTGTCCGACTCGGACGGAAGCGAGAGTAGTCGGAGTATTAACCACGTATCTCTTGGCTCCTGTGACTATAGGGAGGTTGCCGTACGCACCCGGCAGCGTACCCTCCAAATATAAGTCAAGGTCGCCTGAATGTAAAGGCATACCGGCCACATTTTTTGAACAAATGGGGGGAGGATTCGGGCGCGAGGCTTGTTCTTGGATCTGTCCAACGTCTCCCGATAGTGAACATAACCGACTAATTTAAGGAAGGCACCGTGAAAATTCGCTCATCAGAACATGCATCTCCGACGACCGGAGAGCGCCTTCGTTCCGCACGCCTAGCGCTCGGCTACAAGCCTAACGATTTTGCCCACCTCGCACGAATTAGCGAATCCGTATACCGATGCCATGAAAATGATTCCAAAATTCCGGTTCTCGACATGCTCGGAACCTATGCGCGTTTATGCAACGTCGGTATCGAAACGCTCATGGGAGACGATATACGCGAGAAATATCTTCGAGAACTCGCGAATCTTAAGACGCCTCTTGTCCCGCGCGAAAAAATGTTCCCCGGCGGCGTCGTATTACGCGATCTTCGTGAAAAAAGGCGCATGTCCCAACGCGTCTTTGCAAGCCTCGCGAATGTCCCGTATCGCGTGATTATGCGATATGAACAAGGCGCTAAAGACATTTCTCCCGAGGATGCGATACTATGCGCCTCTACCCTTGGGGTTTCTCCGGAAATTATCGCTCCGCAGCATCCAAATATAAGCGAAATGAAGCCCGATCTAAAACAGGAGACCCTCGGGCAAAGACTCCACCGGCTACGACGCGATGCGAATATCAGCTTGCATACGTTTTCGGAAAAGATTATGATTACACGTTCGAATCTCCAACGGATCGAAAGCGGATTCGTTCAACATCCGAGCGTTTATATGATCGTAGACGCCGCGAAAATCCTCAAATGCTCCGTCGAGTATCTCATATGCAAAACGGACGAACCGTCATCGCATATCCATCTCGTCAAATCGCCTGATTCCCCGTCTTCTCTGCTCGAACTTCACAAGGATCTCCGGGATACTCAAGATGCCGTTCGCTCTCAACATCGCATGATTGAGGAACTGAATCGACATGGATCAGAAACGGCAACCGTGCTTGATCAGATTTTAGTTTTTCTTCGCGCCCAAGCGAATCACGTATCGCCTGCCGTACCCACGCTTGAGCACGATCGCAAAAAGCGATGAACGAAATCCGTTCCATCTTCTCTGCGGCGAAAATCGGCGTCGGCCCCGGTTCTCCGCCTGACGAAGATTGATCACTGCGTTCAATGGGTCCCATGCGCCTCCGGCTTCAATCTTCGCCCGGTTTCCGATCAGAGAACCTAGCCGCCTGCTAGCAACCAGGCCGGAATTGGAGGCTTACGGCGGATTTTACTCGCCTCGCTTGCCTCCTGCGGCAATACTTATAAGCCGTCGCATGGTTCCCCTATACAAAAACTTTACATCCGATCCAGGACCCGAAAAGGCAGGAGTCTCCCCCCTTTGAGGGCGTAGCGGCCCTTCCCGTTCGCACGATCTTCAGCGTCAAGGCGCTCAAAACGCTCCCGCTCAGCACGAATTCGCAGAACCTGCCGGGCTGATTCCGCTCGCTCCTCCGCATCCGAAATCGGGGGCGACGTCGGAGCCGGAACTCGAGCGATAGGGACCGATTGAACCGCATAGGACCCCCGCATCACCGATCCGCCGACAGATTTTCCACCCCTGAAAGACGGGTTTCCCCCATGCGAAAGAGACGTTTCCCCCGCCCAATCCTCCCGGATCGCCTGCACAAGCCAACCCGCCGGATTCGTCGCTTTCTCACGCCCCGATAATGCCAGATTGCGAGCGATTCGATCCCGCGAGAAGGTTTTTATGATGACGCTCGCTTGCTTTGTTGTTACTCCTTCGTCGGTCAAAAAACCTAAAAATATAGATTCCGGGGTTTCCGTCAGGGAAACCTCGGGAAGAGAGTGCTCAATTTCTGCGACTTTCATCGGAGGCACGGTCATTCTTTTTTCTTTTTCGCATGGAACAACAGACTTGCTATGTTGCTCAGTATGAAAACAATCACGAGGTAACGAGGGATTGTTATTAGGCGTAGCCTTAGGCGGTTTTTGCACAGGTATTGGCGGTTTTTGCACAGAGCGATACGACTTATCCACAGGCTTCCGACGACCGTTTCCAGCCCGTTTCTCGCGTCGGCGTCCCTGAGCGATAAAAGCGAGCGCTTCGGCGGTCCCTTCCGTGAAGTGGGTCTCGTTGGTGACCCGATAGCCGGGCCGCGGGCGAACGATAATCCACTCGTGGAAGCGACCGTCGTCAAGGCGCGCTTGCAAGCTGGATTTATGACACCCGGCTTCTCGCGCGATCCTTGCTTGGGAGGCCGTACAAATGCCCCCGCCGGAGAGTCGGCACATGACGAGGAGCATATCAACGCTCAACGGGTCAAGTTCCGACTCCATGCGGGAAGCGGTCTCCTTCGCTTGAGAAGCGGCCTTGACGGCTACGGCTCGACGTAGGCCCGTATCCTCCGTCTTCGCAGACTGCAACGCTTGGAGCGTGAGTTGCGCGACGGCAGGGTCAACGATCGGCGATCCTTGGAGGGCTTGAAGCCCTGGAATCGCGGCGAAGAGAGCGGCGCCCATCTCCGGCGAAAGCATGAGGCTCAGATTGAGCATGATGGGTTGGGCGATATGTTCGATCACGCGCGGTCACCCGTATTATTAAGTTTTCCGAGACTTGAAGGGGATGAACTTCCTTTTGCGAATCGTCTCAAGGCATGCTTCCTTATCGGTAATAGGGTATGGGGTGGTGCATTGCGGCCCTCTTGAGGGCAATCCCGAAATCTTTCTAACGCGGATCTTTGCTTGGATGGGCGTTAGCGAGAGGTGCGAGATGGGTCGCTCCTAATTTTTAAGGAGGCGCGGTGAAAACCAGCGCCTCCGATGTTTCTCCGTTCAGGGTCCTAATCCTAGTGATTGGGGGGCGCCTGAAATATCCCGAAAAAGAAGGTGTATCATCTTCTATGGCGACGTACTTCTCGGGTTGCTATATTTTCTGATGTAAAAACTGTAGCCTCATTGAAGCTTGTGGACCTTGGAAGGTTCCAGAGGAATGCCAAGAAAAGCTCTAACGGCATACGGCATCTTTTTACTTATCGGGCGTTTCGAAATAATATTTTTACGCATTGAGCGAATACCGCATAGATCGAGAATATCAGGGTTGGGCTGTTTCTTTGCCATGCTCATGAGATCATCAACAAGTGCAAAGGAAATCTCTCGAAGACGTTCGGCTTCGCTCACCGCCAGAAGTAAAGCCCGCGCAGCACCGCGCGATTTTGGTGAGCATGATCCTAATTGCCGCCTTCCAAGGTCGCGAAATTTCTCAGCGTTGTATTCCAAGTTATTTCTTGCCGCTCCCATTACATACTTCGCATGCATAGACGGTGAATCCATCTCGCATTTCTCCATCTAGATCAACTAAAACCGGGACATAGATAACTCCACGGCCTTTGCATTCATCATACGTTCGATAAACGGGCGTGAAAAAACTAGCCCCCATTATTTCCACTTTATGGAACGGGTTATCGTGATCGTTTTCTGCCGCGATGAAATCTCAAGAAGAATGTGCGCGATTGTGGAGATGACTCCCAAAACAATGCAAATCTTCGCCATTATTATAACAATAAACTGTGCCCAAGGAAGAATTCCACTAAATTTTACAATAATCCATGCGGCAAGAATTACGAATGCCGTATGGATCAAGATTGCAAGGATTTTTGTGAGAATATTCATGTTGATATCTTCCCGCTCTCGATGATGCTTACTTCATCAATGTGGGCCGCTAGTACATTCGCGGTATGCATTGCTTCTTCTCGCGATATTTCAGGGTTGCTATATAGACACATGCTTTGTGCGTCTGCATAAGTATAGCGTCCAAGAGCATGCGGCCAAAAACGAGTGAGGGGAAGCAACCCGTCATCCTTTGCCGTTCCAGGACGGAGCGTTATCATAAGTCTCTTTTCCGAAATATTATATCGAACGATAGCACGTATCCACGGATAATCCGCGAACCAAATATCTTCATAAGGGAAAGATGAACTGATTCCAATAACCCCCCTATTCCCATGTCGAAAATGAGCCTCGAAGCGATTCCATTCACTACGAGCATGTTTTATCCTATCCACAAGGGTCTTCTTTTCCTCGGTTCGGGTCCATCGGATATTCACATCGGGAACATAGCGTGTGCATTATCGTCCCCCAAATTCGAAAGGAAATGTTCGCCGCGCAATTCATGCATACGCCTATTGCAAAGCCTCCATAGAACATGCCCTGTACGAGAAAGCTCTTTGCACTTAGCATCTCTTGAGGGGATTGGCAATGCACGAGAATATCGTTTGGATTAGTCATGATTTTCCTTCGGCGGGAAAATGATAACGCGAACTTCCGGGATCATCTTCCCGGCGCCTTCGATAAGCGGGCGCACGTCGTTCCACTTTAATCCGCCGAGGCCGCATCCGAGGGCCGGGATCGCGATGGACTTTATCTCACGCTTTTTCACTTCTTCCACGAGCGCGCGAAGCCCGGATTCGATCCATTCTATTTTGCTATCGTTTCGCCAGTGGAATTTCGTCGGGAAATTGAAAATAACAGTACGAGTTCCAGCGACAATCTCTTCAATAATGAACATCTCCCCAGGCTTGACTTCTTCTGCATCACAGGCGCGTCGATATCTTTGGTAGTTCCCCTTGAAACGTGCCTTGAAATCCGCCGCTAATCCCCCGCCCATGATGCCCACGCAATTCACGGGGTTCACGATCGCCTCGGCTCCGCTTGTGAAAATATCGCCATTCGAATATTCAATCATCTCGCCCTGTATATCATGAAGTAATCTAAGAAGGCAAGATGATTTATCACATATAATTGGTATCTTTATGAGAATAATTGATCCAGAAACGACCCTCTCGCCATGCGAGAATGCAAGATGAACGTCATTTCAGTTGTGAATATCGCGGGCGGCGTAGCGAAGACGACGACAGCCGTCAATTTTGCACATGCTCTTGGGATGCATGGCAAGCGAGTTCTTGTGGTTGATCTTGACGCTCAAGCAAATGCGACGACATACATCGGAACGGGAAGTTCATGTCGAGTAGCCGATGCGCTAGATGATCCAAGGCTTTTCCCTGAATGTATCGCCCCAAGCCGATCTCCCGGAGTAGATGTTGCCCACGGATCTTTGAGTACAGCCGGAGCCGAGATTATGCTCATGAAGAATCCAGCGACCGCCGTTCTTCGGCTACGGAAATGCCTTCGAATGGTTTCTGATCATTACGATATCGCGCTTATCGACGCTCCGCCGTCGCCGGGGATTCTTACGAGTAATGCGATCATCGCCGCCGACGAATTGCTCATTCCAGTAGAAACGAAGCCGAAGGCGCTTGAGGGGGTTGCGGATATGCATGCACTACTTTCTCAGCTTGTGGACGACCCGGATCTGATGCCGCATGGTAGGCCGCGTGGAACATACCTCGCAACGCAATACGATGCGAGAAATCGGATAGATCCTGAAAGTCTAACGGAGCTAAGAGCAGAATCCTCGTTCCCTACATTTCAGACGGTGATAAGGAATAATGTTCGTATCCCGGAATCCTACCTTCTGAGATGTTCAGTTATCGCCTATGATTGCCGCTCACATGGAGCACAAGACTATATCGCCCTAGCCGAGGAGTACCTTGCCCGTGCATAAGACGAGTTCAACCACGAATAAGTTTGATATGAAGAGCGTACTAAAGAAACATTCTGCGCCTTCTGAGAGTCCGATCGGAAAAGAAGGCGAGAAGGCGGAAGAAGCTGTTCCCGTCATATTATCAGTAGAGAGGGCTCCGAAGCGTCCTGGTCCCAAGGGGCGCGGAATATACCGAAAAAAGACGATTGATTTGCCCCCGGATTTAGATGCGTTTGTTGAAGAAGCGCGGCGTGGTCATGTGCGACCAAATGGTCAACGTAGTACCGCCTATTCCCATTTCATCGAAGACATGCTCGCGGCAGAGCGGAATCGTCGTGCGAATGAGGCATCTAGGCATCCTATAGGATCAAACACGCTAACCACGTAGCGTTGTAGTATAAGAAGGCGACCTGCTTAGTTCATAGCATGCCGCCTTCTTATATGAAAAATTAAGCTAGCCTGTTATTCTTGGATGAAATCCGCCTGGAGGGGGAGGCGTATTAAGGCAGAGGCGAACGAGCGCGACGAAGCGTTCGTATGGGGTCGCGTCAGCTGGAACCCCGAGGCGGTGAAGGCATTCGTCAACCTCTTGGGGGGGGGGTAATCGTAAGGTCCTTGGACATGCCGTTTCCTTGGGCGATTCCCCACGAACCACCTATTTTAATGTAGTACGTGGGGGATATGGGCGAACATCGGCATGGAAACGTTCGCCTAGGGTTGTTTCCATCTACTCACTTAAAATGAGTGTTTGCGTCTAAGATGTTATCTCCGCCAACGTGCCGTAAATCAGGAAAATGAGCACGAAAGACGCTCCCCACCCGTTTATTCCGGTTCCCGAAGGGGTGTCTCTCGAATCGCTTTGGCATCGAGATGCTATCCGTATCGTCATCAATCGCGACGGTATCGCCTGTTGGCTTTGTGGGATAGCCGTTGATCTCCATGCCGGCCCCAGGGAAGCCCGCTCGGCGACGATAGACCATGTAACGCCGCGAGCATTTAAGGGGCTTAGTACTACTTTGAATTATCGGCTAGCGCATGCTCGTTGCAATACGATGAGGCTTGTTTATTGGCCGGAAACCTTGCATCTGAAGGGGCGCGAGGCATTCGTTCCAGCCCATAAGGGGATCTGGGAAGAGTACGAACGCAAGCGAGCACGGAAGATGAACCCCGATCCCAAGCCCGTGCAGGCGAAGAAGCCCGCTCCCAAGCTTTCTGATCGTATAGAACCGCCGTCCGCATGGGAAGCCTATGATCGCGCCCTGAAGGAGCACCGGGAGAGCACGCTCGCTCGGGCGCGAGAAATAGGTAATGCGATGGTGCGGCATGATGATAGAGGCTAGAGAAGAAGCCCTGCCGCTTATTCCCCGCAAACGCGAATGCAGTACCAAAGGATGTAGCAGGCAAGCGCGAGTCGGGGGATACGATTGCCGGCATTGTAATTCTGCTGCGTTTCGCCGATGGTATAAGAAGAACCGAAAAACTGTTCTCCTTAACCGCCGAACTGCCACGAAAGACGAAGCGGAAGAAGACCGTGCCCTCCATGTAGCACGATCGAAGCTTTCGGTTTACATCAAGCGTGGAAAAATCAAACGGGGCTTCTGTTCGGAAGCAAGCTGTGCAAGTTCCGATACCGTTGCGTATATCCGTTCCCCGGCGGAATGGCGAACCCCGATTTGGGCTTGCCTAGATCATCGGCCCGCGATCATTCAGGATATCGAAAGTAGAATGCGGATGCTTCGTCTTCGTGATGATCAAGAAACCAGGCGAGAACGTGCTCTAGCGGGCTTCGCGAGCCTCCCAGCAGATGCTCAAGCGAAGATCCGCATATCTGCTTCCCGCGGGCCGTTTGGGCTGACCCTGGACCCGCAAGCCCCACTTTACATGCAAAATCTCGTCAAAGAAGTAGAGAGACTTTTTTCGGAATAAAGTGTTGAGCGATTCCGCCGATCTCCGAAAATCACAACGGCGCGGGTCACCCCTCGCATCGTCCCCTTTGATCTTAGCATCCGCCTGTTTGTCGCTCACTCGCATCGTCCCTGAGATCTGATCCTTGTTGCGACGTCTATCTTGGAATATCGTGCCGAACCCAGCCAATCAACTTGCATCGTCCCTGAGATCCGATCCTCGCTATGACGCGACCAATGCGCTGCTCGACCCGCTGCGGATTCCAAGCTCGCATCGTCCTTTAGAATCTGATCCTCGTTACGATCAATGGGGAAATTGGCAACCGCTTCCGAAATATACGTCTCGCATCGTCCCTTAGATCCGATCCCCGCTACGATGCCGAACTTTCCTCCCAGATTTTTTTGTCGTACCACACTCGCATCGTCCCTATGCACTATGAATCCTTTACTCACATCGTCCTTTAGATCTGATCCTCGCTACGACGGAGACGCGCTTCTCCACATCCTAAAACGCTAAACGCTTGCATCGTTCCTTAGATCTGATCGTCGCTACGACGCCTTGTATGGATTCCGGCCACATCACGTTATGGCTCGCATCGTCCCTTAGATCTGATCGTCACTACGACGAGTAGCACAGCTCTATACGGAGTGGAATGCCCATCCACCTCGCATCGTCCCTGAGATCTGATCCTCGTTGCAATATAGCTCTCCGCACATACGCCACGCCCTTCCATTACTCGCATCGTCCCTGAGATCTGATCCTCGTTGCGATCTTGATACTCGCACGGCTACTAGTCGCACGGCACTATGCTCGCATCGTCCCTGAGATCTGATCCTCGTTGCGATCAAAAGCGCTCGCGAAAATTTTTGCAAATCTCCGCCTCGCATCGTCCCTGAGATCTGATCCTCGTTGCGATGTGCATCCCGAGAGACAAGGCGGAATTCCTGACATCTTCTCGCATCGTCCCTGAGATCTGATCCTCGTTGCGATGGTTGTACGCATTGACGCTCGATACCCGCATGCTTACCTCGCATCGTCCCTGAGATCTGATCCTCGTTGCGATGCAGGGACCGCCGAAGCGCTCGCTTTTATCGCTCAGCTCGCATCGTCCCTGAGATCTGATCCTCGTTGCGATGGCGTGGGCTTCGCTCGCACGCCGCCTGAGTTTCTTGCTCGCATCGTCCCTGAGATCTGATCCTCGTTGCGATCAGTGGGAAGGAAGCTCCGAGTGCATCACGTACACGCTCGCATCGTCCCTGAGATCTGATCCTCGTTGCGATTTCCCCATGGAACGCTTGGGATTTCGGCGATTATGAAACTCGCATCGTCCCTGAGATCTGATCCTCGTTGCGATTGTCCACCCCCGTAGCTCGCATAGGCGCTTGAGGTCGTGCTCGCATCGTCCCTGAGATCTGATCCTCGTTGCGATAGCACCGCATGGGTTCCCGCAGGATTTTCGAGCACCTTCAGTTTTCAAGGATCTAACCAATGGGAACGGAACGAGGAGGTCGCTTTTTCCTTATCGTAGCAGGATCGAGCGGGCCAGCACGAGGCGAGCCCCACCTGGCCGCTCGAAGATCAATAGGGACTTTGACGGAGACGCTTTCGCCGCGCTTCCCAAGACACAAGGACTCGGGACCTAGGGGCGATGCTGATCCGCTTTGTACGGCACGCTGCTCTGCCGCCAGCCGATTTCTCCACCGACGCGACCGCGCAAGCACGGTCTTTGCTGCGTTTTTTACTACCGACGATGCCGAACCTAGGCGCATGCTCGCACCCGGCCAAGCCTTTTGAGCTTGACTAACGTCGATAGTTCCCTCGACACGAACATGCCGCGCGAGGAAAGCTTGAACCAAGTCGGCTTGCACGCCGCCCTGATTGGACCCGCAGGACGAACAACGTTGCCGTCGCTCAAGAACGCGAATCTCAAAATCTCTTTTTTCGTATACTCCACACGCAATGCAAAACTGCGAAAGCTTCGCGGTATGCGCGGGAATCTTATGCAGATCGCCGTTAAGGGATTTCATACGCCGATCAAGCGCTGCGGTGAATTCCCCCGGCGCAAATCCCGTTGCTTTACCGTACTCCTGTTGCCATTTTTGTAGCGACAGGTTCTCGATAACGGCGACATTCCCAAGCGTAGCGATATGATTTACGAGCGTACGCGTTGCGTTCTTGCGCCGCTCAGTAACAATCCGCGAGGCTTCAGCATAATCAGCCTTCATCTGCCTATATGCCGTTGAGAAATTCCACCGTAGACGAGGGGCGCTCTCAGTCTTAAGCCGCTTGTGCGTTCTGCGGTGGAGAGCCCGTCCCTTTTCATCATACTTATCGGGATTGGATGCACGGCGAGAGCGATCTAAAGCACGGTTCGTACGCCGTTGCTTGAGCGCAAGTTCCGCGCGCTGCTCAGGAGTTACCGTGGTAAGGGAATATATTGCGCTCTCAGAATCAGAATCGATCGCGACGACGGAAAGGCCAAGATCAATCCCAATATCGTCGCCGGGAATCGTAGTAATCCAGGGACGATCAACGGGATCGCCGGCAAGCACAATCTGCGCCGCTCCGCGCTTCCTGCCGTTGATATCGCGACGGACAAGACGCGTCTTAATGATCTCCGCATAAGAGGCGAAATACTCTACCCAGTCACGGCCCTTGCGATCAAGGCGCATCCGCATGGAGATAACGCCGCCGCCTTTGCCGGAAGACCAAATGATTCTATCATCGGCAATGCGTATAGCATCCGCTTCGTTCATGGATTCGACGCTACGTAGTTCTCCGTACCGCATGAACTTACACTTAATCCGCGGGTTAAGGAGATTCTTTTCAGCAGTCAACCATGCACGCCGAACAAGTTCCTGGACGACCGTCGCTCCTATCGCATGTTGTCGCGCCCATAACGGCGTATCACGCGAGAGCTTCGTTCCATATGCGGACAGGCCGAATCGAGAGCATCCATATTCGCGTAGTAATGGTTTACGAAGTTCATTGTACGGCGAATATGCCTTTTTAGTGATCTTTCGTGCCGCAAGGCTCGCCGGATGAAGTTCGTTTTCCGTAATCGCTAGGGTCGCTTCAGCCTTGCATTTCTGAAAAACAGGATAATGCTGACGCATCGCATGACGAACGCGACGAACGCGACGAAGTGCTTCTCCTAGCAAAGCATTATAAATTTTCCGCGCGACTTCAAAGCGAAGACGAATCTCGCGATCCGCATCAAAATCAACGACGAAAGGAACTTCATGAACGAAGCGCCCTTCTGTCGGTGATTCCTCAGACGCATCACGCGCCTTCGCTTTAAGCATTGCCTAGACGCTAACAATATTTTCTAGGCATGTCAAGCATTCTTAATAATCTTCCTAGGCTGTTCATATGAGGCCTTCTTGCGCCGCCGCTGCGATTACGAGGGATTCGACGATGACTCCCTGAGACTCGCTTCGCATGGAGGATATCTTCCTCAAGAGCTTCGCCGCATCAGGGCGCATGCAAACACTTACCGTTATACGTCGATCACGCAGCCTCATGGGCGGCCGTCCTAGCCTCGTCTTTGGTTTCTTCATCCACATTATAATACCACAATAGAAAAAGTTCAGGCCAGGGGATTGCTTTTTCACAATAGATAAATTATTCTATGTAAAGAGCCGGCGTGAAAGATTCGCCCCGATCCATCCACCGATCGAAGCCTACAAGGAGATAGTAGCCTAGATGATTCAGCGCAAAGAAGAGAACGTCGTTCTTCCATTCAAGCCGATAACCCGGCTTAAAGATGCCGCGATCACGACCAAGGACGCTTTCCTTATTGACCCTCGTATAATAATAATTGAGCCGGGATTTAATATCAGAGATTTTTCGTTGCAGGAAAACATCGCGCATGTTCGTTGGCTTGCTGATTCGATCAAACAAAGCGGCGTTTTGCAAGCAATCACTATTCGGTATGTCGACGGACAGGTTTTTCTTGTTGACGGAGAATGTCGGGTCCGCGCAGCGCGTCTCGCGATGGAAGAAGGATGTGATCTAAAAGGAATCCTCGCTCTGGCGGAGTCGCGAGGAATGAACGAGGCCGAGCGCGTTCTTTCGTTAATAACGAGAAATTCTGGGAAAAATGTAAATGCGCTAGAGGAAGCCGTCGCATTCGCACGGCTTCTGAAATTCAATTGGACGGAAGCCGAAATCGCGCAAAAGAGCGGATTGAGCCGCGCCCATATCGCGAGCAGGCTCATGCTCCATGAGGCTCCGAACGACTTGCAGCGAATGATCGGCGAAGAGAAGGTTTCACCTACCGAAGCGGTTATTGAAATTCGGGCGCATGGATCGAAGGAAGCAACCGCCGTCATTTCTGAGGCTGTGGATATTGCGCATAAGCAAGGCAAGAAGAAAGCAACGAGAAAGCATATCGACGAGGCGATAAACAACGTCCATGCGAAAAGAGGGATCATTAAGGAGAAAGTCATTCCGTTCGATCGCGCCGACGTCATTGAAGCGTTCCGGGATATCCACAAGATCTCAACGCAAGAAGATGTCCGTAAAATCGTTGAAGACGTACTTTTTGCGTATAGAATTGAGCTCATGGCTTGAAGCCGAGATTTGGGGCGCCGAAGAAAGTCCGCGAACGCTTAAAAAAGGTTCGCGGCTTCACGGTTGCGGCGAAGCGTTGCGGAGAATGTTTATTTTCTTCGGAGAGGCTCACCGATAAAAATCGGGCAACGGATATAATAAAAAATGCTCTAGCGGATGATACGTATTTCGTATGTCATCGTTTTTCTTTCAACGGCGAGGTACGATCGTATACTCCGGAGGCGGTATGCTGTCGTGCGTTTTTCGATGCATATCCTACACAACAAATCCGCATGGCAGAGAGGATGAGAATTGTGAAATTCGTTGATGATGAAGGGAATGTTGTGGATGCTTGATTCCGTCCTCTCATTCCTCAACGAAATCGGCATCGAAGCGCGCTGGGAGGTCGGCGCGTCCGGCTTCGTTCCTGGCGTACGAATCACGAACGGCGTGCTTGCCGTTGATCCACATTGCCAGGTTGCCGATGTTCTCCACGAAGCCGGGCATATTGCGATCATGCCGCGACGGTATCGCCACATGCTCAACGGCGACATCGCTCCCGCGATTAAGGCCGCATGGGAAGACGCATCCCGTATTGATCCGCACCCGGAAGCGCCGCTCATGCGCGCATTGCTTCAGTGCTCCGATCCCGAGGCAACTGCGTGGGCTTGGGCCGCTGGAATGCACCTAGGGCTTGCCTCCAAGGAAATCATCCCGGACACCGACGACCCGCGCATTTACGGCGGAGATGCCGCTGGAGTACGTCTAGCGCACGAACTAAATCACTCTATCGGCGCGCATGGATTAGCCGCCGCCGGATTCTGCCAGGTTGGCATGTTTAACAAATACAATCCGAAGCCGAAGTATCCCAAGCTTGCTTTCTGGACTCAGGAAATTTCCTAGATCACATAATCATTATTTCATGATTTTGAGCTAATCTGCTCCTCATAGAAGGCAACCCATTGCGGACGGTGAGCAATAGCCCAGTGCGTAAACCTACGCCGTTCGCATTCTGCCTGTAGCGCATCCCCCGAGAATTTTGCCTGTATTTCGGCAAACATCTCGCGATGCCAACGATCCAAGTCTTCCGGCTCCGGCAACCATCCGGTGAGATCGCAGCCATGCTCGCAATGCGAATGCGGCATGCTCGGGCCACCGTCGATGCCGGACCAGCGCCCTTGATGCTTCGGGCATTTCTCTTGGCGGAGCTTTTGCCCGTCGTAAATGAGCCGATCCAAGAGGCATGACTTGCGGACGGCAAGTCTGATCCCGTCGATATGCCCAACCCATTCCTCGTTTTTCCACGGCGAATGCTCATCGCACGCGGCGGATTCGTCAATCACGCGCAACCAATGTTCGAACGCCTCGCAGTATTCCGAAATGCGGCGAACTGGCTCGCGGTAATGCACGGATAGTTTCGCGAGCATTTCTTGGGCTTCAGGTTCGGTCATGATATTTTGATTTCGAACATGGGCTTTCTCAATCCCCGTAACTGCTTCGCCATATTGGCCGTTCCGAAGCCTCCGGAGAGCGATATGCCGGCATCCGCATATTTTCCCATCTTGCCGTTGCGGATAGGCCCTGCGGGCTTCCCTAGACGTTTCCATGCGGCATAAAAGCGTTTTACGGGGATACCGTTCGTCTTCGCCCATAATTCGCCGAGGCCGTCTCCGCCTTTCGCTTCTATGTCTTCACGATCAGGATCATCCGCATCTATTCCGCATGCGCCTGAGACGACTTCGGTAATTTCCATATCTTTTAGTATGCCACATTTCGCGAGGAAGACTGCCTCAACAACAAGGCCGTAATCCGTCAGATCCCGACCGCCGAAAATAATAACTTTCATCAAATCTTATGGTTCCTCAATGCGTTCCTATGGTTCATATCACTATATGCCGTCCATGCCTCATTCGCAGTTGATATCCGGCGATGCTCCTTGATTTCCAGAATCATTTCGATAATGGTTTCGGGATCACACGAACCAATAAATGTAACATTTTCAGGGGATGCAGATGGTCCCTCGATCGTGAAAGCTGGATTGCATGATGGAGATCCAACTACGCCAGGAAGTCGTATGGTCTTCGCCTCCATCCTACGAGCGATATTTCTTTGAGCTGGGCTCCACGACCTCAAATGCGGCCCATCAACGAAATAACTCGCCTGCCATTGCTTTATGGTTGCTCGTTCTGCGTACTCCATGATCCGGTCAAGTTTCTTGTCTTCTATCATTTGAACCATTCATCCATGTTATGCCATTCAAGACGAGAAATATTGTTCCCAAGGTATTTCTGGATATCCGGTCCCATAAATTCAGGACCACGATTAAGAACGTAAGCGGTTCCGTTCTGGCAGTCAACTTGCACGGTCGGTTGATAATGGGAAGAACAGAATTTTGCACAGGAAAGCATCCCGTCCACATGCTCGGATGCGGATGATACGCCTTGCCCGCCGCAAGAATAGGTCTTCTGCAGATCTTCATCACATGCGACGAGGAGTAGGATCAGCATGAAGATAGCATTTTTCATATACGATGAGATTTCCAAGGATTAAATCCTCCCATATTCCATATCTCTAGCAGTGGAGGCATGAAATACCGATTAAAAACATAAGCAGAAGCGAGAAGCATGGCTATCATGGCAATTTTTTCAATTTTCCACCATGTAGCATTTAGCCCATCGGGACACTTCTGCACAAGGGCGCGAGGGAACCATATGAAGAAAAAAAGCACAACCGAAAGCAGTAATATCTCTAGGCCAAGAATGCTTCTGCTCGCAAGCACGACGACGGAAGAAATCACGAGCGGACGAAGCCAATCGTACTTTCTTAAGAGGGCTATCATTTTTTGATTATTTCTCCACAATCAAAAATGCCGACAGGGCCGCCCATTTGTTGCTCAAGGATCGCTTGCTCAATAGCCAGTAAGCGCTTTGCGATTTCTGTAAGGAGCACCGGGAATCGGGTATAAAGCGGAAGCACGTCGATATAGGTACGCATAACATAGTTCTTCCAACGCCTGACATATCCGCGCTTTACTTCCTCAATCGCATCTTCCAAATTCGAGCATCTGTCCGCCGCTTTTACGAGCAATGCCGTATCATCCTTAGCAATCTCGGCATAATATTCCGGCGTTTCTGCTTCGCTCTGAGCGTTTTTCTTGGTCAAGAGATTGACGAGATGAACCGTTCGTTCGTCAATCCCCCACGCCTCAAGCATTGAAAGTGTTACGTCCGTATCTTCCACGACATCATGAAGCCATGCGGAGGCAAGCGCATGGATGATATCAATTAAGGAGAAATCTAATGGTGGGGCAGGATTTTCTCTGCGGTTATACCATTCTAAGAGAATTTCCACGACGCGTGCAGGATGAGCGATATACGGAGTCTCTCCGTCCGCTCGTGTTTGTCCCTTCGCGGCATGCGCTACGTCGGCGATGAGTCGGCAGAGATCTAGCTGATCCAAGGTTTTCTCCATGAGAATCTCGGGTAATCAGGCCAAGTATGATATGCATGGATAAGCATATAGAGGGAATTGCTCGTCGCGAGAAATCCTATGATAACGGCAGGCCATGTAATGATAACGATAGTATGGCAAGCAACATGCATGATATTTAAATACAAGAAAAAGCCATTAAGCATCAATAAAATGGGCCAAAGAATGCGAAAAAAAATAGGCGACTTTGCTCGCGGCATTCTCCCGCAATTTATGCGCTGCCATGCATCATAAAAGCTTATGGGATAATTATCTTTTTTCTCGGGATGCAAATACATCAATGATTGATATATTCTAGCGCGGGATCGCCATTAGGGCGACGGCGCCCATCGTTTAAGGAGCGAAACCACCCTTGGGGTTCAGTCTGTCCATCCCATTTGGCGAGTGCGATAAGCGCCGAAGCGAAATCTTCATAGCAATATCCGCGCTCGTAGCTTTCGGCACTTGCGACATAACCGATCATGAATCGCCCTTGGCCGTGCATCATGCGTTGTATCGCAGCATACTGCACGCCGATAACACGATGAGCGGGATAGCACGACATCAATCTCGTGAATTTAGAGTCAAAGTTCGTCTTTGCCGGATCGCTAAAGGTTATCATGCATATCCCTTCATCGTACGAATACTTTCTAATGTAGGTTCTCTACGAAGCATTTTCAAGCAGTCTGACGCATCAAGTATCCGCTCTATCGTTATTCCATGATCTTTCCCTCCCCACTTCTCTGCGACTACGCCTAGAGGAGAACGCATTTCTTCTGCGGTCATTTCCCGCACCCTATCCACGACTTGCTCGAACGACATCCTCATAGATGTTCCGCTAATCCCCTTGCCCAAAGATCCTCCCGCTTTCATGTTCGCATGGTTGTGTAAAGTAGTAAGGATATCCTCTAGTGAATTCCTAGGAATTTGTAGGACAAGCCTAGGAGTATTACGCAAAGCGACATGCTAACGTAGGAATTGAAAACATATGGCGCATCATCCGGTACGAACGTATCGGAAATCATGTCAGCCGTCTTGGGGACAAGGACAATCAATGCGATAATCATGAAAACTTGAGCATTCATAAGACCCCTATACCACGGAAAGCCTCCCCTATGCAATGCTTGCCAAAACCCAAAATGCATGAGAAACTTTATAGGCAGCGTGGGCACGTTGCATGTTAAACAGATGACCACAAGGTAGCGAATAAGCAAATCAAAAAGCCCTCGTTTCGTAAGCCGAGGGCTTTTTCGATTACTTAGTGCTTACTCTGCCAGGAAAGGCCGCTCGCATCCGGCTGCTGCGGATCAACGACGGAACTCATGGGGATTGATACGGATCTATCAACTTCAACATTTTGCCCGTTGAAAAAATTCCCGGTCTTATAGGAATCTCCAGCGTTCGCATAGGCGATGGAGTTCTTCGTCGTCATAGAGGAAGCTCTCATCACGCCTTGTGGGGTTGCCTGATATGACATAGTATTCCCCGCAGCAATCCCCATTGAAGCACCGACGGCAAACGCATCTTGATTTGCTCCGAGATAGACGAATTCCCATCCTTGAGCCGTCTTCTGCGATACGCGTTCTTTGAGTTCTGAGGATTTATGGCGCGTGCTCGCATTCTCTTCTCCATCAGTGATGACGACGAACAAAACGCGAACGTTCTTCCCATTCGTTTGCTCCTCAAACCATGAAATCGTATCCCAAAACGCATCAAACAATGGGGTCATCCCACGCGGAGAGAAATCATCCAACGGCTTAATGCCTTCGATTGATGCGTTCGTAATGACGTGATCCAACTGGAGTCCGTGATTTTCATCAAATAGCGTCAATGAAAACGTCGTCGGGATGCCGTGTTTCTTCTGCGACTCCATGAACGTGTTCATACCGGCGATCGTGGATTCCTTAATTGAGTGCATCGAACCGGAGCGATCAAGGAGCATTGATATCGCTATGGGCTTGGGGATCGCATCCGTGGATGGGGGCGCGACCTTCGCCGCATCGCGGAAGGTTATGCCGGGGACGGGTATGGATGTATGCATGCGAAAATCGTATCACGCATGGAGGAAGGAAGAGAAGGGGGGAATGGCCGAGGCTCCAGGGTTTCCCCAAGAGCCCCGATGGTGCCGAAGCATGGAATTGAACCACGTCCCTCGCAGGGTGACCCGCGATGCTCTAACGTTAAGCTACTTCGGCATGGTGCCGGCCACGGGAATCGGACCCGCATCCCTCGATTTTAGAGTTCGATGCTCTGCCTTTGAGCTAGGCCGGCAAGATTCGGTGCGGGAAGTTGGATTTGAACCAACGATCCGGTTTCCGCCCCATTCCGCTATGAACGCGCCGAGGGCACGATCACGGCGGAGACGCTCCCGCATACTTCTTATTCGGACCATAGCGGATACCTGCTAAGAACTTTTCGTTTCTCACGGGTAATCGGCGCCGTCGCCAGGGCCGTATATCCGAGTTCGTTATCAGGCTCATAAAAAAGCGCGGAATCAATATCGGATTCGGCAAGATCTTCTTTTGCGCGTCTAAGCGTTGCCGCATCGGGAACAGCGCAGACCACGAGCCAAGGTTCGCGGGACGGGAAGAGCGCCGTTGCCTGGATTCCCGCATGTACGCTTTGAACGAGTTGTTGCCGGAGAGGGATATCCGTGCGAACCAGGACGTACACATACTGCTGCTCGGGCGACGGCTTATGATCAATCTACAACATGACCACAGTATAGCAGGCGCGATGCCGAAGACAAGAGGGGCACTCCTTCTCGTTTAGAGGGTCCCTGCGCGCCGCCGAATCGTTTCAAGCGGATCATCAATGAGAAGTTCTCCGTCACGATATACCGGGCGCAAGAGGTTTTCGCGATCGTGCATTTGCTCAATACGGACTGTTTCGATGCCGGTCTTCACCTTATAGTCGTTCCATTCTTGTCCATAGCATATGAGCGCTAATCTTCCGCGCTTTGAACGTTTTTCGGGATCTGTCAAAGGATCTTTGTAAACGTCGTACCATATGCTGTCAATCTCGATCGCCGAAGCCTTCATCGCAAACTTCCCCGTATCGCGATGGACTTTCTGAAGCAATCCGCCGCCGAGGCCGTATGTAACATTCTCCGTCGAGAAACCGGCAGCGCATACTGCATCGCCTGTTTCACGAATGGATTCAATATCCATACCGTCTCCTTGGATCACACGCACGGCAGGATGAAGTACACGATAGCCCTTATGGTTATTTTCGCCTCCAAAACAATCGTTGAGGATACGCAGAATTTTAGGAACGATCACGCGTGGATCACCGCTATCGGGGCGTACGACGACGCGCGAACCGCTATTGATAATTTCATCCTTTAGTTCATCGCCGACTATGCAGCGAACCGCATGAAAAAGGTCATACGAATCCACAACCATAGCCAGTGTCTTGCCTGGTCCGCCGAAACGTTGGAGCATATTACGAAACGCTCTCGCTTCGCCATCGCGACCCCATGCCGTTACGGTTGAATGCTCCATCGCCGGAATTGAGAATCCAGCCATAGGTTCGTGATAATACTCCTGACCTTCAACAAGTGCCGGAATCGTATCCGTACCACGGAAATTCACGAGATGCCCTAATCCCCCGATCCCTGCTGACTCCATTGAGGATACTCCGCGGCAGCCGAAGTCATGCAAGAGGAACGGGATAACCGACTTCGGATCATCGCACGTTTCTTCAAGTCGCTCCATGAGAATTGCACGAATCTCTGCACTCAACGTACAAACCGTCGTCGGATACCACACCTGCATCAAGAGCGTTTCGACGTACGACGTGAGCCATGCGAACTCTGGATCGGTATTGACGACCTGCATGAGAACGTTTCCGGTGGGAATATCCATGCCCTCGGGAACCGCTTGGATTTCTATAGGGAAAGCAAACTTCCCGTCATGTTTACGCCTGCGTGACAATTCATACCATTTGTCATTGAAAGGCAATCCATGGTTATTAAACAGGAGATTAGCGCGATTAACGCCTTCCTCATCAAAAGAATCAATGAGGTATTTCTTGATAATCCCCTGTAAGCCGAAAAACCGTGAAGCCTTGAACGGTCCTCCGCGCGATTCGATATATGAAGAGACGCGCGTTGTCCCAGGCGGGTACTGGAGAAAATGGCTTGACTTGTAGGAGTCAACGGCAAGCAACGGATTCAACACTACGAAACCCCTAACATGGCGCGGATGATGAAGGCGTGGTCCTCAAAGGTCTTCTCCGGTTTGACGGCGTTAATCGGAATCCACATTGCCGCCGCCGCATCGTCTCCGCCTCGGACCCTTGGCAGTTCCTTGTCGGCAAGGTCAAAACGATAGGCATGCGTGATCGTGCGCCCGCGGGATGAACGATGCGGATCATCAAACACGCGCGCCTCACGACGATGCAATGAACCCAGAACAACCGGGCGGGGAACCGAAATCTGCGTCTCTTCGAAAAGTTCACGTATGCAGGCGTCGAGAAGCGGCTCATTTTGCCCTATAAACCCGCCTGGAAGCGCGAAATTCCCAGCCCCAGGCTGTTCGCCGCGCATGACCATCAAAACGTGCCCACAGCACTGCACGACCGCATCTACGGTATTGAAGGTCGGCTTATACGGAGCAAATTTCCATTGGTCCTTATAACGCTTCACGAATTCCGCCTCCGCGATTACGCCGCGCATATCGGGCGACTTTAAAGCATATTGGAAATGCCGGATCATTTGCTCGGGAAGATAGTCCTGAAAATGGAATAAATCCCAACCGCGATTTCCCTGATTCGTCAGAAAATCATATGCGAGTTCACGGATCATCGTGGAATTCAGGAGCCCCACATTCGGAGAATGATATCCCTCAACATCAACGCACTCATAGCCAGGGAAAACGCGAAGGTAGTACGAGGTATGATCTTTCGCATGGCCGATGATCCCGACGCGCTTCTTCTCTCCAGGAATATACGAAAGACTTTCCGTTACCTTGGACTGGACTTCTTCGATCCATGCGGGATCATTATAGAGATGATCATTGAGGGGGCGTATGTCAAGTATCCCGCATTCGTTCTTTCGTATTTCTCCCGTCATCGCACGAAGCATTTCGGCCCGCTCCTCAAACGAGAATGGATCACGTAAACTCCGGCTACGATTAGCAGAACCTACGAGAATGAGTAATTTCTGAGAGTGCCGGAGCGCCTCTTCAATAACGGCAAGATGCCCGAGATGCGGCGGCTGAAAGCGGCCAACGAAAACGAGAAGGTCGAATTCTTTCGTGCTCATGCATGACTCCCATGCGGATCGGCGATGTTCGCTCTTTGCGGGTCGCCTATCCATACCCAACCATGAAATTCCCAAAGTTGTCAAGCGCTTTACCGAGCGAGGATGATCCCTCCGCCGGGAAGCGGGTTCTTCCAATGAAACCGGCGTAAACGGATGAGAAGTCTATTCAATTCCGCCATGACGGTATCGGGGAGTTCTTCCGGCAAACTAGAGGCGGAAATCTCACATTCAAGTTGAGCAAGAAGGCGCTCTTGTTCTCGCATGTAAAATTCAAGCGAATGTCCCGCCGCTAATTCCGCCTTCTCCTTCCCCTCGATTTTCTCACGCACCAATTCGTCAATGAACGTGAACTTGAACGTCTCGTTGAGGGTGAGGATATTTGCTTCGACCTGTCTCGTACGAGCAAAGTGAATGCCCGTCATGAGCGCACGAAACATATACAAGATAACCTTGATCTGCTTATCAGGTTTCCGTCGCAAAATCGAAAGCTGCGAATTCGTGAAGCCGAGGTAATGCTTCGTATGCTTCTTCGTAACGCAACGAGGAAGTATTTCTCGGAGATCCGCAAACCATCCGGACGTGATAACGACGAGCGGGGACATCGCTTGCTCAAGGCAATATCCGCTATTTTTCAACGCAAGTAAACAAAACTTCCCGATCTCATGCGTAACAATATCGTTATCGCCCTCCATGCGCTCAAGGGTTTGTTTCGGCGTACAAAGTCCGACGAGCTCTTCCGTCCATGCGGCATGAGCCCCGCGAAGGTCGATATCGGAATCCGGTGAGGAAAACCCGTAGAGATGCGAACCGCTTATCGTAACGAAGAGGAGCGGATATTTGTATTCTTCGAGTAACGGATATCGCTTCGGATCACAGAGAGGAAGCATTTTCACTCCATAGTAAAGAAGCGCGCCTCGTTTGAGACGCGCTTTGTTTAGCCTTCGTTTTCAACTTCGTGAGGATGCGGACCACCGCGCGAGAAGTCGTTGAGCATGATCGGTAGCGCCGCATCAAAGCCGACGAAATCCATAGTTCCCGCATCGTCTGGATCTGCGATTGAGAATTCCGTCGCAGTCGTTCCAATCACCGCAAGCCGTGCCGGAATTCCCATTTCCCGGCGATACTTGCGGAGCGCCTCCATCGGATGGATATTCCCAGCCCACGTTTCATTATCAGTCATGATGACGAACGTATCCACGGGAATACGATTCGCGAGGGCGTAGTTCATCGGCGTGGCACAATCCGTTCCGCCCATGGGTAGGCGCGCTACGTACGAACATACGTCAGGGATATGCTGTCCGCGATGCATCGGGATCTGCGTCATATTCGGCTCGCCCTTGCTCCAATGACCGCCGTATCCACGTTCGTTCGCCGTGAATCCGTAAACCTGGACTTCCGGCTCCGTCGCGACCATAAGCATTGCGAGCGCCGCAGTCGCCTCACGAGACGACAATGCAGGAAGCGCACTAAGCGGAAATTCCATTGATCCCGATACGTCCAAACCGATTAACGTACGCTTGCCGGCAGGTACGACATTCGGGAATGCGAGGTAGAATGCCGCATCAAGCGCCTGCACGACTTCAGGAGTCGGAATCCATGTCTGCGATCCCTTGATGCCCTTGCCCGAACGATACACCGCCAAAGCCGTGAGAATCGCCGCAGGATGGACACGAGACTTGCGAAGGTGTTCCGCATCGCCCAAGGCAGAAACCACACGATGCGCCCCTGGAGAGCCAGGAGCAAGCGCACCCGAAACGGTCATGGTCGCCAAGTTGCGGATCATCGCCGTGAGAGGCATTCTCCCCAACAACTTCGTCCAAACGTCGCCGCTCTTTTTCCAATCGGTCGGAATCATCTCATGCGTGAGATCATCAAGCGACTCGAAATCAATTTCCTTGGCCGCATGTGCGCGTTCGTATACCTTTACGATGATCGGAAGGTCGTACGTCGTGGGCGCGTCCTTCTTTCCCGTAATCCAAGCATAAAGACGATCACGCTCGGATGTAAGGGAATAAGGCTTAACTTCCGTTGAGTTGAACGTGCTTGGTTCTCCCGTCACGATCGGATTCACATGCGCCAAACGAAGCAGATCCCGATGCGTCCAGCCATAACGGTTCTGATATTTCAAAACCTGGTAAGCAAGACGATCCGACACGTCCTTTCCGTTATACCAATTTCGGATGCCGTCACAAAGAGTCGGACCCCATCCGCGGAACTGCTCAACGTACGACGCAAACAAAAGCAACGTCGAACCCGTACGACACACCTTCGGCAGCGCGTCAAGTGCGGCACGACGGACATCAACATCCTCGGCTCCCGCACACATGGCGAGAACGAAGATCGCGTATTCTTGTTTCGCCGCACGCCCGGAAACGGAAATATCAACGACACGCTTCACGACGTCGACGCCATGCGCTTTAATCATTACGCTGACGTGTGCAAAGTTATCTTTCGTAAGCTTGCGCGCATCCGTGTAATACGTCGGTTCCGCAGTTCCGAGAATGCAGAATCTATCCAGGCGCGTCCATTCATCTACCGCGAAGACGAACCCTCCGGCGTTATTTTGGACCTCGCGCGGATCTGCTTGCTCCGTTTGCGGCGTTGCGTCAAAGCGATGACCAAGTTCGGCTAAATGCATGGGGAATCTCCAGAGCCCGCCGGGCGAAATGATAACGATGGGGTCGTATTTGGCAGATAACCCATCGTCTCCGGCTCGGCGGGACGTAAAATGATGCAGAGTGGGCGAATGGTTCAGAACGGAGCGCTCGCCAATTTGAGCAGGGCTCTTACGAGGTTTCCCCCGGTTGGTGCCCTCGGAATCGAACCAAGATAACCGTTCCAAGTCGGCTCACTCTGGGGGTATGATAGAACGGGCGAAGTTTCGGGAACGGGCGACGGGATTGAACCGTCTTTCAAACCAATCACAAGGACCGGCTTTTTATCCGATAACCGTTGACCCATCCGGCTCGTTCTCAAAAGGTTGGTGGAGCGGGCGAAAAGTTTGATGAAGGAGATCGTTCGAAGAGAACCTTCGTCATCCGGCTCGCTCCCGAAATCGGAGGAGTGGGCGAAAAGTTTGAGGATGGCGATTTATGCGACTGCTCTACCACTGAGCTACACCTCCCGTGAGGGCGATGGCGGGGATCGAACCCGCGACCCGTTGCTTGCTAGTTAACCATCTTCATCCGGCGCACTCCTAAAACTTTGGCACCAACGGGCGAAAAGTCGAAAACGGGGTTACGTGCTACCACTACACTATACGCCTCTTACGAAGCGCATCGGGATTTGAACCCGACCCTTATCTTCCCTAAAGATAACCGTTCTCATCCGGCTCGCCGGCACGATTATGTAAACATGCAATATACGATTGCGTCAAGGCCATGCGAGAGAAAAAACGCGCCTTAGACGACGCGTTCTTCTATCGAGATATTCCATAGGTTCAGATACTTCGCCCATTCGTGATCTTCGGTATGTCTGCGAACCAATACGAACGGGATAAATTTCGGTTCCCTAGGCGGCTTTCTGAGCAACGGCATCTTCGCTTGTGCCGGGGTCCTATCGCGCTTACGTCCGTTGCAGGGTGAGCAAGATGCGATAAGGTTTTCCCAGCTAGACGTACCGCCCGCACTACGAGGAACGATATGATCAACCGTCGCCTCTCGCGGTTCAATAGCATCGTCGCAATATCCGCACTTGTAATTATCCCTCAAGAGAACGTTCTTCTTCGTTAAAGGAACACGCTTACGACGGTGCTTGATGTAGTACAACATGCGGATGATCGAAGGGAGCGGAAAGGAAACGGTCGGCGAAGATACACGACCGCGATCTTGTACGACCTCCGCCTTCCCCGCGAGAACGAGCCGCACGGCACGGGCAATCGTCGCTATGTTGAGTGGTTCGTACGTACTATTAAGGACTAAGCAACTTGCGCTCATACGGCTCCTCTCAATCAAAATAAAAATGGTGCGGGTGCCGGAATTCGAATCCGGTCTCCAGGCTTGGAAGACCCGTTTGCAACCATCAACAATTCACCCGCGTATGGTTTCTTGGTGCGGAAGACGCGACTCGAACACGCGACCTTCTCCTTGGCAAGGAGACGCTCTAGCCAACTGAGCTACTTCCGCATAATGATTTTGGAGGGCAAAGGGGGAATTAAACCCCCGCCATTTCCCCCTACTCCATCTAGAATTTCAGGGAAAACTCTAACGCGTTTTTCAACGCCGCTCTTTCTCTGAGCTACTCGCCCATGATGGTCCGCCGCGAAGGGATTGAACCTTCGACCTCTTCCGTGTCAAGGAAGCGCTCTCCCACTGAGCTAGCCGCGGATAATTGATTCCTCGCGTGAGATAAACTCTTTCGCCGCACGACGTTCTGCACAATGCATCGCATGTTTTGCTCCCCTTCGGGAACGAGCATATCCGTGCTGCCCATCGGTGAAATCGTTACCTTGAATTCCGACCGTAAAGGCCGTTCCGTTTGCAAGAACGCGCGTCATGCTCCATTGGAGTTTTGTTCGAAAATCGGATCGGCGATCCGTGCTCCCTCTTTGGTGATTCGTTCTCACGGATCGTCTCCTAAAAATTGGTAGCGGGAGCACGTACTGCCCGTGCTTTTCGAGGCTTATGAGACCCCGCTCGATACTTACCGATCCTCGCCGCATATTTATTGGATTGTACCATGCGAAAGTAATGGTCCGCAATCACCGGATCGAACGGTGGACCTTCCCGGTGTAAACGGGACGCTCTCCCAACTGAGCTAATCGCGGATGAAAGGGATTTCGTTCTTCTTCCTCAAGATCCATAACGTGAAAATAGTTTGCATTAGCGATACGCACGGATATCTGCCGGATTCCCTTCCTTACGGCGATGTACTCGTACATGCAGGCGACGCAACCGCACGCGGAACGGAAAAGGAGCATTGGGATTTTGTTCGTTGGATGAATCGTCAACCCCATCCCACGAAATTATTCGTAGCCGGCAACCATTGCCTTTTTTTAGAGTCATGCTATAAGTATTATTTTGAAAACGTGATGGAAGAAAATATCGGGGAATCCATATATTTACGGGATAGTAGCGTTTCTGTTGAGGGAAAAAGTTTTTGGGGAACCCCATGGACTCCTGAATTTTTCGATTGGGCCTTCATGTATAAGACGCCAAACGAGGGGCATGAACACTTCTCTAAGATCCCGGTTGGGACGGATGTCCTCATATGCCATGGTCCGCCGTACGGGATATTGGATCTATGCCCCGATCATAGTAAGAAAAATAGTTTCAAACATGCGGGAAGCAAAGAACTTCTGTTTCATATCAAACGGGTAAAACCTAAATTAGTAATCATGGGACATATCCATCATTCCTACGGCCAGGAAATGCGGGACGGGATTTTGTACGTGAATGCATCCCATTGCACGGAGGCTTACGAACCGTTGAATGAACCGATCGTCGTGGAAATTTGATGGTGTTCCCGGAGTGTTTCGAAAACTCGACCTATTGGTTATCAACCAATTGCTCTTCCTCTGAGCTACGGGAACATGGTACTCCATGCGAGTGTTGATCTCGCGTTTCGACTTAGAGGGAGTCGCGAATTGCCGTTATTCGAATGGAGCATGATGGTACAGACGACCGGATTCGAACCGGCGATCTTCGCAGTGAAAATGCGACGGCTTTCCGCTTGCCTACGTCTGCATATCTAGTCGTGAGTTGGTGGG